CCGAACTTAACATATATAGATTACGACCTGGCTTGACATTATCTGGGACTAATGTACCAGTTGGTTTAGTACCTACTAGGATTTTGTCACCTACTTTAACATGCTGTAATTTACTTGTTAACGGACCATCTTGTACTTTGATACTATAGAATTCTAAGTATTCAGCGTACGATGGAGAAGCAATACTGTATGCTCTCAATATAGGTTTATTCTTTTGAAGTTTTTCTGAGAAATGATCTAAACCCATCATAACGAATTCACCATCTTTAAATCTGAATCCTGGATTACGTGTTGTTTTGAAATAAAATAATTCGTCTGTGTAATGAATTACTTCTAACACAGTTTCATATGTGGTTGCCAATTACTTGTCCTCTAATGTTTTTTTGTTTTCTAGTTCGATAATGCGAGATTCTAGATCAACTATCTTATTAGATAGATTAGGGTTTAGTTTTTTCCATGCATTGGGATCTTCTTGAAACCATGTCCAACCCCATTTAGTTACTAGATAATTTAGTAATGTAGACCATTTACCATAAGTCCATAGAGCGACACGAGTATCAGTAATCCATGCTATAAACAATGCACCGAAAATACTACCAGCCAATGCAGTCCATATCCAGAGTCTATCTGATGACATGCTTTGTATGATGTCCCACATTAGATGGCGTGCTTTTCTTTATAATCTGCGACTGCTGCTTTGATAGCGTCTTCTGCTAATACAGAACAGTGAATTTTAACAGGTGGTAATGCAAGTTCTTGTGCAATTTCACTATTAGAAATAGAAACTGCTTCGTCTAAATCCATACCTTTTAATATTTCTGTCACCAATGAACTTGATGCAATTGCAGAACCACACCCATAGGTTTTGAACTTAGCATCTTCAATGATGCCTTCATCGCTAACCTTGATTTGTAGACGCATTACGTCACCACATGCTGGTGCACCTACCATTCCTGTACCTACATTTTCATCAGATTCATCCATCTTACCTACGTTGCGTGGGTTTTCGTAATGATCTAATACTGCCTTACTGTAACTCATATAATTATATTCCTTAGTTAATTTACTATTATTTAGGGTTGCTTATTAGTGAGCAGCCCATTGTACCGTACTTAAATCAACACCATCTTTGTACATGTCCCATAATGGTGATAAGTCTCTTAATTTTTCTACTTTCTGTCGTACTAGAATAATTGCATCATCTACATCTTTTTCTGTTGTATAACGACCAACACTAAATCGAATTGAACTGTGTGCTAATTCGTCACTAAGTCCTAACGCTCTAAGAACGTATGATGGTTCAAGACTTGCAGATGTACATGCAGAACCAGAAGATACTGCAATATTAGAGATTGCCATTAATAGAGATTCACCCTCTACGTAATTGAAACTGATATTTAAGTTGCTGCCAATACGCTGTTCAAAATCACCATTAACTACTACTTCTTCCATATCTGAAAAGCCTGCGTATAACCTATCTCTAAGTGCGCGTGTTCTAACTTCTTCTTCTGCCATCATTTCTTGTGCGATAGCAAATGCTTCGCCCATGCCAACAATTTGATGTGTTGCTAATGTACCAGAACGCATACCGCGTTCATGACCACCACCATGCATTTGTGCTTCAAGACGAACTCTAGGTTTACGTGATACATACAATGCACCCATGCCTTTAGGTCCGTATATCTTATGTGCGGAAAAACTCATTAAATCTACTGGGAGCGTTGCTAAGTCAATTGGCATTTTGCCTACTGATTGAGCAGCGTCAACATGGAAGAATACTTTATGTTCTCTACAGATATCACCAATGGCGTGTAAGTCTTGTATAACACCAATCTCATTATTAACATGCATAAATGATGCTAAAATGGTGTCTTCTCTGATTGTATTTTTAAACACTTCAATGTCTAGTAAACCGTTGGGCATTGGGTCTAAGTAAGTTACTTCAAATCCCTCACGCTCAAGTTGACGACAAGTATCTAGTATTGCTTTATGTTCTGTTCGTAACGTAATAATATGCTTACCACGTTTTGCATAAAACTGAGCAATGCCTTTAAGTGCTAGATTGTTTGATTCAGTTGCGCCTGATGTCCATACAATCTCTCGTGTATCTGCTCCAATCAAATCTGCCACTTGTTTGCGTGCTTTATCAACGGCTGCTTCTGCTTCCCATCCGTACGTATGTGAACGTGATGCAGGATTGCCAAAGTTGCCTTCCATTGTTAAACAATCTGCCATTTTTTTGGCGACCCGTGGATCAACTGGGGTCGTTGATGAATAATCCATATATGTTGGATTCGACATTTTAATCTCCATTAGTAACTGCGAATTTTGTGAATCGTCGACCACTTATCTTAAAGTGACCAACCACCACATTTGTTATTATGATATACTAGTGTCACGTAGCATATGCCTATATTAAATTATACTGTTTTTACTGGTGCGTGATCATATCGATGGTGCGTATGAATAAAATTTTCAAGATGGTCTTTGTTGTATGGAGTATCAGGTTTTCCGTGTCCTATACTTAATATAAAAATAGGATCTTTATAATCTTCTACTGGTGTTAGGTTATATTTTTCTGTAATACTAGACCATTCACTATTTTCACTTGCTCCACAACCACAAAACCCAGTAGCATACCCCAACTCGTTTGCTAATTTAGATATAATTCCTGCATGAAACCCTGCTTGAAGGTGGTGATCCCAGACGTGTTCGTCAAGTGGAAACCAAATATACACCAAAGGGGCCAGTACTTGAGTATTACTTTTGTTTAAATTGTCATGTATGTCAGATATTTTTTCCATATCATTATGAATTCGTGCAACACTAAACATTCGTTCACCTTGTTGTTGCGCAGGCTTTGCTACATATTCATCAAGAATTGCTAAATGCTCTGGTGTTACTTGATTATCCCAATCCCAATTTCGTTGGCATCGAATTGTCTCATGTAATTTGTCGTGCGTGTATTCTGTTCTTCCTTGCATACTAATTTCCCATTATTCATACATGGTGTACTGTCACGGTACCTATTACAGTGACCAACCACCACATTTGTTATTATGATCTTGTGCGTGAGTACATCGTGTTGATTTGCACTCTGGGCATACTACCCTACCAGAGACGCTTATTAAGAATCCACTAGAATCAATTAATTTATTGTCCGTAATACATTTATGACACACACATTCATCTGCTTCGACAAGTCTTCCATCGATTGGACGTAAGTCATCATCTGACACTGATGACTTCGTCTTCTCAAATGTCGCTTCTTTTTTGCCCCAAATTTTGTCATAATTATCACCAAATTTAGAACCGTAGGTAGAAGCGCGTCTTAAATCACCTTTGCCGCCATGCCATTGAGTCATTATTCGACCACTGGTGTCCAGTCAGACTGAAATTTTTGAATTGTATCATACATAGTGGTTGCTCCAGAATCAGCAGACATGCTTTCCATTACATCCAGTGCATGTTGACTTGCAGTTATCACCGATGTATATGTGACTCCATCACTGCTTAGCGTAGGTACACCCCAGATCAAATCATTAGTAGACTCTAACTCATCGAGTTTAATCTGATCCTGTTCAGTTTTTGTTGCAGTCATTAGTTCATTAATTTCAGTGAGTGCTTCTTCTATGGTATCCCATCCTGCGTTGTTTTCATAAGTTGTTGTTGTAGTAAACATAAGTTTCTCCTTTAAATTGTAATACTGTTGTATTTAGTAATATTTATCATCATCACTGCCTGTTAAGGCATATAATGTATTTTTTAATTGATTTATTAAGATGTCTCGTTGCATTGCGTCAATGTGACCATTGTCCCATCGTGCATATACTAACTTGATCACTTTATTAATTGTGGTTACTGCTTCGTCGTCACTATTTTCAATACTCATTAGTTCCACCGATAAAAGATGTGCTGTCCTATAAGACTTATGAATTGCATGCCACGATCTTTGCGCCAATCACCTTGTCCGAATGTAGCATACGATGCATGGTAGTGGGTAGATCCTTCTGTGATTCCACTATAATTACCATTCATGTAAATATCCCATGCTATGTGTTGTGATTTAATCCAGTTGGTGCTTCCATAAGGGATGGTGTCTGGCTTGCCGTCACAATACCATGAAAATGCACACTTGTTCTTAACAGGATAATATATTCGTAATGAATCAGGAAGAGTAGGATCTTGCTTTGTTTTCCAACTCTCTTTTTTTGCTCCATGATGAACAACATCACATACTGTATTACCCCATCGTGAGTCTGTTACACGATTTAATGTTACATCTGCCACAGCGTACATGCCAGCGCGACTATCAATACCTGCTTCAAAATATATATTCTTTGCAAGGCAAAAGATTTGGGGATGCTTCTCTGGATTAGTCAGAAAGAATTTTCTATCAGAACGACCTTGAATCTTTATCCAAGACTCATCTTCTGATAAATCAATCTTTGCAGGTACGAGCAATTTTCCTGATGCCATTCCAAATTCACCGTAAGCCGCTGCACCTAATAACGTCAAAAATGAACATACAAGTAAAAATTTCATATTGTTAATTCCTTAACTATAGTTGATTAGAAATGAGATGTAGTGGTATAGTCACAAATAATGCAAGAGGCATAACGATTAATGCTGCTGCGTGTAATAACCAAAACATAATTACTTCCTTATTTAATATAGATATTATATAACAATATGAGTTACTTGTCAAGTGTTAATTGAAAGTTTTTGATTTATTTTGTTCCAATTGAATATTCATTACTTCAATTTCGTCACGTAGTTGTAACTTTTCTTTTTTCATAGTATGTAGTAATACATCATCTGAATTTTGTTTATACATGTCAGCAATGACCTTATCTAATAAACGATGACGTTGTTCTAGTACTTCTTTATGGTGTGTTAAACTATCTAATGTACTCATATTTTATTTCCTTGGGTTATTATACCAATTCTAATTATGTTACGATTCCATGTTTATAAACGGTTTTACCATCTTCCTTGACTGCGGTTAAGATTTGGTTTCTATTTTCCGCCTTTGATTTATAACTACAATGAGTCCAACCTGAGTTAGGGTCACCGGGAACATAAAATTCCAAGATTAGTTGATCAAAGTCTAAAGTATCTGCAATCCATTGTGCAGTTTCTACTGTAGAATATTTTGTTTCAAAATCTGCGGCTTCTGCTTTTGAATGCTGAGAACCACGTGCACCGCCAATTGCATCATTTAATGCATCTGATCGGTATCCAGATGTAATAACAGTAGGACCAAAGTGATCTCTTACTGGTTGAACTACATTTTCAAATAAGGCTTTAGCACTTACTAGATGTTCTGGAGTCATTGAATTATCAATGCATCTACGAGTTGCAGTTGATGATTTTGTGTATTCACTTACTGTGAAATTTTTACTTAATTTCATATTATATACCTATATAATTATTTATCAATCTTCGTATTGATCTTCTTCATCATATCGATCGTGTTCATCGATATCTTCTCTATATATTACATACTCATGTAATGCTATAACTCCACCACAACCAGACACCAGAAATGCCACTTCTAAAAAATTCATAACCTTTTTTAAATTCAACCTCACTATATTATCAGTGATCCTTCACTCGAATGTGTCGAGTTGCAATTTGATTGTATAAGGATCATATTACTGACCCTCATATTTATCATTTGCTGTAAATTACATTGCGTTCTTTTTGTCTTGTATTTCGCTGCGTCGAGATTTGGTAAGTTTACCAAGATCGCCAAGTGCTTTACGTGCACGCGCTGCTGCTGCCTTAACGCCTTTATCTTCCCATGATGCATGTTCTGTTAAGTATGCTTCATATGCTTCTACGATTTGTTGATGAATTTCGTTCATTGTATTCTACCTTTTTTAATTTAATTACATCGCAATTCTTTGCGAATTTATGTGTTACGGTTACTTACCAGCATCAAATGCCACTAGTTGCAATCGCAATTCTGCTGCTTCTAATACCTTCGCTTCGTTACCTGCTTCGCCGTCTTTCCTAGATTGAATTAGTGCAAGACGAATTTTGTCACGTGCATTTCGTGTACGTTGTTGACCTGCTTCTGTCCAAGATTTAGTAGAATCATCAGTGTCAATACATTGTGTAGCCACTGGATTCTGATTCTGTTCACTCATGATAGTAAATACTTTACCCATTATACTAGTTCCTTTTCTACAATTACGTTAGATGCTTCATTTACAGCGCGAATTAAACCCCAGCGAAATGATCGCCAACCTTCTGCTTTAACATCCCATACACTAAGAACTTCTTCGCTAATCTTACGAACTTTTTCTTGTGACAATGGATCTTTTTTAGTTGCAGCAGGCTTAATATCGTTGCGCAGTGTACACGTCATAACTCGTTCGTCACCATTCACTTTTAGGAATGTAACTTCTACAATACTTTCTTGTAGTTTTGTAATGAGTGCATCTTTGTTATTTTCCCATTCTGAGTGAATATCGCGAGGATTCATTGAACCCTCTTTAATCATTTCACCTACTGACTTAACTTCGGTATTCTCTTCTGTCATGTTACAGTTCCTTTTTATTTAAGATTCATTAATACATTTGGAGTTGCACCTAGCATGGTAGTTGGCATAACACCATTCCACAATAGACCTGCCTCTGCTTCTTTCAATTCAATCAATTTGTCTGTAACTGACGCTGATAGTGCTAAGTTACCTTCTGCGACCCGTTGAATGCGATATAATTCTGCATCTGCTGTTAACTCTGCTGCTGTTGCATTAAATGCGGCAGACTTAGATGCAGCCTGTGCTTCTGCTGTCTTCTCTTGTGCTTGCAAGTCAGCGATTTTCAACTTAGCCAACTGCTCGTTAACTTCTTGTTGACGTTGCTTAGTTTTTACGATTGCTGCTGTTACTACTTGTGGTAAGTTGATATCTGAGAACTTCACAGTAGTAATTTGATATCCACGTTGCTGTAGTTCTTTATTAAGTCGGAACTTGATTTCAGTTTCCATACGTGCAAGAGTAGTTTCACCATAAAAGTCTTGTGAAACAACAGCAAGTTCTTTACCTACTTCAACAATCATAGCAGGCACCCTGCGATTTACTTGTGATGCCATAAATCCATCGCTAGAACCAATATTTTCACGTACATTTGCTGTCATACCAGATATAAAATGACCAGTAATAGCAACGTCCATTGATGTTTTTAGATTATCTTGTGCTGGTACACCCAAGTCTTCCCATGTATACGTAACTTCTTGCAAGTCGTAACGTTCAAAGTCTGCAAGTGGGTTAACAATATAGAAGCCTGATCCTAGTGCAGACTCGTGCACTTTACCAAAAGTAGCACCTACTTTCTCTTTACCTACACCTACAATTGTCCATGCATTGAATGCGACTATAAGCACAACAATTGCAACGATTGCGGCGAATGCACCAATGGCGATTTTGGCTCCTGGGGACCTACGTGTTCGAGTTGTTTCGTTCATTTTTAATTCCTTAGTTTTAATAAGCGATATTGCTTATGTAGTAGTATAGCAAAGACTTTAAGATAAGTCAAGTCTAGTTTTTTAATTTCTCAAGTAATTCACATTTTTCTAGTAAATCCTTATATGCGTTTTCTGCTAACATTAATTTGTTACCTTCGTTCAATAGATCTTCATACTTGTCTTCCAATTCATCGTGTCTGACCTCTATGCGCAGTCGAACCGTTTGTTCGTTTTGCGTTATAGGCTTATGAAATTCATGTTCTACACCATCAATTGTGACCGTATCAAACCTACCAACTTCTGCGCGACTCACTTTGTTAATTGGCGTGAGTGATTTTTTGGTAAAATAAGTATCTGCTAATATGACATCGTAGTCAGTCATAATCAACACACCATGTCCATTACATAATGGGCACTCATTAGTATTAATCAATGGAGCAGTCATCGTACACGGACATACATCATAATAACTTTCATCACATAAATCAGCAAGTATAGTACTAGCAACTACGTGGTCAAACATCTTATCGTGCATTAAATTATATCTCTTTTTTCATAATATTAGTTTTACTAGAAACATATCTTGTATTGTTTTAAATCGTATTACACCATATGGTAGATAAGATGCCTGCATGCGAGTAGATGCATAAGATATAAAGACACAATCAACTACTTTATCAATTGCTCGCCAATCAATCGATCTATGTTGACCAACATTAATTTCCATGATGATTGGATATTCTCGCTCAATACGTAGTTTTTCTTGTTTCTTACTGCGTGCTTTACTACGATTATTCACCTAGTTTTGATACTATCTTATCATAATATTCATATGCGTATATTGAGGCGAATATTGCCCACGCAAATGGACCTGCAAATACTGATATAATAAGAACTTGTTTATCTGTGGGCCTATTACCATATATTATGGTGCTTAATGATGTAACCACCATAAACCACATAACACTAACTACACCAAATGCTAAAAATTCAAAAATTGTTATCATACTATTCTCCTATTTCAAATGTTTTGTTAACATCAAATTCATGATTTTCTTCATGAATGTACCCTCTAGGATTACACAATATACGAGTGCCACTAATCATATAATCTGATGTATTATGCATATGACCATGAATCCAGAACTTAGGCCTGTAGTCCATAATGAATGCTGATAAATCAGTTGCGAAAGCAGGATTTAATGTGCTTCCTATAAAGCAATCCAACGACGATTTGAATGATGGAGCATGGTGAGTAATCACTACATCACCTTTCTTTACATTCGCTTTTAGATATTCCATAGCAGCATAATGTTCTACTTTAGAGTCATGTGTTCTGAATTTACGAAAACCATTATTAATTACATCATCATTATTAATACTAATGACGTTAAAATCCGACATACCTCTATTAATGAAGTATTCATCAGCTAATGTCATATCAGTCCAAAGAGTAGAACCATGAAACATAGTGTCTTCTATCTTCACTGATTTATTTTGTAGGAAATGTATACGTGGATCTAAATTTTCTTCTAATCTACTATCGAGATGAGAAATATTAGAGTTATAATATTCGTGGTTGCCAGTAACATAGATAACGTGCTTATATTTTTCAATTTGTTCATTAATCCAACCTACTCTTCCCTTAATATTAATATCGCCTGCTAATATTAATACATCTGCATTATCAGTTGGTTCTTCATTTAGTTGACCGAACTCCAAATGAAGATCGCTCATATACTTAATCTTCATACTATAGGTCTTACTAGTTGGGTGAATAAACTACTGACACTTTCTTCGTTAGTGACACGACGAATTGCTTCACCAAACATTTGACTTACACTTACTGTTCTAGTTTTTGTATGATCTGCTGGACAATTAAATTCAATGCTGTCAGTGATTACTAGTTCAGTGAGTACACTCTTTTCAACTTGTTGACAAGCAGTACCACTAAGTACACCATGTGTAATATATGCCCTAACACTAAGTGCACCAGCATCCATGATTGCTTGAGCAGCATTACATAATGTACCACCTGAGTCAATAATGTCGTCTACTAGAATAGCGTGTTGTCCTTTGACATCGCCAATTAATCCCATAACTTCACTTTCACCAGCACGTGGTCTGCGCTTGTCTACAATGGCAATATCACCACCAAACATGTCAGCAAACTTACGTGCACGAACTGTACCGCCTGCATCTGGGCTTACAAATACAGTTTCAATCTCGGTTACGTCAGCACCTTCTTTGAAGAATTGCTTCTTAATATCTTTAGCAAACGCAATACGGGATGTTAGATCATCGACTGGAATATCAAAGAATCCCTGTATTTGTCCTGCGTGTAAGTCCATTGTAAGGATTCTGTCTGCGCCCGCTGTTGTTAGTAAGTCTGCTACTAGTTTTGCTGTGATGGGAGTACGGGATGCACTCTTACGATCTTGGCGTGCATATCCAAAGTATGGCATTACTGCGGTAATGCGAGTTGCACTGCTACGTTTTGCAGCGTCAATCATAACCAACAATTCCATAAGATTGTCATTAACAGGAGTAGACGTTGATTGAATGATGAAAACATCTTCGCCACGAATGTTCTCGTTAAACTGTACACTTGATTCACCATCTGCAAATGTTTTGATATCTGCGGATACGAGTGACGCAAAGCACCTTTCTGCAATGGCAAGTGCCATTTTTTTGTTACTGTTACCTGCAATAATTTTCATTTTATTAAATCCTTTATATTCATGATGTCAGTTATTATAGCATGACGAGTGTTACTTGTCAACTAGTTTTAACTGTTTGCCATTTTAAACATCATTGCATCTTCTTCTTTCTCAAACCAGAAGTTCGATCCCATCGGAGAGTTTGTGAATTTACCGATGCAATTTTTTTCGCACCAATGCTCATCTACATCTGCCGAACGACTTATCAAACTACCAATAGGTCGTGTTACACGAAACCATCTAGGATTTATTTTATTTTTAATCATACTTTAGCCATTTTAAATATAAATATCTCTTCGTCTGTTGGGTTTAGTGCATCCACAAAGTATTTTTCTAATACGTCACTAGTTATTAGTTCACCATTGACCCACCATTTATATCGCGTGATATAACCCAACTTATTATACACGATATGTGCCGGTCCATCTAGGCGATGCCACCTAACTATGTATTCATAGTCTCCACGATGATTCTCGGCATTTATCGGATCATATCCCCATTGCTCTTCTCTAATTACACCGTTCGGGAATAGTCTGCATATATATTGTGTTCTAATGTTATCCACGTGCTTCTTCCATAGTGCGACACACTGAAAACTTTTTATCAGTTTTTGGAGATCTAGCCATTGGCTGATTTCTTCGTTACTGGTAGACAACTGAATCGCATATCAACAATAGTTTGAGTACCAATAATTTGTTCTGTCAAATAACGATAAAGGTGTGTTCTTGCGGTAGTATCGACTGTCATTGCGATACATTCTTCTCTTGACACGAACGTACGAGGATATAGTTTGTTTAAAGCGGTATCATGCCCTTCGGACGACACTGTCAAAAAAATTAATAATATAAATTCAGTCATAATAATGCTCTCTTTAATTTATTGTGGTACTTCTTTCATAAATGTAAGTAACAATCCCATTTTAGTAGTCCAATGAGTTTGATCTTTGAATCCTTTATTGGTTGCATGTAATTGTACAGCATCAAATACAATAGGACTTGCTGGTTTCCATTCGCATGTTAACTCTGGTGTAAGTCCTGTCAATCTCCTGTAAGGGGTATAATATAGATACTCTTCATGGTGTTCAACATTATACTTACGTAGATTATCTTCTGTTGATTGCACTGTACCATCCAATAAGCGGAAATCTAGTTTACCGTGATCATCTGCTATGGGATATGTGGTAGCAACTGTTTGATTTGCTTTCTTACCATGATGATATACGTGTGCAAAATCAGCATGTCGTTGATCAAAGAATGTAGCATGACTATCAATGCCACTAGGTGCAGTAAATAGTGGAATGATCATGTTGCGCCACGGAATCCATTTACGTCTATCGCTATCGCGAGGTGTTCTTTCTAAACTTTGAACCCAATCGCTTTCACGTGTGCTATCATTGTGTAAACCATACTGACTAGGAGTAATGAAAAAGTTACCTCCTACACATGGTGAGTTTTCTGCTCCAGGAATCATTTGATTAATTCTATCAGCAAACTTTTCATAAACACCTTGTAAGTTACCACTGATAAACATAGTACCGTTATCATTATGTCTTACTGTGGTACAACGACTGAAAGCGAAGCCATAAATCCACTCTATTTCTTCTTTGGTGAATGCTTCGTCAAAGACTGCGGCACTTTGAAAGTTTTTTGCCATATGTTGTTGTATGACGGGATCTTTTAAATCAGCAAGCCAATGTTCTTGTTCAAGTATGTAATCTTTATGATTAGCGATATCGTCTTTAGAATTAATATTTGTTATCATTATGCTCTCCTTAGTGTGGAAAACATTTCCAAATCTTTTTTGCACTTACTCCAGTTACCAGTAAATCCGTTTTTGTTACTGTACTTAATAAAGCCAAGCCCAGACATTTCTTTGTTGAACAGAGTAGTAGAACCCATATACTGAACACCTTCTTCACGACGAACTTTATCTGTTAAACGATCTACTTTACGCTGAATGTCATCCTTACCTTTGCCTTTGATATTTGCAACTAGCACAGGGTAATCACGAACAGTTAAAAACTTTGCAGTTGGATGGGCTTTTGAAACTTCAATACGAACTACTGCTTTCATGAATCTTTCTCGCTTTAATTAACTTATATAACCATTATACAACAAGAAGCCTTGGTAGTCAAGTACTAAAGGTTAAAATCAGTATAATAATTTTTACCATATACTCTCGCTGTAACTTTTTTTCCTGCGAATTTACCGTTGGCGACATCACGATAGAACTGATGCAGCCTACTGTTGTTAACAAGTTTTACTTTCTTCCACTCAGTGATATTACCACCATATCTTACTTCACGGTTGTCTAATGCACCGAATGCATCATATTTAATACCATCGACTTTAATAACAATATTTTCAACAAACAACCAGTTGTCGCTACTATATCGCCATTCTACATATCTGCCTTCTATGAATTTTTCACCTTGACTCTTTGACATACCTTTTAATTGATCAATCGTAGTATTGCCTTTAAGTTTCATTGACATTCTAATACATAGACTATCTAGAGTACGCTTTATACTATATGAACACCCCTCTGGAGACTTTATTTCAGTTACGTTATCAAATGAGTCATACTGAGTGATGGCTGGAGTTGTCTGACATCCAGATAATGTTAAGACAGCAGCAGCGGCTAATATAAACTTTTTCATTGATTACTTCCTTCTCTTGATTAACTTATATAACTATTATATCGTAAGGAGCCTTGGTTGTCAAGTCTTTTTGTAAAATAAATGCAATAAAAAAGACGCATTTAGCGTCTTTTTTTACATAAGTTGTATTATGTCTTCTTACGATATGCTCGTTTCTTCTTTACTGGTGCTGCTGCTTCAATTAGTTCTGCTTCATCTAACACCTTATTGAATTCACGTAGACGCTTAATCACTGATTGGAAGTCAACAATGGTTGTCCATCTATCAATGAAGAATGTCATTGAACCTTCTACTCTACCAAATGCGTTAAGTACTTGGAATAGAACACCTAATGTGATTAACTGTTCAAAGTAACTTGGTGCTAATACGATGATTGCTATGTTTCCTGCTGCTAAACCGAATGCAGTTGACCACACACCAAAACCCATATACCAGTTAAATAAGCGATAATAGTTTTTCTTGACTGCTGCGAACATTGGAAATAAATCATCAGTTACACGCTGCGTTATATCATCTTCTGAATGAACTAATTTCTTTCTGAATTTTGCTTCTACCACTTGGTTATTGTATTCTAGTCCAGGCAATTTCATACCCAATATGAATGAGATCAATGTGCCACCGATTGAGATAGTCAGTGCTACCCACACTAAGAATCCTGGAATGATTTGACCATTCCAAACTGGTAGACCTTCTGATAATTCCCATAAGATAGGTAAGAATGCAAATAATACAAGTATTGCACTAAAGAATCCAGTGAATAGACCTTGTAATGTTTTACCGAATACCATTAAATCTTCTTGAATACGCTGTGAACCACCTTCTATCTTAGCGGTAGATTTCTCCCATCGTTTAAGATAGTGATGTGTATTCGCTTCACGCCATCTGAATGTATATCTCTGTGTCTGCCATATAACGTATGTAGCCATTGGTGTATATAGGATTATAATTTCCAAGAATGATGGTACGGTGTCTTCTTTTAATGTTAGCAACTCGGTAAATCTGATCATATCAAATCCCCATAGTAGTTGCCAAAATCTTTCTTGTTGAAGAGTTTGAATTGAATCATAGAACTCTTTGTTCCACAAGTTGTATGCTACTAATATTTGTACATTGTACCAAGTAATAACTAACAAGAATGCAAGCATTACCCATGCATATACTGCGCTTTCTTTAGTTCCAAAGAAACTTTTTAACATTTAATCTTCTCCTATTTTAGGGCTGCTTCTGAGTTTGATGCTGAATAACTCCAGAAGTTTTTGTAATTAGTTGCAATTGTAACTAATTCTGGTTTTGCGTTAAAATCTCTTGGATGTAACCAATACATTGACGCGGATGGAATTTGTATGAATAGCAATCTTAATGCTTCATCAACTCCTAGTCTTTCTAATAGTTTTATTAATGCTGCCGCTGTACGATATGCAGATGCTTCTAGTGCTGCTGGATGCATTTTAGTAATAGATTCTAATGGTGTGCGTGGACCGTGTATGCCGAACAAGACATCACCTATTAAGTATCGTTTATCGCCTGCTAGAAATAAAAGACCACATGCAGATGCACACATTGACTTATCTTTGTTGCTATCTTTTGTATTTTCACTGTTTAAATTCACTGTGCCTGGCGTGTATATTACTTTGCCATTTTCATTAAATACTTCTGTTCCACGTACTACTGTAACTACATCACGTAACTTAAAATGTGCAGCAAGACATGAACCTTCTGATAGACTACCGCCTGGGCTTTCTAAAATAACAGTAAATGATTGTGGTAAGTCAGGAACAATGCGTTCGCAATCTCCTTCACCCACTGCGCCTGTCAATGTATATAAGTTATCATCTATTTGAGTGAATACAAGTCCAGGTTCTTTCTTAGATTCTTCTGATTCTTTATCTTTATTTGCTTCAATATAAAGAACCATGTAATGGGAATACCATGTATGTATTTGATTAGCAGAGAATAATAATATGATTATCGCCATTATTACTAATGGTACACTATGTGATATTTTATTGTATAACCTGATTATCAATGTAACCAATGGTATATGTTTAATGTATCCAAGCACAATCTTGAATACGTTCATTATTTTATTCATCAGTAGTCTCCTGTTTCTTAGGCGCGGTTATCTCTTTGAATTTTGCTATAGTAACACAATCTGTTCGTGTGATTAGGCTATATTCCATGTCAAGTTTAAAATCACCTTCCATCTCTTTTTTATATATTTCGCAAATTTCCATTGTTGGATATGGATATGATTTCATTACTGGTCCGCCTAATTGCATTCCGAATAATGATACTACATAATGTGCTACTAATAATACTGCTTGTGGTGCATCCATTATAGACCTCCTCCTTCGTTTATTGTTATACTACGGGGTTTGGGTGGTCGTTTAAGTGCGCTCTGACCATTAGGCAATATGTTTGACATTTCAAATGATACTGCTTCACCATTTAACCCTTTGTTGAATTTACCTTGAGCCTGTGATTGACCATTGTCTCCTGATAATTCATTTAACTTCTGCAAATTGGCTTTACTCCAATCTGTTTTATATAATATAGGTCCTTTATTTGGTTCTGACAATAGGATGTATATCCAAGGCTTTTCGTCATATGTATATAATATCTGTATCTCTTTATCATATGGCAATCCGTATATTGGGAGTCCTTGTAACGCGGTAATCGCTTGCCAACTATATAGTGACATTACCAGTGATGCTGGTATAATGATAAATGTGTATAATCTATTTGCTTTGCTCTGTATTAATGCATATACACATATTACTACTAATAAAAACAAGCCAATTACATACAACATGATCATGGTATCTATATTCATTGTGTCTATTATATTATACATAATTATCCCCTTCCATTTGAAGACTCAATTGCAGCACTTAGTCGTGGTATCAACCTATCACTAATAAAAATATCTGATATATTACCTTCAGCGTCTACTGTAAACGCTGGTATTTTGAATACTTCGTTACGCATGGTTACATGATGCTGTACATGAATTGCTTCTTTATATGGATTAATATCTATTAACGATACTGTGAATGATGTTGGTTCTGTTGTAGTCGGTCTACTGTATACATGTACATTAACAAAATAGTCGCCTGGCATTATACCACGCATGTTAACTACTTCTCTATTAATTTTTATTATCTGTGTAACACCGTCAATCAGTACTGTATCAGATGAGGTTCCCAAATCATCTCTATCAAGATGCATGAAGCCACTAGTTTTATTTTGGAAACTCAATGGGAATTCCATGCCAGGACCTATGACCCATATATCTAGATCATCGACCACTTCACCATCCCATTCAAGTATTATCATTATTTCTGCATATGCAGGTATATCATTTTGTTTTGAAATAGGATTTACTAGAACTAGTACTAGAATGAATAAAGTTACAAAGCCTAACAATGCATTGAATAATATATCATTGAATGCGAGATTAGAACTATATCTTTCTCTCATTTTTATCTATCCTGTAAGATAAGTTGAGATCGCAATGAAACAGACACGATCAATCCAACCAATGTAGTCAACAATGCTGTTGCCATGCCATTCGCCAATTGTCCGATTACGCCTTTCATTGCTTGAATATTTGATGGATCTAACGAACCTAATTCGCTACCATCTAACATGAGGATGAATCCAAGAACTGTGCCCATCATACCAATAGACATACATGTTTCTGCGATGAACCAATATGTTTCATCTGATGTGGTAGAATTTTTATAGATTCTATGACCAATTTTCAAACTTGTTAAAAACCATAGTGCCAACAATACAAAAGTTATATATGTTTGGTCATTTTCAAATGCATATATATGTAAATCATAATAGTATGCCGTACCAAGTGCAAGCAATTGAATTACAAAAATCAACCACCATAATAAAAAATCTTTTGTCACTGCAATATTCTCCCGTTAATAGTATTTATGTTTAAGACGCAAAAAAACTCCCGTAGGAGCCTTGTTATGTATTTGCCATTCTAAACATGAATGCTTCTTTTTCACATTCAAAATAAACCTTAAATCCATGTAATCTTGCATTATCTGGATTGAGATAACACTGTCCCACATAATATCTACCTATCACGTTTTCAGCACACCAATCAGCGTACGAGATGTAATCATCATGTATATTTCTTTCTGGTAGTACAACTGTACTCCACGCATCAGGTATGCCAGTCTGATAAGTTCTACGCAAATGTATCGGTATAGATGGTGAATGAATCTGTAACCAAGTTGGAAATCTACTGTAGATATTGTATAATATTCTATATGATTTATAATGAAGTGGGCTAATCATAAGTATAATACCTAGCATATACATAAAAAATGCAAACCCGTCCCATAATGACACAATAGTTTTATTATCATCAATCATACATAAAGAAATAAACATCATGGTGATTGCGATCACATTTAATGTATGATTGCTAATGAAAGATTTAACGATATCTACATACTTCATTATTATAATGCGCGTGCTAGTTCAATCATTGTCGCAGATAAATTAATCTCTACATCAGCCACTTGAGTATGCTTTACTAAACCATTACGGATTGCAAGAACACACGCATCATACTGGTCATCATTTGATGTATACAAATCAATATTGCGATATAGCCAAGTATAAATTTCATTATACTCATCTGCACGCGCTTTAGACACAATCAATTTACGCGCTTTTTTGATGTCACCAGATTTGAATAGATCAATCATTTCCATACGCCAGACTGCACTAGCACCACTATCATCAACAGGCTTCTGTAATAGATTGTCTGCGATACTCATCTGTACCGTATTAATCGTTTTACGCAAGTCGGGATAATTCGCACGAACCATTGCATCTAATGTATCAATATCAAATTCAATATTATTGTCTGCTAAAATCTCTGCAACACGCACTGTGAAATCTGTTTGATCTAGTTTCTCAATATGGAAACCTTGACAACGACTATGCAATGCTGGAATAATCATGTTAGGATAGTTACATGTTAAGATAAACCGAACACTCGCATGATATTGTTCCATAACGCCACGCAATGCTGCTTGACCTTCTGGTGAAATATGATCAGCCTCATCTAATAAGATAACCTTGAAATCACCCCAAGGCATAGTCTCACTGAATGCGGTGATCTTCTTACGAATCATTTCAACACCGTTATCACGACTAGCGTTAATATATAGTACATCAGCATCTTGAATAGAAAGTTCATTGATAAGCACTTTTGCAATTGTCGTCTTACCAGTTCCCGGACTACCACTGAACAATAAGTGTGGAATACCACCATCATTGATCCAGTTCTGTACCTGTTTACGTTGGGTATTATCTTTGAATACGTATTCTTTTACTGTATTGGGACGATACTTTTCTACCCATAATTCCTTAGCCATATGCTATTCCTAATTTAAGTTGTTAATAAGATATTATACACTAGTTTTACTACTTTGTCAAGGAGTGCATCATTAAGATTTTACCAAGTTCATCAACTAAATCAGTACCATCTGGTATTACATATAAGTCTGTACTACTACCTTGGAATTGCTGATTAGCGTGATTAGTAGTTGTATGACATTCAACTACGCGACCACCTTTTGCAGAATATATACGGATATTGAATGATGGGTCTGTGTCAGGTGTGAGTTGATGGTGACTTTGATTCTTCAACTTCGTAGTAGTGGCACCAGCACCAACGTTACGCCCAAACCTACTAGTACTAAATGGAACATCGTCACATTCGCCGTAATCACGTTCTTGCCAATATTCATCAGTACGTTTCAGAAAAAAGTTACCAATGACGCTGTATATTTTATTTAACATTATTCTACCTTTAGTATGTTGCGATCACATGATCTGCGATACCATGCTTTACTGCTTGCTCTGGTGTTAACCAATGATCTGTCTTAGGTGCTAGTGTAAACTCACGGATATATTTTTCATTCTTACCAGTGCATTTCTTGTAATGTTCTAGCAATTTTTTATTTGTCCAATCCATATGTTTTTGACTGTCAACCATATCGTGATATTGACCACGAGTGCCACCACTAAATTCATGTGACATGACTGCTGTATTATGGGTTAGATAACGATGTCCTTTAACGCCAGACATCATCAGCATTACACCACAACTAGCGATAGAACCCATGCCGTATGTATATACAGGGATGCGGGATTGCTTTACAACATCAATCAGATGCATACACGAATCTACATACCCGCCAGGCGAATTGATATATAAGTGAATAACTTGTGGTGCTTTATCTGCTGGCATGAGATTGTATTCCATGATCATCTTTACCAATGGCATACAGTTATCTTGATTGAATTCTTTATCCATGAACAATACACCATTATCGCGTAAATGTTCACCCGGCTGCTTTGGAGGTCCAGGAGGCATCGGCATAGCAGGCTGCGGTGGCATCATTGGTTCTTGTTTGGGTACTGGAATTACTGAAGGAATCTCTTTTTTTGGTGACTTCTTTTTCTTCTTTTCATCTTTATTAAATAGCATATTTACATCTCATATCCGCTGTTTACTGGGTCATCATCTGATACTAACAGACACTTCTCATTATCTAATAACCATACGCTAGTAGATTCGTTACCGTTGCCCTGTTGAATCTTGATCTCGTTACTCCAACGACCGTGTTCAACATATACAAACTGTCCTTCCTCAACGAATGTCACATTGGGTCCAACTGATTCTACTTTAAACCATCGTGGACGAATACCCGATTCTGTCATGTCTTTATCTGCTAATAAAATACCGCTTGCTAATACTCTATGTCCGCCAGTTACCTTAACCATTGACGCTAACACACAATTACCTACTGCTTTTGCTTTCATAATATATTACTTCTCTCTAGTTTATCTTTAATTTGTTCCCAAACCATCTTATGTCCTTCGGGATTGAAATGACCACAGTCACATGATACATCATATGTTCCAATATCTTCCATTTTATCTAATATGGGCCAGTCAATGGCATATTCGGATAATAAATCTTTACCTAATGATAATTTTAGATCACTCACTTCATCTATTGAGTATGACCAAGTAAACCATTTAACTATATCGCTATATTTTGATATATAGTTACATAATGTTACATTTGCACTCCATGTATCAACTGCATGATTCATGCTATAAACATATTCAATATACCAAGCCATGTATCGCTTTTGATAATCATAAGCATGATCTGGTGGCAATGCAGTGGTTGGAGAGTAGAAGTTTTCTACTGATGAATCTAACCACTTTGCATAATACGTTTCAAACTCATATACATCGTCAGACGGATGATTTAATATATCATATGGGGGTCCGCCCAAAAAATGCATAGGGTCTGATACAGTTCCTTCAATTCCACGACCTTCAACTATTGCTAAGTCAAAATGAGCAGTTGGATTATCTTGAAAATATGCGTATACTGCTAGTACTTGTTGTTGAACAGTACAGCCACTCATACTAATATTTACTACTTCATATCCGAACTCTGATTTAAAGTAATCATGCCATCTCTCATCATGTTTAAGGTATTCAGTGTCAGACCGATACCCCTCACAACAACCCATGCTATGACTTGTGCCAACGATTAGTATTCGCTTTGTCATTAAATGGGACCGTCTGTGTAGAACTCTTCTGTCATGCTACCATCTGAGTATTCGATTTCATGATATGATGCACCATCTTCACGTGTACGTAGCGTACGATTCACTTCGATAACTGTTTCATCAAGTGATAAATTACTTATATCAGTTGGTGTACTTAGTCTATCATCATTATACACGTCAAGCACATCCGTGTCAATAGCGGATTCTGTTTTTTTCTGTTTAGGTGTGGTAGTTGAATTTTCATCTTTGATGCTAATGTTCTCTTCTACACCAGTAAGAACATCTTTATTGAATTCTTTAGCAATTGTTTCTTTTGATATTTTAACATTACCACGATTATCAATAATATCACCCCTCGCATTTACAGGGATATTACTCACTGCACGAGTTGTTTCATTTTTAGAGGCTAACGCTGCCATGTTGATCGTTCTACCTAACGCTGTTTTTGCACTTTTCATTTTAAAAACTCCTTTATGTCTAGTTCGTACTTAATACTATTTACTCTATGAATTCCTAGAAGATATAGACAATAACTAGATACACTACTACCACGACCTACGCCCAATACAATATCATTATCATCACATACTCGTTCAAGATATCTTAGAAAATTAAGAGCAATTATCAATCCACGATCTTCATACAATTCTAATTCATATCGAACACGTGTTAATTCTTCTTTTGTTTTACATAGATTCTCTAAATGATTGCGAATGTTATATTGATGATACTCATCGGGCATATGCCAATTGTTAATGCATTTCTCAACGTAACCATCTGAATCATCTGCTATGGTAGCATCAATAGGATTTCCTATTTCATACTCGACACACCATTCATTATAGATATTAATTGGTTCAATATCTTCAAACTGTGCCTTGTTGATGCGTATATCTGAGAGCCAAGATCTAATTACATCGCGCTCTGTCAATACCATTTGTTGATTACTGTTCATCATCATCGAATTCACCATCGATATCGCCAATGTTCAGTGTAGTCTCTACTTTATCTTTAGTAGTAGCATTATCAAATTGTAAATGAGCAATCATCTCTGACTTATGAATTCTAATTTCTTCAACATACATTTGTAGTTGATCTTGAACTTGCTCACTCATCATACCAGCACTACGCAATCGTTTCAATAAAACTTTCTCAAACTCGATTGTGTCTTCTAATGATAATGTATCAAGTGACTTACCTTCATATTCTAACATAGTACTATAGGTTCCTTATTAATTCCCAAAGCCCAATCTTCTGCGACTTCTTCAACTTGCACCAATGAACTGTTTTTAAATTCTAATAGTTCACATAACATGTTTTCATCGTTATAGTACATTATAGCATAAAAACCATCAATTGCAAGTACTTCTGCACTTGCACCATCTTCTCTATAATACTCTGATAGTAATTTCATAATCTAGTATTAGTATACAAATTTTGCAAGTTGAGGTGCTAACCAGCCTTCTGGTTTTAGTACTTTACCGTCTTCACGTTTAATAACTTTACCAGTTGTAGGATCTACCTTCGCAAAGTTAGTGTTCATTACTTCTTTCCACGCACCTTCGCCATCCCACCCTGCGGCACGTATAGCGCCCATGGTAACGACCAAAATGTCTACTAATGCATCTAATTGTTCTACAGTATCATCATCTGCTACCGCATCATTTAGTTCACCAACTTCTTCTTCAATCAAACCAAGATACATTTTATAGTTTGCTTCACTTGGTGCTTGATCACATGCTTCTTGGAACATGTCTACATCGTTAAATGGATTTGTCATTTGTATTACTCCTTACGTAATCGCCAATTTTACTCTTCATTATGTATTCATCAAATAGAATACGATATCCTAGTGGTGTTAAATGTAATGTATCATCAATGATATCATTCAAATCACCATATAATTCTTCATGTTTTATTACTGTTTCTAATGCGGTGGTATCATGACCAATATTATTAATAGATTCATTTGCAAATCTCCACCAAAATACATTAGGAAAATGATGTTCATACATATGCAATGTTTGTGTGAATAAATTATAATATTCAGAGGTCCATGTGTCGCTAGTAGACCTATTAATCGGGAACTCTTTAAAATTGGTATCTTCTATATTATCACATGGTTGTATCATGCTGTCATTAATTATTGAAATGTCATCGAGAAATGATAGTTCATGATTTTCGTATAAATCTTCAAAATCCATTGATTCATGTGCGAGTACATGTGCATAGTTAAATGAATAATTTATATATCTATCAGATATCTCATCTGTTCGTAACTTATCTGAGGTATGTCCTGTAATAGGAAATTGCCAACGTGTACTACTTGTCAGTTGAATGATTACGCAATCGTAATCTAGTTTATTTGCAACAATATACTTTAGTACAAAATCAAAATATTGAACGCCATGACCAGCCGCTGAATAGTTGTGAATAATGTAATCTTCTGGAAACATAGTTGTCCAGTTCTTATCACATTCGAGATAATAACTATGTGAGCAACCGATAATTGCTATTTTCTTCATTTTTTACTACTCTGAGGGATCGTAAAACATATCCGCATTATATGCTGCTGGTTCTTCTTTGGGACAAGATGCTGCTCCAGTATCTATGTTGACGCTATCGCCACAACCACATGAACTGGTTACTTGTGGATTGCTTATGATTAGTTTTGTACCCATTAGATTTGATTCTAATGAAATTTCACTACCGAACAAATACATCAGACTCATACCGTCTATGATTAGTCCACCACCATCTTCAAACGTCATAACCTCATCGCTCATTTCATCGATACCATCTTTATCGATGATGTTCCACGAATATTGGAATCCAGAACAACCACCACCTTCAAGCGCAAGTTTAACTATTTCATTGTCACCTGTCGCGATAGTGGTCATATACTCTTGTGCTTTTTTTGTTATTTCAATCATGATCGTTCTCCCTTATATACTACTCACTGTCTTCCTTATACAGTGTCTAATGCTATGACATTTAATAAGTCATATTCTTTGCAATGCACATAAAATAGATCAATGATTACACCAATGCCTACTACTTTAGCGCCAGTTGATTCAACCAGTGAGCGTGCTGCCATCATACTACCGCCTGTTGCGATTAGATCATCTGCTAGTATAACACGATCAGTGTGACTTAGCAACCCTTCTTGTAATACAATGGTATCTGTTGAATATTCTGTACCATAACTTTGTTCTAATAGATCGCCAGGATATTTCGCACCTTTCTTTCGAATCATTACGAATGGTAATCCCATTTTGTATGCCAATGCAGCACCTATTACAAAACCACGACTTTCTAATCCTGCGATATGCGTTGGGTACTTATCATCAACAAGTGATAACTTATCTGCCATATCATCTATCATCACACTGAACAGTTTGTTATCAGCGAATAGACTATTCACATCATAGAAATTAACACCATCAATTGGATAATTTGGTACTGTTCTAATAAAGTTACTATATTTCATTACTGATCTCCAGGACCAGCCATTTCAATTAAATCAATCAACTTACTTGGACCCGTGTATCCTTTCTTTGGATTAAACAAATCAGCATCTGGTAATGCATCTTTCTGTACGGTTAGAACAGGCCAGTTATGATCTTCGCTATACTTACGATTAATCTCCACCCAATCAGGTCCCGTGGGATCTAAGTTAGTATCAGGATGAATTGCACCTGCTGGACATTCGGGTTCACATACACCACAGTCGATACATTCGTCTGGATTAATTACAAGAGTGTTTTCACCTTCATAAAAGCAATCAACGGGACACACACTTACGCAGTCCGTGTACTTACATTTAATGCAAGAATCATCTACGATATATGTCATTTATTTTTCCGATTGTGCTGCTAAGATACGCATAATCATTTCAACTTTACGATCACTTGATTTGAATTCAACATCAAATTTAGTCTCACCCAGTGTCTTTAATTTTGACTTTGTTAGTCCAGATAAACTATCTTCTGTGTGTAATGATGTGAATGTAGGTTCAACCTTATTCATTGTATTTGCTGATGGGAATCCTAACCATTTTAAAATTGCTTGTAACATTTTACTTCTCCTAATATATTATTAATTAATACTTCTATCGTTCGTATACTGCTGAATTTGAGTCATGTTCTGCACATTCTACCCGTACACAATAACAACGATCACTAGTCATCTTGCGAACAAGATCATCTGCAAAGTTAAATGCATGTTCAGCAAACTTCTCTGTACCAACACCATTCATTACTACAATCTCTGCTAATCCTAATTCTTCAAGTTCCATAAACTTTGCTAAGAACGGATCATCTTTGTCAATTGCAGTCTTATGATCAAAGTTGTCTTCAAGCCATTTCTTCAATGGTTTTAATCCACCGAAGTCAACAGCCCAGTTCTTATCATCTAGTTCGGTACAACCGAATGTAAATGTAAATGCTAAACTATACCCATGTAGTAGGTGACAATGTGAATGATCTGCATTCGGCTGCCTGAATACTGAGGATAACCCAATGCTATGACCATAGTGTTTTTTTGAAAAATATGCCATTCGTAATTCCTATCGTAGAAGTTATTATACTATTATTTATATATTATGTCAAGTTAATAACATACTATTTAAGATTTAATTTTCTTGCAGTATTGTGCATATCGTTCCACATAAGTAAATGCGCCGTATATAATACCGCAGTAACATAAGATTCCACATATGCAAAGGCTATGATAACTGCTATGTCGAATAATGTATCAAAATAAAGAGGTGGTTTCCAACCATCGGAATTTTGTATTTGTTCAACCATTTCATCATACAAAAACCAACCAACAAGCAAACCAAGCACAATGGCGATCCATGCGGTTGCATATGCGTATCCAATCGCAAGACTTGATAACACATTGTCAAGTCCACTGTATAATCCTAAGTAGATTGCGAGTGCAAATACAGTGTTAATTATTATATAATTCTTCATATTTCTCTCAAGTTATTAATGTATATACATATTATACAGCAATTGGTGGTGTATGTCAACACTTTAATCACTAAAGCATGAATCACGACAAACTAGCCATTTTTCATGTTTTACCGCATCAGGTAACACATCCGCATACCACCGATTACTAAGGATATCATATAACGGCGTATGCTTCAGGTTATTTGCTAGTTTACCTTCATCGAAATTATCATCAGTTGCGGCGATCCCAGTATACTCTGATGAAAAGGAATTTGCATGATTACTAATATGACAACATGGCCACACCGTACCCCATGGATCAATTTGCACTTGACGATCTGCTAACCACGGACATGTTGATGCGACAGGTTCTATTGCATCTGATATAATTAGATTATCCATATAATTTGGTAAATCACTTAATCTATAATTATCATGCTCTACTTCATTATCATGCTCTACTTCTACTTCTACCTCCTCTTCGGGCAATTCATCACATGCATATATCATATAATTTTCGCCAGGCGCAATTACTTCTAGTTCATCTCCATGACTGTAACGTAAGGCAAAATCTGCATTAAGCGATTGTGCTAATTTTTTAACTTCTTCTACTTGATGTTTATTGTGTTCAAATAGGGTCATGGTTACACTCGCTCGTCCATTCGCATCGGTGAATGCTTTAATATTCTCCATAATTTTAAGAAAGTCGGTATTACGACGATATATCGCATGTGTATCTTCTAGACCGTCTACTGCAAAAACTACACGATGATTTGAGAATTGACGACAAACTTTGGCAAAAGAAGCCCAGAATTTGGTCGTGCGCATACTGCCATTGGTATGAATATATAAACTCGCTTCTGGATGAAATTTTGCAAATGTTGTAACCATATCTTTAATTTTAGGATGCATCATAGAGTCACCCCAATTCCCGTTTAATACCAGTTCATTAATAAAAATATCTTTGGTATCATGCTCTGCCATACGATTCCATACATCAACATCAAAGTTTTCAAGAATAAGACCCGGTCTTGTTTCATGACCGTCGTCATTTCTAGCGCATCCACCACACTTAGCATTACAATAACTAGTAACATCTACTTGTAGGCTTTGTATATTATCACGCCATAGCATACTCATAAATAATTCTCACAATTACCTTCACGTACGATATCACTAGTCAAGCAATGGATACCACCATCCCAAAAATACTGATGACGGAATCGCCAAACAATTGGTTCAATTCCGTTTGCTTCCATTTCAGCAAATGCTGCATCGTTTTTACCTGTACAGATTACCGTCTTTTCATCCAATGATAATACATTAACATCAAATACAGACTCGTCTGCATAACCTACCCAATGACTTAACCACTTCTGTACATACTCTTTATAGTATCTACGCTTACGTGTATTTTGAAAATCTGCTGGCATGTCAAAATCATCTTCTACTTCAATGATTGTCCAATTCTTGAATTCTTCTGGGACCCATGCTTTGTTCCACGTCATAAGAACACCCGGCTTCAATAATGCAATCTTACCATCTATGTGACCACCAATTGGAATATCAATAAATTTAGTATCAGGATAACGCTGTTTGATTTCTCTTTGCATCCATTCCTTGCCCAAATTCGTACCACGTCCACGCTTGTTGTCACCTTCGTATGGTTGACTGAATAAGATAGTATCACCACACTTGATCATATTTGCAGCATGATACAGTACACGCTGCTCTGCTACGTATTCATCATATCCTTTACCAGTTTCTACCATGCAGCCAGGCATTGAAATCCAATCAGCACCTTGTTTAAACCATTCTACTACGTGATCATAGTATGCTAGGTTTTCAAAGTAACGATTGTCACCGCCTGTAAAGCATTCAAAAATTGAATGACCATATGGCATCAACGTATCGCGCGGCATTAATGGATGGTTCGGAAACGCACAATGAGCCCACGGTAATTGAATCTGTTCTTCACCAGTGATTGTAAAGATGTTCTTGGGACGTACCACTTCAATTCCACGTGCTTCTAATAGTTGTGCTAATACTTCAATATCTTCGGCTGTTTCACGGAAGATTTGTCGCATAGTGTCTCGTGTCTCTTCATCTTCGTGCCAATCAAATGCAGTTTCTGGGAATGGTGCACCCAATACTACTTTCTTCAATGGTTGAAACTCTGTCCAAGCGTTAACTGCGTTCATATGTTATTCCTTATAAATTTTTAATACGTTCTGCCATAACCAACTCTGGGTTTAGCATGTGTTCTTTCTGAATATCTGCTTCGAATACTTGTAACTTTGCTCCGAATACAATTTGATGTGATACCCACTGTGCATTGAGTAACCAAATATCACCTGGATCACATGTTATATAATGCAATGGGTGGTGGAAATGTGACCAATTTTTATCGTTCCAAATACAACGATTGCGCATTTCTGTAATGAATGCGTGCGGGTCTTCTTTATCTAATTCCCATAACTTAAATTCATCATAGTATTTATTATACAATTGTTCTATGTTAGGACCTACCGCAGTAATACGACAGCGTTGTTTATCCATGTTAGTCAATACACGAATCTGTTGTTCTTGTCCAGTATGCTCTTGGTCTAGTTCGTCGAAGTGTAAATTGTTTTCAACTAACATATTGTATCGGTGACTAACACTTTTACCCGTTGCATTTGCATAACGAGGCATCAACTCAGCAAAGAAATTATTCCATGCTTTATTTGATTCTTTGTGTTGCTGTGCGAATTCATCAATCTGTTCTTCTGACCAATCTCGCTCGTTGCGTAACCTATCTCGTTTACGAATATCACTTGGATACCAAGGTGCAATCCATTTATTATCTTCGATTACCCAATCTGGCAAATCGTTATAATAATCGTAATCAATGCCAGGGATCTTTAATCCAGATATGACCACGGGCCAACCAGATTCAAACGCATTATATAATTCGTCTGTATCTGCTATTTCAGTAATATCGGTTGGATTGAAAATGGTTACTTTAATGTCATCTTGTGCGACACTATCTTTTGCTAGTCTTGTCATAGTATTATTTAGTTTGAGGATTTGAAGCAATATATTCTTCATATGTAATCATGTAAGATACAATCTCACCATCTTCTTCTTCCTCACGACAGCAAATATAACCAGCATCAATAAGTTCATTGACTACCGTTTCTGTTGTTATTTTTATTGAGACTGCAACAGATGCTTGCACCGCATCGTCAATCATACTTTGACAAGAATTTCGTCCCATCCAGTAAGCCAATGCATATACAATTGTAGCAAGTAAAACAATAGTTAATCGCGGATTCGCTTGCATTAGATCAATCATTATATAACCATCCTGCAACATCTTGATCCAGCACCAATATATTATCTTTTAAGTCTTCATAAAATTTGGTATTAGGAGTTGTAATAACATACTGTAAAACCATACCAAAGCATACCACTGTGGTATTACCAGATGCAGATAATGTAGAAGCCACGACAGTATATCTTTGAACTGATACACCATCACTATTATAAATAGTTTGTGGGTACATTGCGTCTATTTGCATAGTAGACTCCATGTTATGACTCGACTGCTGGTATGCATGTAATAATGCTCTCTCTACCACATCACCTGCATTCTTTAACTCGTCCATACTACCTACCGCCAGATGCATAGGTTAAATAAGAAATCGCACTATCAAGCAAGTCAGGCTCACCCCAAAATGCAATAAACAGTACAATAGTACCCCATATTAAATGTTTGTCATCCATGTTACTCTCCAATATTATTGATTAATTTACTTATATCCAATTATCATAAACCTAGTATACTTAGGCAACTCTAATTCTCCACTGTACAATACAGTACTCATAGGCGCAGTGTCAATAAATTCATCAACATCTGCAACACAATTTACGTGTTCATCCACTTCATAGAAGTTATTACTTTGTAATATCACCAATTTACCATCTGGTATCTTGGAATACCATGCTTCAAAGTTATCAATATGCTCACAACTTGTGTTTATAACAGTGTCTGGACTATCACATAACAATTGCTCTTCGCCATTTGATTTATAAACACTATAGGGTGTTTTTCCTGTGAAATCAATATCGTGTATATCTTTGTAAGCCGCTTTAAACTTCCATCCATCTACTACCCAAGGCTTATTAAACACTTCTGCGATTTCTGCACAAGTAGTATCAATATCAAAACTGCGAATCTTATCTATTTCCATGTCGCTCTCAAACAACATAGTAGCGATAGTTGCATACCAGCCCGCACAAATAAACACAGTGCCTAGTGGTATATTACATTGTTGCAATTCACGCACTAACCATAGTTTACTTTCTAACTGTCCTCTTGCGAAACAATCATCCCATATCTCAGTATCATTGACAAAGAAGTTTTTGAATGCTTCAACGAACTGTGTATCAGTGTATCTAGATAGTACAGGCCATAACTTCCAAATATTATCTTCTAATAGTAGTTTGCGTAATTCTTCATCATCTACTAGTCTAAAGATACTATGCAAGTTTTGTTCTATCACTGCTCTACGCAAGTCTTCATCGTCTACTAGTCTAAAGATACTATGTAAGTTTTGTTCTATTGCTGCTCTACCTAGTTCTTCATGCTCGTCTGGTAGCAAACGAAAGATACTATGCAAGTTTTGTTCTATCACTGCCTTACGTAAGTCTTCAAGATCATCATTACTAACATTTGGTAGTAATCGAAAGATACTATGCAAGTTTTGTTCTATCACTGCTCTGCCTAGTTCTTCATGCTCTGCTGGTAGCAAACGAAAGATACTATGTAAGTTTTGTTCTATCACCGCCTTACGTAAGTCTTCATGTTTTTCTGGTAGTAATCGAAAGATACTATGTAAGTTTTGTTCTATCACTGCCTTACGTAAGTCGTTATGTCCTGCTGGTAGTAATCGAAAGATACTACTTAGATCTTTGTCAATGTATGCCCTACGCAGATCTGATAACTTACTGTTGTTAGGGTACATCAGTTCAAACCTATCCAATAGTTCAAACGGTTGCATTAAATGATTCCTTGAGTTAAAATGTACATTATTCTGTTACTTTTCCTTGAGTGATTTGTTTCCACTTTGCCGACATCGACTTGATGATAACATAAGGCATCCAAAACAGTGCATACGTAAGAATTGCTGAAACCATTACATATGATAAAAGATCTGCGTTTGATAATTCCATGATAACTTCCTTTTGATTAAATTATATAAATATTATATAACAATAAGCCTTACTTGTCAAGGGTTTAATGTAATTGATTACGTTTCCCAAGGAAATTTAATGTCGTCGTTTTTAGACCATGCATATACAAAGTCGTATACTTCAAGCAAATCATAATCTGTTTCATAAAGTTTTTCAGCAAGCATTAGTGCGTACTCATGTACTTCTATCAAATCGCCAACGAATCCGCTTTCAAGAATAGCGTCATCAGATTCGCCATGAAATGCATAACATACTGCTTTCTTAAATGATTGTTCCATTAAAAAGCCTCAATCCTATCAAATACTTTAACAATATCAAGTCGTGTACCACCAGTGAGAAAACTAGTAGCCTCACAGAATCGTGAATCAGATGTACCAGCGTAATTGCCACCAAACATTACCCATTCACCTAGTGCCTTATTAATAGGTTCCCACGCATCAGTTGAGTCATTATATACTGCTGGAATTAAACGTGCACTATCTAACGGACCTTGTACAAGAACCAACACATCTGTTGCAGTCGGTTCTGACATAAACGGTCCTTCAACATTCGCTACGATGAATCGGTCTAACTTAGCAGATACTCCGCCATTTGTACAATCGACTAATTTATTACTACGATAAACACTGACTAACATACCCATAATAACTTCCTTGCTTTAATTAACTTATATAACTATTATATACCAAGGCTTCTTACTTGTCAAGTGTTTTTTCGTCGATAACTTCAATATCTACACTTTCTGAGTAATAACCATTACTGCTTCCACACCAACGAATAGATACATCACCTTTTTCAGTGTTAAAACGGTAATATGTCCAAGTTTCACTCTCTGGTTCATAATGATCTTCGGTTGAGTCATACGTTGTTTCATTAGATGGTTCATAGTTTTGCACTTCCTCAACTAACAATAATTGAGTGCCTACCAAGTCGTCTAAGTCACCTACGATATCCTCGATATATACTGACTCACAGCAATCTTGCTGGTGGTACATACGCACATAATTAGTGTCAGTTAAGTAAAATTTAATTTCATCATCAGACTGTTCAATTTTTGATAACATGCGTCCTTGCAACCCTTCAAACGTTGTCACAGGTCCTATTAGTATATTATAAAATGAGACAATTTCAGAGATCGAAGTCATAGTGGTCATGATTGTTTCCTATTGTATTATTCTTTTATTCAACTTCTTCCAATGTCAATGACAGTGGAAACCCTGCGGTTCGGGCATTAGATACAGTCTCGGTTACTTTTTGTTCTGCAACTTCGTAGATATAGGTTCCAGCGATTGCTTTCCCTTTCTCGTGAATGTGTGTTGCTACTTCTTGTGCTTCTGTTGCATCTTTATGAAAGATAGCAGTTAGTACCGAAATAACAAATTCCATAGAGGTTGCGTCATCATTTAAAAAGATAACATTATACTTTGATGGGCCACGTAGTCGTGTGTGTGTTAGTTCGGATGATGTTGATGCTGATGATTGTGTCATTGGTATTTCCTTTATTGGTTAACATATATTATACTACGGAATTAATAATAAAGCAAGCAAAAAGGAGCATTTAATGCTCCTTTGTTAGTGTAAAGTTACCAGTTGTCTATTTAGAATAAACGCTTTTTAGTAACATTATTCTCTTGTGCCAATTGCTTGCGCAATCGTGCCTTTGCTGCTGCTTGTGATGCTTTACGCTTTTCAAATTTTGGTGTAAATTCTGCACGATCCTTTACTTCTTGAAGTTTACCGTCTGTGGTCATCTTCTTCTTAAATTTACGCAACGCTTGTTCGATGTTATCATTGTATACTGCAACCGTCAAACCTTGACGCTCATTTCTATTATATGCCATTCTTAACCTTTTATTTTCGCACTAACTCTATTACCACTTGCACCGAATAATTCCAACTCAACACCTAATCGATCTGCAATAGATTGGATTAGTTCACGTGCTATATGTTGCTTACTTCGTTCACGACCCTTCAAGGTCACGGTAATAGTAACTCTGCATTTCTTTTCCAATAATGTTTTAATCTTATTAGATTTAACAGTAATATCATTTTCTTCGATATTCAAACCCATACGGATTTCTTTATGTTCTACTGTACTGGCTCTTGCCTTTTTTGCAGTGTCTTTTTGTTTTTGTTTCTGTTCATACAAAAACTTATTTTTATCAGCAATCTTACATACTGGTGGAACTGCAATTTCATTGATAACAATCAAATCCAGTCCTCTACCTTCTGCGATAGATAATGCCTCTACTGTATTTAGTACTTTACTTTCGCCGTCTTCAAAATTGACACGTACTTCACGAAATGTTATGAATTGATTAAACATCAACATTGGTTTTTTATTTTTCACTTATGGATCCTTTGATCATGTGTGGTGTTGTTCCTCTAGTTATAGTTTCTTCACTAATAATAATCTTCTGAACGCCCTGTCTTACAAGATCGGGTAATTCATATTGTGTATCAATGAGTGCATTGTCGATTATTTTGCGTAATCCCCTTGCACCTAGATCTTGCTTAATAGAAGTCTCTGCGATTGCTCTTAATGCAGATGGCTTAAATTCTAAACTAACATTATCTAATTCAAATAATGCTTGATATTGCTTTACAATACTATTTTTCGGTTCAGTCAACACACGCACCAAATCATCTTTAGATAATTCATGTAATACATTAACTGATGGTAATCTTCCTAAGAATTCTGGTATTAGACCATATTGAACTAGATCACTCGTTTCAAGTTCATCTTCCCAATTATAATCTTTGCTTGCCATTTTTCCAGTAAATCCTATTTTTGATTTACCTAGACGCTGCTCAACTACTTTCTCTAATCCAATAAAAGCACCGCCCACAATGAATAAGATGTTCTCTGTATTTATATCTATTTTTTCAGGAGATCTATCATGTTTATTAGGTACTGCGATGGTGGTGCCTTCCATGAGTTTCAGTAAACTTTGTTGAACACCTTCGCCTGATACATCACGACTTAAACTTACCATGTCATTACGCTTGGCTTTCTTGTCTATCTCATCTACGTAGATGATACCAATCTCGGTTCGTGCAATATCATAATCAGAATTTTGGAATAACTTATGTATCAATACTTCTGCATCATCTCCAGCATAACCACTTTCAGTAATCGTAGTTGCATCTGTAATGACGAATGGCACATCCATTGAACTTGCTAGCGTTTGTGCAATAAGTGTTTTACCAACACCTGTAGGACCCAATAGTAATACATTTGATTTTTGTACTTTTACAGTGGTGTCATTAAAGATTCGCTTACAATGATTGTATATTGCTACACTAATTCCTTTCTTAACTTTTTCTTGACCAATCACATGTTCGTTTAAATATTCATGGACTTGTTTAGGTGGGACAGTATCAAAAATATCACGTAACTTACGTTTCTTATCTTTGAGTGTTTTTGTTTTATCTTCTTTCTCTAAAATGCTGTGCGACAAATGAACACATTTATTACAAATATAAATGTGCTCGTCTATGCCAGCAAGTAACTTAGAAACTTGCTTTTGTGTCTTATGACAAAATGCGCATTTTAACATTTCTGTCATAAAGGAGCAGACAGTTGAACATGTGTTTCCATGTATGCACTGATCTCTTTAATATCTTTCAGTATAATATACTTACTCGTTGCATTTATCAATTTAATAGCATCGCGTTTTTTGTTCCTGTCACTAAAAAACACAACAACATGATTATCATCCTGTTCTTTTGTCAATGCAGTACAAATGTCTACCCAAGCACATGTGTCTAAATCAACAAACATAATGTCAACTGCACGACTCACATACCACATCCAGGGAACACCTGTTTCGGTGGTGCTAGAAGGCTGCACATTAAACACAATACTATGTTCAATGTGATGCTCTACTATTAATTTTACTTCGTCAATGAATTCTTTGTTAGTACTCGTGATTAATACAGAAATCCCATCATTTGTTAAAAATAGATCAGGATTTGTTATTGTATAACTACTGTTGTCTTGCTTCATTTACTTTCCTGTATTTGATTAATTGTGTTTGCTATAATAGTTTGTACATCATTCAATGTGTCTTTATCAGCACCCTCTAATAACTGCTTCAGGGTTCCTGTATCGTCTGATGCTATTACATCACTGATACATGTGATATTGCTTCCGCTTTGAATCATGCGATTTGATATATCTTTAACAAGCAATAATGCTTGCTGATTTGCTTCTTTTTGTATGCTACGACTTGATTCATTTAATTCACGTTGTTCATTTAATTCACGAATCTCACGCTCTAATTCTGTTTCTACTTTTGAAGTTTCTTTTTCAGCAACTTCAATTGGCTCAACCACCACTTCTTTATGAGGTGTATTATCAACCATACGCTGTACTCTTGCTCTATCGTATTCAGCCTGATCATCGCGTACTACGTTCACTTTCTTTTGCTCAAGAATAGAAATGCCCGCAATTACTAATACAACGGCTAACGGATCAAACACAACTACAAGTATCATAATAATCCATCGTACAGCATCTTCCAATGTGTCTTTAGTAGGATCATCACCATATATTAATGCTGCTATGTATTTAACAGGTCCTACTTCGGCTTCTAACTTTCTGCTTTTAGTCTCTATAGTATACTTTGTTTCATAGAGTTTGTCAAGTGATTCTTCTGAATTCTTAATTTTCAATTGCAATGCAGTTATGTCTGCTTCTGTGTCTACACGTTCAACTACGCTAAGTTCAGTTGTCATTCGACTAATCAGTGCATTCGATGATTCTACCTGTTGTTCAAAATTTGCACGTAGTCTAGCGATTTCAGTTCTGGTATCTGCTCGTAATTCATTGACAATAGACAATGCTGTCGCACGTTCATCAAGTAGGTTATTTCTATATTCCTTCACTCCATTGGCAGTCTTTGTTCCATATGAACCATCTTGTACTTCGCCAATTAATCCTTGTATCTTCTTAATTTCATTATTCTGAACAAACCCATTCATTAATGCGAGTGCATTGTCTGCTGCTTGTTGCTGTGTCATATACGGTGCAACTGCTAACTCTATCGCTGCTGTTTGTTCTGCTATTGCTGTTTGTAATCTCTGTGACTTCCCTGTGATACGATTTTCTTCTGTCGCAATCTTTGTTTGAATATTGGTATCTATTGTTTCATCTGATGATTCTAGTTTGATCATCTTATCATCTGCACGAGCGATAACTGATTGATTTCGTGCAATATCTGCTTCCACACGTTCCAATTGTGCTACACCTTCACCAGCCATTGCTGTCTGTTCAATATGTGCTTTAGATAGGAAACCAAAAATACCCATACTAGTAATAAACATGAGTAACAGTACAGCAATAGTTAAATAAGATTTCATCAAGAATGTTGCTTTATCCCAGTACTTATGTAACCATACTGCGGTTGTTATTTTGCCTACTTCTAATACACTGCCCATGATTATGACAGGAACCATTGATGCGGCGAATATAGCAACTAGTCCAATGATTGAATAATACGCTGCTACTACGCTAATAGTTAATGCTACAAAAACTGTCCAAATACCAAAATATCTCATAATTTATCCTCTACTTATTATACCTAATTGCGTGACCTTCTTCAACCATTACATCATTGATATTGATAGACGTATCATATTCTTCTACATACACGATGCCCATTATTCTACCAATCTTTCCACGCTTGTTTAATATTGTTTCAACAGTAAACTCTTTTGGTAATAGTTCGGTCAGGCGCTGCTTTGATGCTAGACCACGCTCTTTTTCTTCTAAATCTTTTGTGTGAGTCGCTGGTGTCGCTATACCGTACAATCTAATTCGCTGTCTCATCACCACATTGAAGCCTAGATCGATTTCTGCATCAATGGTGTCACCGTCTATTACTCTTACTAATTTAACACGATATGTATACATGATATGTGTTCCTCTTATTATGTTACAGGCATAAAAAAACCCATATATCTATATTTAGCAATACATGAGTTCTTAGTTATAAGATGGTTTAATATGTTATAGAATTATTTATTATTATCTAGCCATTTTTTAGCAATATGACTTGATGGTGGTGTATTAATAAACTTTTGTATTTCTTTATATACGGTATCGAAATTCTCTGCTCTATCTGGGTCTTCTAATCCACCAGAATTATCAATAACATGGAAGTTCGCCGAGCCAAAGATTTGCTGGAATTTCATTATGTTCTGTTGAACTTTATTCCACATCGCCTCAACTACTTCTGGTGCAAGTTTTCTAGATCGTGCTTGATTTCGCGCTTGTGCTACTTCTAAACTAGTATTAACGAATACCATCATCGTATCATAACCTAAATCACGTAGTTTATCACTTTCCTTTTTTACTTTACCAGTATCTTTACCAGTTCCGTCTACAACAAGACCTAAACGACCATCTAGAAATCCGCCTTGACGGATGCCTGTTAGACCTTTCGCTTTATCACGAATTGCTTGACCTTGAGGACTAAAAATAGTCTCTGGGTCCATTTCTAAGTTCTGCTGTTTCATTAAGTATTCGTAAATATCATCAGAATTAACTACTTTAAGACCGCCGCCTTTAAGTAATTTACCTGCTACAAAACTTTTACCAGAACCTGGTCCGCCCGCAAGAAATACTGATTTAAAGATATGAGGATCTTTTGGACCCTCATCTAATATTGGTTTGTTGTTTTCAAATAAATTATGTAATCTCATATACTTATTTATACATTATCTACTAATAGCATATCAAATGTTCCCGTGAAACGCTTGTCACGTGCACGTGAAATAACTCTCAAATCAATGTCTGTCATTTCTGCGATCGTTAGTGCACAAGGGAACTCTTGTGTAAATCCGCCGCCACGTTTTTGTAATTCAAATGTTGTCATTATTCTAAAAACGTCACTAGAAGCCTCACGTTTTAATAGTGAGATTGTGGCATCTGCGTCATCTGATGCAGTAGCAGAAATATTAAGTAAATATGCTGTTACGCCTGCAGGCACTGTGTACACTGCCATAAGCGTCTGTCCATAACCTTCTGTTATACGAGCAATCGTTACACCGCCTGGTACCCCAATTTCAAAATTAATGTCGCCAATGTTTGATCCACCATCAGTAACCATGAACGCTCTGTTTAATCTAATGAATACCAGTGTGCCTACTTGGTCACTCGCATTAAGTGGGATGTCTTCTTCGATGAAATTAAAGTTTACATCTAAGCCTTGCATTCTAATTACACTACCTACATCTGCTGCATTAGTACGTTCAACGTTGATAACACTACCAGCACCAAATGCGTTAAATGGGTATACTGTGTCAGAAACATCCCATACACTACCTTGGGTGTTATTACTCATAGAGGGCACTGCACCAAACTTGTGGTTGCAACCGTATCCTGGAATTAATCCCTGTGCTACTTCTAGCAAGTATGGCTTGTTTGAGCCAACAGGCGTAACCAAATTAGAAGTCTCCTTAATGCTTACGCGCAATGATGGTTCACCATCTACGTCATATTTTAATGCTTTTTGTGATCCACTCATATTGGGATCTTTGTTGTCGTGTCTGTACGTCATTGATTAAATTCCTTTTATATTAATGTCACAATAATATGACTGATATACATATTTATCATTGGCGGGACTAAATGAAGTTGAACTGACTGTCCAACTTCTGATCAATCTAGATCTTAGCAATCACTTTATCAGCAAGACCAAATTCAACTGCTTCTGGTGCTGACATGAAAGTGTCGTGCTTCATAGTAGCATAAAACTCATCAAATGATTTTCCTTTGCTGCTATGATCTACATACAACTGCGTAAGACGATTGTTCAAATTAACTGACTCATCCATATGTCGCTTTGCATCTTCAAACTCAAGTTCTTGTACATGAATACTACCACGTGTACCCTGAGTGCCCGAACTAACACGATGAATCATAGTACGACTGTTAGGTAAAACAAATCGCTTTCCTGGAGCGCCCGCTTGCGATAACAATGATCCCATTGAACACGCTTGTCCCATTACGATGGTAGACACTGGTGAATTGATATACTGCATAGTATCATAGATACTAAGTCCAGCGGTGACAGAACCACCGCCACTATTGATGTAAAAATTGATGTCTTCTGATGGATTTTCTGATTCCAAAAATAACATCTGTGCTACGATTAGGTTTGCGGTGTGATCGTTTACTTCTCCATTGAGCATAATAATCCGATCACGAAGCAAGCGACTATAAATATCATAAGCGCGTTCTCCACGTCCTGTTGATTCTACTACTGTTGGTACTAACATATTATTTACTACTCCGATTTAGGTTATGAACTATTATATCAACTAAGTGGCTGTTTGTCAACACTTAATCATTATTTTTGTAACGTGCTTGATAATCTATTAGAATCACATAACGTGAATCTGATGACCCACCATTTGGATTGTGAATCATACGATGATAGGTCGGGTCCCAGTCACTCTTTGCAGCATCTTCGCCAAACAATAGAAGTGATGTCTCATTATCTGGTAAATAAGTCCATTCACCAGTAACATGGTTTCGTGTCTGTATTTCTTTAATACTCTCACCAACGTGCAATCCCAACAATGCTTCATCGCAATGAGACGGACCGAAACGATCAGTGTTAAATTTCCTATGCTCTACTACATTATCATCTGTCGCACACGGTGTGCTATACTCGATCAACATCATCTTAATAAGATAAAACTTAACTTTATCTGTTTGATCTGATAAACATTCTTTGTTATAATGTTCTAATATAGGTTTAACTACATCAAGCAAGTCCAAGAAATATTCCATTTCTGCGGTTGGTTGTATGTTGCCATCTTTCATACGCTCGCGTGTCCAATCATACAGATAAATCTTACGTCTTAGCACATGATCGCCTACTTTGGTAGCATCGCCATCACCTTCCCAATCTTGAGGACCTACCATAGTATCTATGTCATAACTGAATGCAGGACCACCATAGCGATGTGCGTAGATCTTATCAGGTACTTCTTCGTCTTCCCAATGATCTGTTCTGAAATGTTCATCTTCAAAATCAAATTTATTATATTTTTCACACATTGGTACTGTCATCTGATCAAATAGTGTTTTTGCTTTGTCTAGTCTGTCAGGAAAGTTGGCGATTAATGATGGGTGCTTAAAAATCACTGGTCTACCAGTAGATTGAATTTCTTTCAATTCAATATTTTTTAATAAGTTCATATATTACCTATTTTTGATTATTTAGATTTGATTACTTCGAATGAATCAACGACGATGCGCTGAGTCTTATTTTGTGTGAACATACCGCTTTTACAGATATAGTGCCCAGTGAATGTAGGTGTCCAAAATCCAACATATAGATTACTTGGAATATGTAGCGAAAAATTAACATCTATATCTTTCGCTGGTGACATCGTAGTGGTAGGTGCCGTTGCTAAATGTTCGGGATTTAATATAATTATATCTCTCGTGTCTACATTTCGTAACTGCAAACTGAAATTATACATTTCACATGCCACACGACGATTAAATGTACCAGATGCAACAATCGTTTTATCAACCGATATATCAACAGGAGTTTCTATATTACCATTGAAATGTTCTAATGGCCATGCTTGATGTAACTTCACATATAGATATATATTTAAGCCAATAGCCGTAAACATAGATAAAAATATCAACGTAAATACGAGTTGTGTTAGACTAATTGATTTTATTATTTTTCCCATACACTTATTTAGTTAATCCCAATGATTTTTATTGATTAACTGAAAATTAAATGCACTTTCTAACTCTTCCATCTCTGCTACCGTAACGCGCCAGTTCCATCCATGTACACTAATAGATACAAAATCTGCTGGGGCTATTTCTGGTCTCGGACCACAATCTCTGTATTCCCACCACCAACGATTACCATCTATGTTTCTACCATCAACACCTGTGCGCCAATTGTTAATGATATACGTGAAATCTTCTAATGGCATCATGAATGATCTACAACATTTATCGGTGATTCTAAGTGATATACTTACTTCGTTATCACCCTTAAATACAAATAATTTGAATGTCTTATTGAATAATGGTACTGTCATATTAATGTCCTTGAAATATTTTGATATGCCTTTTCGTTTATGTCAGAATTACTACGTTCATCACGAACAGCACCACAGTTATTGATGCATGTAACACATGGACTTTTAACTATGCTGGTATGTAGTTCATCCCACCAAGCATGATCTAGAATCTGATCTAGTGAATATATAGTTAAATCATTCCAATCATATCCAAACTTCTTATACATGGTATCGTACACCAATGTAGAACCTGGACCCGCACGTTCCGCATAGAACATACAACAAGGATATACTTTACCATCTGGTGCCATGAATATTCCTTGTTCTTGAATACACGCATCGTCTATGTAATCATAATCATCAGACTCGACCATACTATCAGAATAAAACGATGGAGATACAGCATTAACTATCTGCTTATTTGCAGATGCGATGGCGACATCTATAAGCCCGGGATTGACATTTTCGCGAGACTCAAATGCTCTACAGCCTAAATCAAATGCATATTTTCTACATTCTTCTATCTGATGTTTGTTCCAATCAAATATCACAAATTGCCAAATTGGTGTGCCGCCCGCTTCAATGAATGCAGTCATATTAGATATTACTTTCTTGAAGTCAACCCCTATTCGATATATATGGTTGGTATCTGCTAACCCATCTAAACTAAAACAAAACCTATCGCCATCTCCTAATATATGTGCAAGTTCAGCGAATAATTTTGTTGATCTAAGTCCACCATTAGTATGGATATTAAATGTTGCATGCGACTTATGATGTAATATCAATTTGATAATATCTAAAATTTTAGGATGAGCAAGTGGATCGCCAGAAGTACCAACTAGACTCACTTCTACGTCATCGGGTATTTTGTCTGATTTAAAACATTTGTCGATAGTATCTAGATCTATCAATTGATTAAGATTGGCTTTGGGGTTTAAAAATAAACCTTCGTCTCTTGCATCATAGCGAATACATACGGGACAATATGCATTGCACACAGTTGCTAATTCCAATTCTATTGTTTTAATGTCATACATTCGGATTATTCTTATAAATTTTCATAATTGTATTTATTGCAGAAACAAAAAACTCCCCGAAGGGAGTCTGATTATTTGGTGCCGACACCAAGAGTCGAACTCGGGACCTACTGATTACAAGTCAGTTGCTCTACCGTCTGAGCTATGTCGGCTTTTAAAGAAATTTGATATCTCTTTAATTTTAAAATGGTGGAGATAATAGGGATCGAACCTACGACCTACTGCGTGCAAGGCAGTCGCTCTCCCAACTGAGCTATATCCCCATTGTACTTCATACTTGCTACTTTATTTATTAGACTAATAGTCACATAATGGTGGAGATAATAGGGATCGAACCTACGACCTACTGCGTGCAAGGCAGTCGCTCTCCCAACTGAGCTATATCCCCACGATTATGTAACCACTTCATACTTACTACTTTATTTATCTAATAAATTATTATACACTATGTAACGTGTTCTGTCAAGCGTTTTTGATATCTAATTTTTCTTTTATAATATCTAATGCTTCATCACTCACCAACGCTTCATGGTGGGTTACATGTATTTCTACATAATCTATATCTTTACGATGACGCTGACTTTCTACCGTCACAACACCATCGTTCTCACCCTTATGCCACGGTACATGCCCATCTGTCGTAACTATCTGTGTCCAAGGTACATTGATTGTAATATCATGACACCTCATAATAGGCGCACTTCTTACTCCAACATCTCGAAACAATATATACGATGGATATACATATTTTACAAAATCTGCTGTTCTCGATCCCGCAAACGGAGTCGCGATAGATATTGAACCAATTACTCTATGACTAAAACTCTGACATAAATGCAATGCATATATACCACCCATAGAATGAGATATTATAAATAAATCCCTATCATGTATTTGACCAACAATAGTCGACAGTTTATTTAGATTAGTATAAAACTTATCATCTACCGAATACTCTAACATAGTGTAACGGGTAGGGTTAAGTTTTGCTAATATATAATTCCAACTGCGATGACTACATCCAGCACCGTGTATAAACACAATATGAGGTAATTCTGGGTTTTTAACAGGGATTTCAATCATCTCTGCTATAGGCTCTTCTTTCTGCTTAAAAAGATTATATATTCCCTTGAACAATATCTTTCTCCCTGTCTATAGTATTATTTATACTATAAAAATAACCTACTTATTGTACTTTAATTTTTCATGAACAGTAAATAAATCTTCATCATACCCGAATTCTTCCACTTGAGCAGTTAATGCACTCAGTATCGTATTGGTTAAATCAGGGAACATATCACCTTGACCTTGTGGTGGTCGCCAACCTAATGACTGTGCCTTATCATACAACTCCTGATTAGGCATTACAATATAATCACCAATGCTACCTTCTTCTTTCAGAATAGAAAGCGCATCATGTGCTGGTTGATGATTGATTAAATTAGGTCTAAAGTTTGCAATAACATTACTGTAATTGTGCTTCCTAAAAAACTTCAATAATCGTTCATGCATAATATCTTGATACATTTTAACATCATAATGATCACCCCCATCGTAATTCAAATAGGGCCAACTTTTCCAAAACTGTTGTGGCATCATACCACCATTAGATACAACTATCATATCTACCTTACCACCAAACTTGTTGATGAATCCTTTCCACTTCTTGCTCTTGTTATAAGGACGAGTAGCAGTGCATAATGATAAAAATGCAGTTGATTGATTTGGTACATGTTGCTCTACGATGCGATCAAACGCTTCATGTAATATCGGATGCTTTAATATCTTTTCTTCGTTGTTTATTTCAGTAGATAGAACACGCTCTGCTTCGGTAAATAACTTATTATCACCATCACCTTCTAACGAACCTTTGCACTCTTCTACTGCTTCTGTGTATTCAAACAAACTATTCATATTACATCTTCTATTTTAATTTTGGTGCCTTGAGCGGGACTTGAACCCGCATGACCGAAGTCGTCAGATTTTAAATCTGATGTGTATACCTAATTCCACCACCAAGGCATGTTCTTTACTTCTTACATATTGGAGCGAGTAGTCAGAATCGAACTGACATCAAAAGGTTGGAAACCTCCCGTAATAACCATTATACGATACTCGCGAATAGCGCCGCCTCTGTTATCGTCAACTCGCATAATTAACATGTATTTGTTACGAGTGTAACGCTATCGTTGTCGTTGTATGTCACGATAACAGAAGCGATTTCTGTAAATGTATAAGACAAATCTTATACAAAAATAAATTATAGTGGTGGGCCTACTTGGACTTGAACCAAGGATCTTACGATTATGAGTCGTCTGCTTTAAACCAACTAAGCTATAGGCCCTAATGTGGTAGCGGAAAGAGTAATCGAAACTCAACCTCGCGGGTTATGAGCCCGGAGTGCATACCTTAGCATCCCGCATTAAAATTGGTATCACCAACTGGAATCGAACCAGTAACGACTACTTCGCCTAACCTTACCAATTGGCAAATGATGATATAAAAATGTGCTTGTCTCACCCCCTCACCTAATAACATCATGAGGGGCTATGCCTGATGTTACCTGAGTATCTACTTGACAAGCGATGATACTGTACGCTCTTTAAAATTGGTGTCCCATCAAGGAGTCGAACCCTGATCTATGGAGTAGAAATCCACTGCACTATCCATTATGCTAATGGGACAAATTATATTATACATGGTTTATTCCTATAAAATAGTTACATCATCTGACGAACTATCTATTTAGCACTATCTAAAATGGCAGAGAGTGAGAGGTTCGAACTCTCGAAGGGCTATGAACCCTTGCTGGTTTTCAAGACCAGTGCATTCGACCACTCTGCCAACTCTCTATAAAACGTTGTTTCAAACTTCTGGTCAAGAAATTTGATCTTAAATGTGGCGCCAACGATGGGTTTCGATCCCACTACCTCGACCTTGACAGGGTCGCGCTCTCCCGAGTGAGCTACGTCAGCAAAAATAATATTAAGAAGTTAGCCGAGTCTACATGCACTTACAGATGCACATTTCGCTGACTACACATAACTGTAACTATATGCAATGAACCGACTCTCTCTTATGAGCCGCTAGGGTAACTACTTAATACTACTTTAAAAAATGGTGCCCAATGATGGAATCGAACCACCAACTAATGCTTACAAGGCAATTGTTATACCACTTAACTAATCGGGCGCAACCGCACCACATCGTCATTGTTTCAGATGTGATGCTATCAGTTTTCTTCGTATCTTCTCAGGATATCCTGTAAGAAGGAATAAACTAACTATGAAAATGGCTCCTGAAGTTGGGCTCGAACCAACGACAAATAGATTAACAGTCTACTGCTCTACCAACTGAGCTATTCAGGAATTAAACTTTATTTAAAATAAACTTTAAAATATACTATCGTTTAACTATCGTTGGTTCCAATATACAGGGATTAGTCTGTATACATTAAACCTATTGTCGTTCAGCGATTCCCTTCAAATTTCAGCACGCACCCTTATGCTTACTACGATCTGGCTCTACCCAATAGCATATATTAAAATACACTTTTGCATACACATTATTTAACAACCGCTTGTCTACGACAGGGATGATTAATCCCACACAGCAAGTCCCTTGTCATTTAGCGATTCCCTTCAACGTTCAGCACGAATCACCATACCTACTAAAATCAGTATCTACCTAATGTGTATACAAAAGAACACTTTAATAGTATAACAAAGTTTCATAACAATGTCAATAACTATTTTAATTCATTTTAAAATATATTATTGTTAACTATCGTCAGACACCTTAATGGTTCTACTTCCAACATCAAGCCCTACTTTCATCAACAATAATACATATTAAAACAAACTATTTTTAAAGAGCGTGTTGATCTCTCAACTTGTTCTACTATTATATCAAACTTATTAACTATTGTCAACTACTATTTTAAACTATTTTAAACTATTTCTAAATTAGTGACTTGAAATACGTCAGCATAAACTTCTTATTTATTTATCAAAAAACTTTATGTCTTTCTCAAAACGTTGTGCTATTGTAACGCATTATACTTCTCTTGTCAACACTTATTTAATAAAATATTATACAGTGAAACTTTCGCCACAACCGCATTCGTCTTTTGCGTTTGGATTATTAAATCTGAATCCTTCGTTGAGTCCATCACGTCCATAATCCAACTCAGTACCGTCAAGGTATGTTAAACCTTTAGGATCTACTACAATACTTATTTCATTTGATACAAAGACTGTATCATTCTCGTCAATATTATCGACAAACTCTACTATGTATGCAAGACCAGAACAACCTGTTGTTCTTACACCTACACGTACACCGTACGTAGGTCCTCTGTTGATCATGTAATCTGATATGCGCTCTGATGCTTCTTTAGATAATGTAATTGCCATTATATGGTTTCTCCTATATATGGTTGTATTTATGTTGGTACCGCAAGTAGGGATCGAACCTACAACATCTGGTTTCTAAAACCAGCACCTCTACCTATTTGGGTCACTGCGGCTTAAAAGTGGTGCAGGATGAAGGAATTGAACCTACTTGCGCATTACACGCTACGGATTTACAATCCGCTGTCTCACCATGAGTCGTATCCTGCTTAAAAATAATTTATCTTGGTAGGATTTGCACCTACATGCATGGAAACATCATTCTCATAGCATTGACGATGTATGAGGGATTCCACTGCTTTAATTAAGCAACAAGATAAAAAGGGTGGCAGTAGAGGTCAACACCCTCTTGAGCAGCGAACTATTTGTTCCAATACCAACTCCCCCGTAGGTTTCACGATATGGTTCTCAACTGCTTAACTACCTTAATGTGGCACACCGACTAGGACTTGAACCTAGAATACGAAGTTTGGAATCTCGCGTGTTTCCATTGACACTACCGATGCATTAAAAATAATTTGTCTTAACAGGATTATGCAATACCTGTATCTCTCGCTGATTGCAAGATTCTATTCTTGAGTATCGTCATACCCAAATGCCATATTAAACTATAAGACAAAAATGGTATCCCCACCGGGCGACGATCCCGGTTCGCTAGAGTGAAAGTCTAGTGATTTAACCAACGTAATCTATGGGGATGTAATTCTTCCCGTATGTCCTAACCGATAGACGAACGGAACTTAAAATTGGAGCGCGGTATCGGATTTGCACCGATGGTTGTACGGGTTTGCAAGCCGCTCCGTTGGCTACTCTGGCAACCGCGCTAAAAGTGGCGGAAGAAGTAGGTTACGATCCCAAACCCTTTCGAGCCGATTGACTTAGCAAGTCATCCTAGTCCCAGACTAGATCATCTTCCATAAAATAAGTGGTGTGATCGCCGGGGTATGATCCCGGATCTACAAGGTTCACAACCTTGGGCATTTGCCAGTTATGCTACGATCACCATCAAAGCGGTTTACTATTTGGGAGTCGAACCCTTACGTTGCCTGTAACGCGATACACCAAGCCTTCCTTAATGTATCCGAGGAGTTGAACCTCAATATTTAACGTCAGTTTCCGGAAACGTAGACGGCAGCCAGCATAGTAAATTTGGCACTCCTGGAATGAATCGAACATTCGCAAGTCGGGGTCGAAACCCAACTGCCAGTTCCACTGGCAAGAGTATTAAATTGTATTTTTATATCTAATAAAAGACACGAGATATACACTATCTCTAATGGTCAGGGAAGAAGGACTTGAACCCTCGTCTCAGGCATCCAAGGCCCGTGCTAAACCAAACTCAGCTATACCCTGTAAAACTTGTGGTGGATTGTAATGGATTTGAACCATTGATCTTCACCGTATGAAGGTGCTGCATTAAGCCACTATGCTAACAATCCGTAATTTTATAGTTCACACTTATGGCAGTGAATCTCCAATTTTAAAATGGTACTCAGTGAAGGTAACGATCCTTCGTCTATCGCTTATCGAGCGATGGCTCTACCTTTGAGCTAACCGAGCATTATACTGAAAAACACTCTATGAATGCTTTTTAGTATAAAAATATACTGTCATAATTTTACTCATTCTAACTAGAACTTTCAATCCTACAACACGCCATTTTAGAGATATTATTTAAAGTGTAATCTCAGCGACCTCGTTCCGCTTCTACTTTTACACTGTCATAAAAAAACCCGCTTTGCTTTCGCTTGGCGGGTTTCTTAGAAATTTATTGGATTTAATGGCTTAATATAATCCATCATCCTCGTCTAAGAAACTCGCGGGCACATTCATAATCTCCGGCTGATACCAGCGTTGACTATCTAGTTTACTATGTAAATTACAGAATGTGTTTAACATCGTTTCGTTCTCTTGTTTATTACAGTTATCTTTAACTGTTTATGTTATAAGTATAACAGACTATTTCTATCTTGTCAACACTTATTTTAACTTTATTTCTTATGATTCTATTTATCTTTTTCGGTTCAAAATGCTTAGTTACGCTTCTCAAACCTATGTAATAAGTGTAACAGACTATTTCGTTCTTGTCAACACTTATTTTCAATTAAATACTTAGTTACATTTAGTCCTGTAACATCTTAAAGTAAACAGTTTCTTCACCCGTTTCTTTGTTAATTGCAGCAATGTACGGATCATTTGCATTTGGTGCAGTTGACCCAATGTAATGCCACGACATACCATCTGCTTTATTCTTCTCTACCTGATTTAAAAACTCTGCATGGTCTACTGTGAACAATGCCCCAATTAGTGCTAGTGCTACAATCATTACTTTTCCCTACGCTTAGTTAAACTATATTTATATTAGACAAAACTCTAACGGAGTTGGAGGGATTCGAACCCACGACCTTCTATCTATGTAATGCAGGGTATTAGGTAATTAATCTAATGCTACATCACCGAGGATAGACGCTTCTCCCAGACTGCGCTACAACCCAAACCCTTTTGTCTAGAACAAGGTCAGATATACGTTACAGTTCTGTCTAATATAAACTTATGATTCTTCGTTACGTGCTTTCCACATACGCTTGATGAACCATTTGTTCATGTTAACCCACGTACGAAAACCGTAATCTGGTGGACTACCTTCCCACTCAATCTTTTCGCGCTTATGATCATACCACATGGATTGTACCCAATGCTTAAACTCACTAAATCTAGCCATTATAATTCACCTTTCTTAAATAATACCGCACTACCAATCAGCATGATTGGCAATAAACATAATAACAATATTTCAAAATAGCCGCTCGCTTCAATAACACGTGTCATTGGCAAAACAGTAGTCTCTAAAAAATTTAACATATTCATTTCCTTGCGCTTTATTAACTTATATAACTATTATACAACAATACGGCTTACTTGTCAACACTTATTACAATTATTAACACACAATATCGCAGGATTATCGCTATTCCATCCTTCAGTCCAGATGTAACTGTGGAATACTTCGTGCGCTATGATTTCTTCTATAGAGTGATGTTCTAAACTATTCCAATCAGGATCTTCATTTATTATAGTCATCATTCTAGCATCATTCAATAATTCTGCTGATTCACCATTTACATTATGAAAATCTTCTTCACTAGAATCTTCATCGGGACCCAATTCATCTGCCCTCATCATATGTCGTCTATCCCATGCATTTGCAAAATAACAACATGGCCACACTCTTCCTTCTGGTGTTACTTCCCATTTTCTTACAGGGAGGTTAGTAAATTCATTTAGAGCTTCGAATGATTGACATTCAATATTATATTTACCCTTTGATGTCATCTGGACTCACTCCTATTAATAATTTTTCTGCATCCAATCTAGAATCTGGTGTTATTAATCCAAAATCTCTATTATTGAAGCAAAAAATAATTTTAATTCCAATCTCTTTTGCCATTTGACGTGCTAGCGGTATTTCATGCCAATTCCACTCAAATATTAAATATCGCCATTCACCATCCCCACCTGATTGAGTGTGAGTTTTCATATTTTCAAAAGCTTTATTAAAATCAACACCTTCTCTATACTTCCAATTGGTGTCATGTGTTGCTCCATCAATTGCCCAATTTATAAAGACATCGTCTGTGTATTTTTCTGCTATCGTCTTATACCAGTTTGCATTTCTAAGCGCACCATTTGTTGATATTAATATTGATGGTGCATATTCTAATGCAGTTTCTATAAATTTGTCAACTTGTGGATGCATCATGGGATCGCCCAACTCGCCACAAAACTCAATTAGATTATACTTTATATTAGTAGATGCTGCAAGAGTTCGTTTAAACACATCTAGATTCATATGCTTGAGTTCTAACCAATCTTCTTTTTCACCAGTATGTTGATTCGTTCTAGCACAACTTCTACATCGTGCTTGACAATATGTGGTTAATGCAAAATCTATCTCAGTTAAATATTCCATATTAGTTGATGTCATTTATTTCCTTACTTGTCAAGTTCTAAATCTGATTTAATTCGGCTAAATTCAGGTGCTACTGACATCACATCATGTCCGCGATGCTTATCATAGTTTTCTGTTACTTGAACATAATCCCTCATAAATCCACGATCATACTTGGTTTCTGGATCTTCGCCAAAATGCAATGCTTCCATTAACGGACGTGAATAATCTTCATAATGAGGACTATCTTTTATCTCTTCTAAAAATTCTAGTATCTGTGATTTCTGTTCATCACGCAACCATTGGGGACTATGCGCCATTGAGTAATATTCAGGTTCTACCAATTGATTCGTACTCATGCCGATGGTACGGTCATTAGTCTGTTGATAATCGTGCATAAATCTCCAGAATGGAACCAAATGCAACGCGTTTGTTACTTGATTCACCGTAGTGACACGTACACGAATGTTCTTTCCTTCTGATGTATTTGAATACTTTACTAACTTATCAAAATTTTCCCATACTGAATCCCACTGCGATGGCGGACGTAAATAATCATTCATATCACCCATGCCCTCTAATGAGCAATTTACAACAACTTGCTTAAACTGACTAAATTGCTTCAACCATCTATCTTGCATATTGGTGATGTTCGTGTAGAACGATAATGTAATATTTTTTGCGTATCCGGATTCAGTTGCTCTGTCTAGCAACTTGAACATATCAGATACAACAGTTGGTTCGCCGCCAATCATTTTAATCGTCTGTGCATATGGCAGCATCTTATCAAAACTATCCCAATCGATGCCAGGCTGAATTATCGCTTTCTTTTTATTAGCAATATTATTGTCCCAATCATATCTATCTAAGTTAGGAGATTTGGGACCCAAATCTGTTGCAATCATATTGGCACGCTCAACACTTACTAAATGCGATGCTTCTTTGTTACACATCTGACATTGTAGATTACACAAATTACCTAATCTAAAATCAAATTGTAGAGGCTGTTCTATATTCCAATCATTTGCACTTGCCAATGCTACAATATCTGGAACCTGATCTTTCCATGAATAGTTTTCCCATTGACGAGAACTTATAATATCGTTACGTTCTAATCTTTTACATTCTATACACTCTGGTAGCCATTCGCCCGTAGCCATACGCTCACGAACACTACGAATGTAATCATGATTCCATGTTCCATCTATGCCTAGTTCTTCTTGATTAATAAGTTCACTAGGTTCCTTTGCCATACAACATAATCGATAACGACCCCCATTGAATGTACTATATTGTACAAATGGCAGTGCGCAAAACCCATTATCTGTGTCATTGTTCTTTATATCGTCATCGTTCATTACTTGATTCCTATAATCATAAATCTATTATATAACTGTGTGCTTTGTTCACCACTAAATAATACTTCTTTCATTTGGTATTTAGTCATGGCGGTAGACAGATCTTTAACGCAGTTCATATTATCTGAAAAATCATTTGTCTGTATTACTATCAAAGTATCATCAGTATCTGGTATATTGTCAAACCATGTATCATCCATATGTGCGCAACTAGTGTTTATCAATAAATCAGGCAGAGATGATTCATCCCATATTATATCAGATACATCATTGGTTTGTGCACTGAATAATTCGTCAGATTCTGCTATATGATTTAACAAACGAGCATACTCTGTTGTCTTATGATCTATATCCACACTAAGTATAGATTCAATTGTTTCATAATTATTAATTAACATAGATGAATGGGTGCATATGTTACCACCCAATATTACAACATCAGATGGTTCCAACGTTGTCTTACTTAATTCTTCAATCATCCAAGACTTGCCTATCATCGAATCACGTGTGATAAAATCTACTAGATCAATATTACCATGCGATGGGTCAGACAATTTCATCAATCCATATATAAAATTATCATTAATATTGCGATTAATATATTCCAATACTTGATGATCTGGTATTACATAATCATCTATTAATAATGATTGAAGTATTACATTAACATAAAGTTCAGTGTCTTCATTCTTACCTATATTTACTTCTTCTAAAATAAGATCGCGAATGCCCCAGTTATCACCGTATACCAGTGCATTCTTTAGTTTAATAAATACTGCATAGTATGATTCTACGGATGACAATGTAAAATATTCTTCTAGTCCATGAAACCATGATAAATGAATTGGGTGATGCTGATCTATTGTATGCACTGATGACTTGTCAAATGTAGTGGTTAACCAAGTGAAATCGTTTATTTTATCTAGAGTTTTCTTATCATTTTTGTAAAATGCACCGAACTCTCGTCCTTGTCTAGCACCCATTATAGCATATTTTCCATGGGCACTGCTATCTCCACGAGTACACCATACATCTAATCTGTATCGATCATCCATATCTGGAGTGGGGTTAGATGCTAGTTTTGTACACTCACGGAATGCACTGCGCCATGTACTGAATTCATCTGTATTGAATTCGGTTATATTAGATATTTGTTGCTTCACTACTAATGGTGCATCTATTGTTGTGGTCATATCTATCTGAAATGATTTCGCATTCAATAACTTATGTCTAGGGAATAACTTTACTCCACCATAACCATAAATCAATCCATTGACTGCATTAACACTCTGCCATACGAATACACAACTTGATTCATTCACACCCGGATACGATTCTTTAATGATATCAGGTGTGAATGAGAAATTAAAATGCTCAGATAACACCGCGTCAGCATCTACTACATAAAAATTATCAGTAGTTGCCAATTTTGCTGCTGCTTGATGTGCCTCTAAAATCCCGACGACATTATCTACCCTCTTCGCATTGGGTGCTAATTTCTGTATTCTTTTGAAATTTTGATCAGCGTTTGGTTCACCATACGCCAACATGACAACATCTAACATTATTTACTCGCTACGATTTGATAATATTTTCATGAATTCATTTGCACCATCGGAGCAATTCTGTTCCCAGTCTGTAGTTGAATCTTCATCTGCAAAGTCTGATACGTACTTATAGCAATCAAAGATAACTTTATACTTTTTGCATACCATTGCAATACCATATGCTTCCATATCAACCAGTGTACTACTCAATGGTGGCTGACTTGTGACAAAGTTATCACCACTAGTCAATGAAACACCACTAAGTTTTAGATCTATCCATAATTCACCAGTGAACGGAGTCTGTCCTACTTTCCAACCTAAAGGCGATGCATCCATATCTCGTTGACCTACGGTACTAACTTCATGTACACCTAGTGCTAAATCAGGATCTAAACTGCCCGCAGTACCCATATTGATAATGGTATGAGGATTGTACTTAAATACTGCTTCCATTGCTGCCATTGTCGCTTTGATCTTACCGACACCTGTTACTATTTTAACATATGGTGTCGGTAATTCATAGGGCAATTCCACTTCTAACGCAATTAATACTGGTATTACATCAGTCACTATCATTGTCCTCTGTAGGCTCGTCTAATAAGTAAGCCATGTCTGCAAATGTTTTTCTGAAATCGGTGCCGCGCATCTCGTCTAGTTTGTTAATGTATTCTCTAAACTCTGGTAATCGCTGACTCCAATCTTCACTACGAGCAAAACTAATCATACCACGTAAACGCTTGATGCCATATTCAGCATCTTCCCATTTCTGATAATCTACTTTACCCTTGTGCCAACTTGGAACACCTAGTTCCCAATTCTCTTTCCACCATGCAATGAACTCTTCATACTTCGCTTCGGTTTTGTCTAAGAACTCATCTGGCAATACCTTGACATTCAAATGTCCTGGCCAGTATACAAAGTGATAGTTAATGCCACCAGCGCCAAAGGGCCACATGTTTGTCTTCTTCAAGTCTGATTGCAGTTTCCATTTAAGGAAGTCTGGAATGTAGTGAATGTTTAGTGCGTTAACTGCACACGCGATTGTAATCTCTACGTTGTTAGAAGTCTGTGTATCAAGACGCTCAAACATTGCAAGTTGATGTGACCATTCACTTGGGTAACGAATATAATCATTCATTTCACCAATACTGTCAATACTATAATGGAAACGTACCTTTTGGAAATGCTTCCATTGCTCTAGTAGACGATCAGGCAATTCAATGCCATTACTGTTGTAACGCAACTCAATCTGAGATGCATAACCCATTTCAATAACTTTATCTAGGATTTCATAATGCTCTTCGATAACCGTCGATTCGCCGCCTGCAAAGTATAGTTGACGCATGAATGGAATTTGAGCATAAAATTGTTCCCAAAACTGTGGGTTGTTTTTATGCCAGTTATAATTAGCACCAAACTGCTTGCCTTTATCATCCCAAGACATTGTTTCTTTTAGTGACTCATTGGTAATCTGTGGATACAACTTATTCCAATCTTTTACCCATCCTGATGAATCGTGTGGACTACACATAACGCAACCAAGTTGGCATTTAGTACCCATACGGATATCAATGTATCGTAGTTTTGAATCAGTTGAACCGTCTTCATATGTTTCTTTAACAAGTTCATCAACATCAATTCCATCACGCATCCAGTACTGGGTTTCCCACTGTCGCTTAGATCGATGTCCTGCATCTTCTTCTTTGTAACATTTCAAACAACTAGCAGGCTTTTCTCCTGCAAGCATTTGTTGACGTACACCACGCATGTAACTATTGTTCCATGCACTAGACAAGTCACTGTTGTTTAGGTTTGCAGGCTTACCATCATCTGTCTTAACAATGCCAACTCGCCCACCGTGAACTTTATCATTTGTTGCACCAACACTACTTGCATTTGCTGTACAACATACTCTCATACTGCCGTCTGGGCGAGTACTCAAATGTATCCAAGGTAGAATACAAAACGTATCTGATGGTAATTTCTTTTCTGTCATTTTAGTTTCCTTTGTGTCGATTTATGACACTCTTTTATTTATATGTTATAGATGGTATCTGCATTACCGTTACGCACAATATCCCATGTTGATGGTGTTGCTGTACCTGTGATCTGTAAACAAGGACGCTTTGACCAACTACCATTCCATGTTAAATGAGGCAATGTACTCCATTCCCATGTAAATATAGTACCTGCTTTCCATTGGGTGTATACTCTATTACCAAACTGAAAGACTTGTCCTGGTTCCCAATCTTCTAATGTGATCAAGAAGCGTATTTTATTGTCGTTTGAATGCTTGAATTCGGGATTATCTATCACACGCTCTTTACGTGGGTTTCCCGGCAAGTTATCAATATGCCACATAAGTTGATCGTTAGGGAACTGCTCATTGAACTTACATGTTAACTTTTCATCTTTATCAAGTTGTAATAAATCTGTGATCGCATTTAATTTTGGGAACTCGCTAGGGAACTTATCGTAATTAATTTTACGAAACATAGTAGATCCAGGTTTACCATCAGGATTCTCTTTATCTTCTTCTATATGGTTTTTACTTTTTTTGTTAGCAGCATGTTCATAACGCTGTTCATTATAATTTTGAACATTGAAGTCTTTTGAACGAGCATGATCTATCTCTGTTGTCCAGTCACCATTGACTATTCCAACAATCTTAACATACTCACCTTCTTCATCTGTGCGAAATTTATCAAAGTGCCAAGGTGTTTTAAACGGACTTGACATTATGGTATTCGCTTTACAGATATATATGTGTCATTGGTCATAATGTCAAGTTTATTAGCCGTTTTCCAAGCAAATCCATCAATTGATTGGAATGCTTGATTGTTATATAGTGAGAAATTCATATCTTTACGAACTGCGAAGTCTGTTATCTTTGCAGATTCAGTCCACAGCAACTTTCTCATTGTATTATAATCAGTATATCCAGGCGCATAATCTGGATAATGTCCCTCGCCAAAATCCATAACTTCTGACCACCATGCAAATGATTTCTGTGGTTCTCTATATACAAGAACTATATAATCACCAGAAAAATTATTCCACACGTAATCTAGATTAAATTGTCTAGCCAAGAAATGATCTTTTATTATTTTGTAACCAGTACCAGTGAATACTGTATCTATGTCGTTGATTATTTTTGATTTATCCATAAAATTGAAGTCTATCCAATCTTCACCACATCCCATTCCTGGTCCCCAATAACTACCACGATGTCCGTTGTTAGTATCGGTTGGTGAATACGCTCTATGATAACATGTGCGTTCATCTGATTCATCAGTCTGATCACATGGTAACACTTGACGCATATGCATATCTATTCCAGACCATTTAGATCCGGGTATACCGCACATCCATATTCTGGTTGCACTATCAGTCATGATTGCCGAATAGACCGTCTAGCACGCTCTTCACATCGGTGCTTACATCATATTCGATTGCTTCATAATCAAGAGCAATATCAACGTTCATGACATCTTCTCGCTCGATTCCTGCGAATACATCTTCTGCCGATGTAATAGAATCTAGCATTTCATCTGATATTTCTATCTTCTCACCACCTACTAATGTAAGGATGATTGCTTGTATATATTTGGGAGGTATAGTTTGTATGTCGATCTCATCAAAAATCTTACTAAATGATCTATCGTTTTGTTCAATTGCCATGATTTATTTATTCCAAGTGTACTTGTAAATTGTAAGTATTCTAATTATATTTATGCTATTTAATAACATAATCCTTGCTTAGATAGTTCCTGTAGTAGATTCCATGTATGTTCCCATCCCTCTACTGTAAAGCACTTATCACTTGTGTTTCTTCTGCCAATGATGGCTTGTTTAAGAGGAGCATCATTGCCACCTTCTTCCATCCTATCACCAAAGAAATAAATAGTTTGTTCGTCAAAATCATGAATGATCTGACCTTTGTCTTTCCCATTGGGTAGTATATCAAGACCCGTCTCACCTGCAACATGTGCAGTTATCCCAGACTCTTTAAATTTAAAGTTGAACGCTTCAGCAATTAGTTTACGCTCTTTATGTACAAATTCATATTCTACATAGGCTGCGCGATCTTCCACTGTTGCACCTCTACCCACTATACTGAAATTCGCCATTCCTGGACGATCTTCAATATGCATTCCTGTCTTAATACTAAATTCAGATTCCTCTAATTTAGCGTTTAGGAATTCTCTCTCTTCGTCACCAAGTACCCATTCATTGCATTCGATTTCTACATCTTTGATCCACACATTATTACCACTACATTGATATACTTTAACTATAAGATCATATAATGTACCGTGTATTTGCTCTAATGTTTTTGTACGATCACTTCCAGTGACAATATATACATCATTATGAGTACAAAAATCCACAAACCATGCTTCGAATACTGGGTCAATTAAAGAACGACTGGGAGTAAGTGTGCCATCTACATCAAATATAAATGCGGTAGGCTCATCGTTCATTATTATTACTCCCAGTCATAATCTAATTTACGCAGTTGCTGTCTTTTTAGCAGCCGGTCGACCACGTTTTGGTTTCAGTTCAGGAGACAATGCATATGCATTTTCACGCAATGTTGCTGCTTCCTCTTCAAATTGCTTTGCTTGTGCAATCATGTTAGATGCAATCGCAATATCATCGATAACTTCATTGCCAGTCGACTCGGTTGACGGAGTTGACAGTGACTCAGGAGTTTCAACAGGTTGCTTATGAATGGTGTCCTGTCCAGACTGCTCGCGAATGATTTTATTCAATTCGTCTAAACGGATCTGAGTTTCACGATTTGGTGTCATCATCACATTTGACGCTTTTTGCTTTTGCAAAAAACCTTTTGCGTGCAATGATTGCAGCATGTTAGTGCCATCTGTCATTACTCTACGCTGTGCAAATTCAGAGAAATCCACTGATGCTTGAGCGCCAGGAGATTCTACTGCATTAATAACATCATCGTGCATCCAATCTACCAATGCATCGGTGTCCACTACTAGACAATTACTTTCATCATCTGGAATTTCACGAAACATGATAACACATCTACGTTGTGTGTTGATCAATTGACCTACATGTTTTAGATTATTTGTAGACATGAGATTAAACCTCGCCTTCTGTTTCCGTAGCAGATTCGTCAGTTGGTGGTGCAATTGATTTGATAATCGCAACTAAACGATTGAACATTTGTCCAACTTGTTCTGCTTCTGCGCCTTTAAATGCGCCACGTTGTACTGACAAATCGATAATATTCGCTGTCAATGTTAAGTCCTGCAATGTTAGTGTTGGTACTTCTTGTGTTGCTTCAGTCATTTTACTTCCTTTATTTAATTAACTACTATGTTTATTTATCTATATTATTACAGATAAATGATGATTACTATTCGTAAACATTTCCGGCGATCTTCGCCATTGCTAAATTCTTTTCAAACTGGGTCAAGTCTACTGGAGTCTCAAACCATAATTGAAATAAATTACTATTGTGATCGATTGTTCTAATATAGTACAATCCCGTCATATCTTCTGTTAATCTGCTCCAATCACATACTTGTTTCTTTTCAACTAGAATAAGTATACGATTTCGCAACATCGACAGAATAATATCTGTTCCTGCAAGCAGTACTAAGTCACTTTCACTTAGACTGCCTGCATTATTTATAATCTTTACATTATGCATCATAATGAATTGTAACTCCAAATGGTGATTCAATGCGATGCTCAGTATCACCGTGAATTACAAACAATGTATCACAATAATCTTCATCACCCCATGAACCAAATGGATAACCATCAGTGAACATAATTAACTGATCAGGCTCCATGTCGTTTTCTTTCATGTAATTCCATACTGCATCGAATTCTGTACCACCACCACCGCGAATATCATACTCAGAGATATCCTCGCCGCCGTCTGCGGTAAATACTTCAACACCATATACACCAGTGTCAAACTGCATCATAGTCACCTCGTAATCTTGATACTGATCCATGATACCTTGCACTTCACTTACGAAGTCACGCAACATCTCTGTACTAATACTACCAGATGTATCGATAGCAACTGTCACTTTCAATTCTTCATCTCGTGACATGCCTGGGAAGATAACCTCACCAGAACGCTTACTAGGACGCATGAATGTGAAATCACGCTTCAATGAACTTTCCAATTGAGTGCGCAACACATCACGCCAATCCATCTTAGGCGATGTCAATTCACCAATCATTCGCTTGATATCATCAGGTACTTCGTCGCCCGCTGATTGTGCTGCATTGATCACTGCTTGCTTGATTTCATCTTGTAATGCCTTACGTTCATCTGCTGACATACCATCAACTGGGTTCCCGTTAGCATCATTGCCATTTTCATCACCTTGTGAAGGCTCTAAATGAACGTCCATGCCACTAATATTGCCAACTACATTGCCATCTTCATCAGTGATAGTACCGTCTGCATTAACAGTGTAACTCTTTCCATCGTAATCTTCCATCAACTTTTCATAAATCTCATAACTACCCATATCACGATACTTAGTATCATAACAAGGTTCACCACCATCTAATTTATCAGAACCAATAATAGTACCAATCTTGTTATCAACTAGTGTGAGGTTTATATTGTAATCACATGCAGCATTATATACTTGAGGATTACGATCACCACGTGCCGCCATATGATCGTACACACAATGTAATACTTCGTGAGCAACCAAAAAGTCAAGTTCTGAATCTGACAATTTATTTACAAACTCAACATTGTACAACAAACGACGCCCGTCGGTTGCAGCCGTAGGCATATAATTAGCCTCAGTAAGAACTAATCGTGATGCAAGTGTTCCATAGAACGGTTTAGTTAATAGAAATCGAACACGTGATTTAGTCATGCGCTCACGTACAGTCGCTGACATCTTAGGACATACTTCTAACTTCTCTGCTACTGCTGTAGACATATCATTTACCTATAAAATTAACTTATGTATTAATTATACTATACATCTAATACGTTGTCAACAGTTTATTTGATTTCTGATTCATTATTTTTTACTTGTAAATACATGTCCCAGTAATACTTAAATTTAATTGGCTCATGTGTATAACTTGGTAACTCATCGCCATACATCTCATCAAATTCTTCTATCTGCTCTATTGTAATTTCATTCATCAATGTATATTGTTTCCTATTTGTTTAATTTCATCCCAATCCATGACCATGACCTACGACAATTATTGTCTTCATAAAGAACTATCCTCAATTTTCTCGACTAATACACCACATTCTTCTAGAAAGCGTACACCTGCTGGATCACGATATTCAGCACCATAATATACTGCGGTAATACCAGATTGATATATGATCTTAGCACAATGAATACATGGTTGATGCGTTACAAACATTGTTGCACCGTCTGCTGATTCAGTAGTTTTTGCAATCTTTGAAATCGCATTCATCTCTGCGTGCAATACCTCTTGCTTAGTAGTCAAACGATAACGACCCTTATCATCTTCGTATGGCCACTGATCTATATTATCTTCTGCATCTAACCAATTACGCGAGGATGCACTCTGATATTCTCGGTGTTCACAATTATTATCCCAGTTCTTGGGAGTTCCATTGAATCCGATTGATATGATTCTATCATCTTTAACAATGATTGATCCTACTTTCAATCTTATCGCATGACTCAATTCAGCGAATCGCTTCGCTGTATCCATGTATGCTTCTTTAAACTTTTGCTTCATTGCGTATCACTCTCTATCGTCATCTATCTAGTATACATTAAATATCTATACATGTCAAGCACTTACTGTGCTAACGGATTATCTAATGCGCGTTGTAACCGCTTGTTTAGCCTAGCCTCAAGTTCTTTTAACTTTCGCTCAGTATCTTTACGAATGCTATCTGCTTTCTGTTCATAGTCTGACTGTAGTTGACTTCGTTTATTTTCAAATCTACCATCTGCAATGCTGATTAACTTACGAACATCTTCTTCGGTTTTTTGCACTTCATCTTCTACTTTATCAATAATCTTTTCTTGACGATTTATATCATCGCGCATAGTTTGTTTTAGATCCTTCAGTGATTGATAATGTTCATCATTAATTTCTTTGATCATGCCTATTTCTTCTTTAAATAATGCAATCTCTTTACTGACGAATTCCATGTGTGCATCAACAATAGCGAACCTTTCACGCTGTACTGCTAAATCCTTGTCAAACCCACTTAGATCGGGTGCTTTATAACTTTCAATCTTAGCCTTCATATTTCTATAGTCGTTGTAGAATTCAAATCCACCCCACGCTGCACCACCCATTGTGCTTAATACTGTTAGTAACAGGAATATCTTTCCACCTGTAAACTTAACTCCACCTACTTCTACTGTTGTTTTCTCACTCATTGTTACTCTCCTTAAAAATTATATTGTAGGCCAATCGCCAAGCCTGTTTTACCGTTGTCCAGTGCTGGCATTAAAAATAGGTTTTTATAATTAACCCTAACTGTTGGTGTAACATCATATTCGTATCCTGATGCTACTCCTAGTTCTATTGATGTGTGATAGTTAATATCATATTCATATCCTACAAATAAACTTACCCTATCAACACTGTTGTAATATGCTCCTGCTATTACATTACTTTCTGTTTTTGCTTTACAATATGGATGAAAAGAATTATATTGATATTCTTCATTAAGTCCCATATGCAATGTTAAGACTATGCCACATATTGTACTAAACATTAATTCATATCCTTATATTGTTCATCTACCATCTTCTCATGAAGTATTTGACTTGCAAGACCATTTAATAATCCTCTTTGGTTCTCAGGGACTTTTTTATCTTTGTAAATACCACCCGATGTGTAAAAATCAGTGCCGGGTATTACTCGTTGTCCGTACGCACTAAAGCCTGGGACAAAGTTAATCAATGCACTTATTTGTGCTTGTAATGCTTTCTGATCGGACAATGATTGGGCTTGGCCCATTACAATTGCTAGTTTTGCTAACTTGTTTTTAATAATCTCTTTCATCTTCTTCACTTTGGCTTTTTGCTTTTCTTCCTTGGTGATCTCCTTAACTATCGGCTTGATTTCTTCAACTACCTCTTCTGTAACCTCTTCTGTAACCTCTTCTGTAACCTCTTCTGTAACCTCTTCTGTAACCTCTTCTGTAACCTCTTCTGTAACCTCTTCTGTAACCTCTTCTGTAACCTCTTCTGTTGTTTCATCAGTTACTTCTTCTGTTACTTCTTCTGTTGTTTCTTCCACTGGTTCTAATTCTGCTTCAATCTCAGTCGCAATCTCTGCTTCAACTTGCGCTTCTATTACTTCAACAAGTTCAGGAATTATTTCTATTTCAACTTCCACCACTGATATAATTTCAACTGGTGCGGGTTCTGGTGCCGACGGTTGTGGTAATATGATAAATGCCTGTGGCAACGGTGCCGCAATAATTTCTTCTATTGTGATAACATCTGCTACAACAGGCGCTATATAACCAGAGCATTGATTATCGTATTGAGGATTATATGAGCATTGTTGATTAAAGTATGCTGTTTCATATCCTACACATTGTGCATTATATAACGTATTAGCATCACATTGTGCATCAAAATGTCCATCACATGCGCTATCATATAGCGGATCAGCACTACATTGATAACTGTAATATGCAGCATTGTAACCAGGACATGTGCTATCATAAAGTGCATTAGCACTACACTGCTGACTCATATAAGCCGCATCATATCCTGTACATCCACTGTCATATAAAGGATCAGCATTGCATTGATAGTTGTAATATGCAGCATCATATCCTGTACATCCACTGTCATATAAAGGATCAGCATTGCATTGATAGTTGTAATATGCAGCATCATATCCCGTACATCCACTGTCATATAAAGGATCAGCATTACATTGATAGTTATAGTATGCAGTATCATACCCAGCACAGCCGCTATCATATAAAGGATCTGCGCTACATTGTTGATTGTAATATGCAGTATCATACCCAGCACAGCCGCTATCATATAAAGGATCTGCGCTACATTGTTGATTGTAATATGCGTTTGCATATCCATCGCAACTACTATCGTATAATGGGTCTGCCTCACATTGTTGAGTAAAGTGTGCGTTATCATATCCAGGGCATCCACTATCGTACAACGGATCTGCTTCGCATTGCTGGTCATAATATGCTGTGGCATATCCTGGACAACCTGTATCGTATGTCGCATCTGCTGCACAAGCGTTGTCGTACTGTTGTTGATTGTACGCCGCTTGATATCCTGGACAACCAGGATCATATAATGCGTCTGCACTACAGTTATTATCATATTCTGCGGTTGCATATGCGTCAGCGTATCCATCACAACTTGGATCGTATAATGCTGTTTGCGCACATGGGTTAGCACGATATGTAAACCAGATTTGTCCGTCTTTGAACACCGGACCATAATGTCCTTCCCATGCAGCTCCGTCCTTGGTTGCTACTCTAAAATTAGCACTACCAAGACTGTCTGGTGTGTATATACTACCAACACCCGTAGTATGATCATATAACTGAATGAAATCTTCTTCTACTTGAAAATATGCACCAGTTTCCGCATCAAACTCTTCATTCTCACTGTATGAGTTTGGCTTTTTCCAATCATACCAAGTATCATAGTCGTATACCCGTGTTTCAATTACCTCACCTGCTGCATTTGTAATTTCAACGGTTACTGTTATATAATCAAATTGTTCTGCATATTCAGTATCAAGTATTTCACCAGTTTCTAGATCAACGCGGTTGCCAATATTGTCAGTACACCAATCCTTTGCGTGTCCAGTTTCAGGGTCAGTTGTATTGTAACAACCGTTTAGATATTTCCAACTATAGTGAACTTTGTCTACACTAATGCCTTCTTGTCGTAACATATCATTGATGGTATATGATAAAGCAAACGTATCGTAACACTGACCAAACATTATTTCAGTGTTGTTTATTTGCATGGCACTGGTTTGTCCAGGCTGACATTGACTGGTAATAATTCCGTCTTCTGGTTTGGAGGTAATAGGATCAGTAGTGTAACTACCGTCCCCATTGGTTGTATCGGCTAGTGCAAGACTAGAGAAGAATAAGCAGAAACAAAAGAAGGCCGCCAATTGTTTTAAATTTATCATCTTTTTCGGTTTCCTCTATTTGCGCTGGTTGCATTTCTGTATTATCATCCCACTGCGTCTGAGCCTCTGCGCCAATTGTACCCAAATATGGACAAGGTGTTCCTGCCATTTTCATAGCATTGAATATTCTGGTATCTTGACACATAACACTTACTGCGGCAACTTTCATGCCCATGTCATATATTGTTTTGGATAATTTTAAACGTTCACAGTTCATATCTCGCACTGTGCTTCCACCACTAATACCTAGTATCTGCGTTTGCACTGCACCTGATATTCCCACTGTACATAAATCACTGTTACTAGCGTTGATACTAGGACTGATTGCACTCGGAGGTGGACTTTTTACTGTTGTTGTATTTGTACCATTGGTTGTAACGGTACTGTTACTTGTTGATTCTGTTTCAATTACTGATGCGTATGTAACCGAAGTAAATTGTGCTAATCCTAATAATACTACTAAAGTAATTTTAAATACGATTTTATATAATAAGTTCATAATAAATATCTTCTCCTTAACTACTTCTATTTATGAATTAACCACCAATATTACTAATAATATATTTAGCCCACAAAAAAGCCCGTACATATCGGGCTGTGTTAAGTTGATTTTCCTTCTAACCATCCATCTATGCCTGCTAACTTTACCATGAATGCATCTTCTTCTGAAAACAGGATTAATTTAGTAGTGCTTAGATAATATGGATAACTCATCTTTCTGAATAGATCAATGAGTTGTCCAGATTTGATTTTTGATTCTAATTGAAATTCCCAGTTGTCATATAGTTTTATGAATCTAGTTTTCCCATTAGTGGTTAAACGAATTGTAAATTTATTATAGAAGATGTCTTCAGTGGTTATTTCAACCGAAGACATATTATTTAGTGTAGTAACTATTTGAGTTTGAATTGACTCAACTCTTGTCATTTCCACGAGTAATAACTTCTCCTTCTATTAATTTAACAACTGTAAATAAGTCTGTTTTAAATAATTTATTCATACGATCAGATAGATTGAATGCATGACCACTATTTTGGAAACTCGACTTCTTATATTTCGGACCTGGATAATCAATCAATGTATTCAATGATCTTAGATTGACAGGTGATCCGTCATAGTATACTGCATACACCGCTTCTGCTCTCAATATCTGTTCTGCGTTGTAATTTCTATCCACGTATTCTATTATTATTGTAGGTTTAGGTCTTGCCATTTCTGTTAAGTGTCTCCATATATATACATTATTCTGTATTATATACTTATTTAGCGTAAAATACAAAAATGAAACACCTAACAGAATGGATTCTACTTATATGCTGCTGTCAAATAGATAGCATGAGTCGTTGCATCTTGTCCAATACGTTCAAGATCCCATTGACCACAGAATCTCATAAAATGTAATCCCACTTGACCAATAGCGGGCTTCTGCACTTGTTCTACAATAGAAGTATCTAATGCTTCTTTAATATTATCAGGTTGTGCAGTCAGATCAATTAATGCCAGATTGCGCGTATAATCATCAAGTACACGATGTTCATCGCCATTATGATCTGTCCAACGCTGCAACATAAAGTTATTCCAATTGAAACCTTGGGTTTCTTTATCAGCAAATGCTTCTTCTAGACCAATCTTATTCTTACTACCTTTCTTACGTACACCAGGATATGCACTAAAGATGTTGTCTGCGGTATCACCACGTACACATTTTTCAAACAACAACCATTTAGGATCACCCGGCATCTTCTGTTCATTAGTCTTCTTGTCTTTAACAGGACGACCATTGCCATCCACGATGCCATCTAACTTGATTAAGTTATCAGTGATACCATTATATTGAGTAACATTAGGTGCGAGTAATTGATAGAAATCTGAGTCTCCACTTACAATTACATGCTTATCATCGGGATGATTCTGAATAAAACGAGCGACAAAATCATCAGCCTCACATTCTTCATGACGAAGACAAGTCATATTTGTTTTGTTAGTTACGAAATCTTGAAAATGTTCATATGCTTCAAAGAACTCACTATCGTCACGTTGTTCTTGTACCGACTTCTTTGCACGTAGTTCAGCACGATTGCGCTTGTACGGCTCATAGAAGTCTTTACGCCAACTGCGACCCTCTAAGCACATTACCACGTGTGTACCGTTCTGCTCACGCCACACTTTGTTGATACTATTGAACATGATATGGAATGCCATGCCAATTTTCATGCTCATGTCATCACCACGTACTACGTGCTTTGCGCGGTGAAACATATGCATCGCGTCTACTAACAGATATGTATTACTCATTTCTTGTCTTCTCTTTATGATTAAATTGTATGTAATGATTATACATTATTATCATGGGGTTGTCAAGCGATTTTGATATTAATATTCTGCTTCTGATACACTACCACATAGGGCAGTAAACCATTGATCAATGATCGCTTCTTCATTATCACCAGAATAACCAGCATCCATCAATTGACGAATGAATACTTGATTCCATTCTAATTCAAAATATCCATCAGATGGATTATCTTTGTCAATATTTACTTTCACCACATTTACATACGGTTCATTACGTGCGGTTGCTTTCTCTTTAGTCGTTACACCAGAATTGTCTGATGAAAAACCTAACAGTTTTTTTAATCTTTTAAACATTACTACCTCTTTTTATATTATTGGTCGGAACTATTCCCAACCAATCTTTTCCCACGGAACATCTTTGTTTCCAAAATGACCATACACGCAGTTGGTGCTATAGTCAGTAAAGTTAAATAAATCAAACCTATCAATAATAGCCTTCGGTGTTAAATCAATATTATCACGAATGAATGACTCAATCTCACTGTTACTACCATCACTATCAATGTAGATACTAGTAGGCTCTTTAACACCAATAGCATAACTCAATTGAATCTGACACCATGTAGCCATCTTACTTGCTACTACATTCTTTGCCAACCATCGTGCCATATACGCTGCACTACGATCTACCTTAGTAGGATCTTTACCACTAAATGCACCACCACCATGCGGTGCAAAACCACCATATGTATCTACAATGATCTTACGACCAGTAACACCAGTATCGCCATCAGGTCCTCCAATAACAAAATTACCCGTAGGATTGATATGCCACACAGTATCGTTGTCAATTAAACCTTTCAATACAATTTCTGCTGCATTCCTAGCAAGAATGCATGCTTCTATGTAACGACCTTCTTTATGCTGTGTTGAAATAACTACTTGGTCAATACGCGATACTTTGCCATCTTTGTATTCTACTGATACTTGCGACTTTGCATCTGGTCCCAATATGGGATCAATTGATTCTGATGATTTTACTCTCTGTAATGCTTTTAGAACTTCATGTGCGTAGTAAATTGGTGCTGGTAGATATGCATCATTGTCATTGCATGCGTAACCAAACATGATGCCCTGATCACCTGCACCAAAGTCATCTGTGCCTAATGCAATATCATCACTTTGCGTATGTATAACATTATGTATCTCTATAACTTCCCAATGAAAACCATCTTGTTCATAACCAATTCTACGAACCGTATCACGAATTATTTGCTCTACTTCTTGATTTGTTACAAAGAAGTTTTTAACCTCTCCTGCAACTGTAACCATATTGGTAGTAACTAATGTCTCAATTGCGACACGTGTGGTTTCATTGCCGACTTTAAATCCTGCATCAACAAGCGCATCAGATATTTGATCTGCTACTTTGTCGGGATGTCCTTCGCTAACACTTTCACTTGTAAAAATATAATTATTCATAATTTGTTTTGTAAATCTCCATTTTATATTGCTTGTACTATTTATGTACCCCAATTATTACCATATAAATCTATGTGCAATCTTGGGCTAAATCTATAACCTTTTTCTAATGCCAACTGTGCAATATCTCTTACTGATAAATCGTACTCTTCTGAGCGACCACCTATTGGCATAAGATATACAGGACATTCAATACCAAAATTACGATACTCTGTCACTACCTCATCTACTTCTGCTACATCTGCCGCATTAGATACAACAAATTTAAGATATAAATTATTACCAGTAACTAGACGATACTGAACAGCAACACCAGGCTTAATCGCATCTTCATGAGATTCGCCACTAACCAATAGTTTAGGTGAACAACTCCACGTTACTGTGATTGTATCTTTATTATCTAGATATTCAAATAACTCGTCATGTAATGACTGAGTTGTGTTTGTTTCAAATGTAACATTTCTTAAATCACTCATACGAGGATGTTCAAATATATCCACATACATACGTTGCCATGCCAATAAAGGTTCGCCACCAGTAATCACTAAGTGAATATCTTGACCATTATCCATCATCCACTTACCGTTTGGCGTAAGCGATAACAAGTGATCAACTACTTCATCTACAGTACGATCAAACATCAAGTGCTTGAACTCTGGGTAGATACTCGCGTATGTATCACAGCCTGTATGAATGATAGGTAAGTCTTCCAATAGCGTAGCATTTATATGTACACCATCATCAATCAATTTCTTTACTTCTGGATTGTATCGTTCGTCTTTGATAGATTCACGTTCTTCACTCGACATTGAAAATGATTTGCAGCGAAAATTGCAACCGAAAGTACGCAAGAATACACTAGGCACACCTACAAATTTACCTTCACCTTGAAGCGAATAGAATGCTTCACTGTATCTAAGTTTCATCAAATAAACTACTCCACTCTTTTAATTTTCGTTTCTTATAATCTATTCTATCATTTAATTCTTGTTCTGTCAATAGATCATTATCAACCATTATAGAAATCATCGCCATAACATCACCTGCTTCCTCAAGTAATCGCTGTTTGTTTGAACCATTTTCATATATGCTGTCTATATCCCAGCGATATATCTTACAACATGCTTGCGTCAATTCACCACATTCTTCTGCTGTGATAACCATCAATTCTTTTATTTTTTCTTTATTCATAATTATCGCTTCTATACGCCCATTGTTCATATTAATCCCAAAGGCACTCAAAATAAACCCCAAACAATCTAAACCCATTAGACATTCTCGCTTGATGCTTCTCACGACCTTCATTGTCTTCCCACACCAGTTTAATACCTAGTCTTTCGCTAAAGTCTTCTGATTTTTCATCTACTGGAATATCTTCATATTTATAATACTGTTGTTCCCACCCATCATCGCCTAACTTTTGTTCAAATGCCCAAATCATTTCGCCCATGATCCAATCCCAACGTTCAAAGTGCTTGTCATCGACATCGCCCTTTTCATTGTATGCGTTACTTTGCTTCTTACTCGGACGTAATCTTTTAGGCACATCTGTAAATGATACATTAGGTGCACCATGATTGGTTGCGTTAAGTTGTATTAGCATTGGATGGATGATAGGGGCTAATGTAGAATCCATGCTCCATGTATCCCATTTATCAATATGAACCTTTACAGTTTGTGTTTGACGATCTGCTATCAAGTTAACTGACCAGTTGTATAAAGTTTGCAAGCAATCTTCAAGCACCTCAACTGAGTTATCAAACCGTGTAGGAACAACTGGCTCTTTGTCGTTCAGTTCCTTGTCGTTCATTTCCCATAGGAAACCATACTTCTTTTCCATGTGGTTAGTATGTACTCTGCTAATCCAACGATCAGGATATTTGCCAATTTTTATCTTCATAATGTATTCCTCTACCTACGCCTGTAATTTCTGTAAAAAACGATGCTCTTCCCACAACCTATTTTCATTAGGTGTCATTTCTGCAATAATAGCAAATCTTGATTCTCTTAGGTTATCATCTCTTGTATGTTCAACACGTAACGACACACCCATCTCTAATAAGAAGTTACTAGGTGCTTGATTGTCGGTAAGAAACATAAGCATTATATCACGACAACTATGATTCTGGTTGGTGCGCTTGTTAGCTGTAAACATTTTATGGTTATGTGACACCCAATTTCCATCAATCGTCATTTCCGATTCTAAGTAATTCCATACCCTATATTCTTGTTTCATTTTATTTCTTCTTTGTGCTTTTGACTATCTGCTATACGCTTACGTAAATCACTGCTAGAAAAACGATGATCACGATTGTTAAAAAATAACTGTATGCTACGGCGACTACATATATCTTTGCCTGTGAATTCTTTGTTTCTATATTCTTCACCTAAGATACGGACATTAATATTATACATTTCTAGTATATCTTTTAGGTCTTCCTCAGTCGCATACGGAATGATTTCATCTACGTACTTAACTGCTTGTAACTGATTATATCGTTCAACCACTGTCTGTATGGGTGCGTTCTTCTCTGATCTATCAATGGTAGGATCAATTTGCAATCCACATATTAAATAGTCACAGTGTTCTTTTGCATCACGTAACATCTGTATGTGACCAGAGTGTAGCAAATCAAATGTACTACAGGTGAATCCTACTACTTGTTTATTATTCATTGTTTCTTTCTCATGACTAAGGGACGCATTGCGTCCCTATTTGTTATTGTTATATTTTAGAATGTTCCAGTTAACGTCACACCTGCTTCCATTGCAAGTAATCCTGCTGTACCTGTATAGTTATTACGTGCTTCTGCAAACATTTCAATGTCTACGTTATCAGTAATAGCGGTATCATAGAACATGCCAAGATTATACTCACGCGTCTGTGATGACAATGAACTTGTCATATGGTTCGTGGTAATATCACCCACTGACGATACCGATGCTGCTACATCAAATTTAGCATCACCTTGGGCGATCGCTACTGGTAGTGCTGCAACAAATCCGAATGTACCATGTGCAGTTTTAAACTTAGCACCAAGTGTGGCAGAGTTACTTACTAATGAACTTGCAGATTTCATCATTGCATTATCACCAACATTCAATGATGTTAAACCAATATTTGCACCTCCGAAATAAGTCACACCATTAGTTTCATATTCTTTATTGTAACCCATGTATAATGTATTGGCACCGTTAACATCGATCAGCATACTATCTGCATAATTACCTAAGAATGTGTTGCTCTCTACTACTGCACCGATCGTAATGTCGTTAAGTGTAGTAGCAATATGTGCACCTTCATCACTGACACTATAATCAATTCCCTGTGCAGATAATCGAATACCAGTAGAGAAGCCTGCATACTGATCTGCTGCTATACCACTTTGTGCTGCATGAGTTGTATGTACTGTACGAGTATCAATACTTTGAATTAAATCATTGCCGTTTACATAGAAGTCACGATCATAATCATCAACTACCATCATTGATGACAATGCTGAAATATTAACACCCGATACACTAGCAGTGCCCGAATTCGTAACTGAAGTCTTACCACCTTCTACGCGACCCGTGGTAGGTATACCAACAACACCTTGTGGTGTAGTTGCTTCTGCCAAATCAAGTAGCCCTTGTCCGTGAACATTTACATCATAATTAGGAATATCTTTATCACCAGTATTCAATAATAACTTAGCAAGATTCTCACCTTTCATGTGTGGCCACATCTGCTTGACCACTGCGACTGCACCAGCGATCATAGGTGCCGCCATTGATGTACCAGTATTTAAACGATACTCCCCATTGCTATCAGTAGATGCTACATATGAGCCAGGTGCCATCAAAAAGTAATCACTTACACGGTGATCAGTATTGCACATGTCTGCTGTTTCATCATAATCAAAACATACAGTACCAGCCTTGTTACTCCATCTAGAAATTTGCTCACTACGCAAGTCATAAGAACCCGCTACAATAACACGCCCGTCTAATGCCAATGTACCATCATCGTTTTCAAGTACTGCATAATGCGCAGGGAATGTACTAAAATCTAAACCCTGATTACCAGCGGCTGCAACTAAAACAGATTCATGACCTTCCATCGCTGCTTTCATATCTTCTGGCAACCAATCTGTCTGTAAGAACGAATACCCATTCGTTTCATAAGTTTTTCCATCACGACCACGTTGATCAGTTGAACGATAGAATCCATCACCGATCTCTAGAATGCTATTTTTGTATGTTGTATCTACATTATAGTTTGCACTCAAGTTAATGACATCAGCACCATTCGCTGCTGCCCAAGCAATACCCTTTGCTGCGGCTTTTAAATCAAACGATCCGTAGGTGCCTGTGCTTGCCTTTGCAATCAATAACTTTGCATCTGGTGCTACGCCTGTGGTACCTACACCATCTAAACTTGCAGATGCGATGCCTGCAACGTGCGTTCCATGACTAACCTTCGTGATATCGTGCACTGTTTCATAACCAAGATCACACGCTCGTGTGAAACATTTTGCATCGATAATCTTACCAGCAAATTCACTATGATCTAGATCAATGCCAGAATCTACAATACCAATGATAGATCCCTTGCCTGTCCAACCACGTGCCCATGCTTCTGGTGCACCAATGGCATCTAATGATCTAGCATAAGGCGCCAAACCACTCTCTCGCTCGATGAAATCTGCGTTAGTGCGTGAATTAGTATTCCATGCTGCTTGACGATATGTGTCTGTCTGTGAATAATCAACATCATCACGAGCAAGATATTCTTCAACCGTCATTGCATCGACTGTCTTTATACCTGTTTCGCCTTCTGCTACTTGTACAGGCGATTCATCCACAATAACAGGAACAGGATAACTACGAATCAATTCACGATCACGAGTTGTTTCACGATTTGGTGTGTTTGTAGTGTCTAGTAGTTTTGCTGTGCGCTTTGAATCATTTGTACCATCACTGTACGATGTATCAATAATAGTCATTTCAAATGTACGAACAGTAGTGATGATTTCAGACACCAGTGTCAAAACTGCATATTCAGAAATCATACCAGCATCAGTTTCTTTTTCAACCGTGTCAGTAGACGAGATCAATACTGGCTTGCTATTTGTAGTTTGTACATATGGTTCAACACGAGTAGAAGAAGAAACTATCGTGACTGATGTGTCTTGAATGGAATTTAATAATTGTGTGTAACGCGCTACTTCTGTTTCATAGAATGCGTGGCGTTGAATGATAGGACGGAACCAAGAGTAATGACCATACTTAGCGCCATATTTGCTGATAAGATTACCATATACTTTAACAGTGCGAGTATAACTTCTTAACATAGTGGTTACGAAATTAATTTGTGAACGTTGGCGTTTGATGCTAGACGCGTAATCATAGTATGACTTATACGCTGCTTCTGCCTGAATAGGTACTGCTGTGAAACCCATTGCCAATGCAATTGATAATGCAGTAATTGTCTTTTTAAATTTAATCATAATGTTCTCACTGTTTAATTAACTTATATATTAAGTATACAGCAAGAATCATTACTTGTCAACCTTATTTGGCTAACTTATTCATCATTTTTTGCTGATCTAATAATTCCTCAATAGATTGTGCACTAGTGATGCTAGGATTCTCTTTGATGAGATTATTCAATAAGGTAGTCATAACACCTAGTAACATATTGGATTCATTTAATGATTCTACTAGATCAATAGTATTACCATCTGGTGTATTTATGATAACACTATTACGCATATCTGACGTTAGTCTGCCAACAGCATAACTCGGATGTATGAAGTCAGTTGTTATAGATGAACCATCTATTGTGTCTACACATACATCTGATTGGTTATTATAAGTTGCCATAATCGCGTTCTGCTTCCCAAGGGAATACACACCATACAGGCTTGTCGATCTTATTCATCTCGATTGCTGCATAATCAACATCTGTGAATAAACTTGCTTCATTGTCTACCAATGATGCAAATCTAACATTTCCATGCCAGATATCATCCCATGCAAAGTCAGGTTGAGCCGATGTACTTTTCCAATCAGACTTTAGCCAATTAAAAGATTTACCAGAATGATTGATATCATCGATAACAAGAATGTTAGATCTATTATTAGGATGGTTTACATCTGGAACGATAGCATCACCGTCATTAGTAGTGTCTTCCCATCCCACTGCATCTTCTGACATCCACGCATTGGTGTCATCTTTACCTAGTGCATGCATTTTAATGCCAGTCAAGTTGCTCAACATAACTGCTGGTACCAGACCGCCACGTGTCATACCTACAATGTAGTCTGGGCGCCAACCATCGGCTGCCATTTCATTATTGATTGTCGCAAGCATATGCTCAACGTCTTCCCAACTGTAATATACTCTTTTATTCATAATTACCTCGGTGCAAATGATTGTTGCATTTTAATATTATCAAAGAACTCTTCTTTAACAGAAGCCTTAACGAAGAAATTACCTCTAAGTACAGTAGTTTGTGTTAACGAACTATGTGCCATAATGCCTCGATTAGTGCAACAGCCATGCTCGGCTTGAATATACACTGCAAGATGCTTACTATCGGTAGCCTTCTCAATTTCACGAGCAATATCATTTGCAAGTTCTTCTTGAAGCGTTCCACGCCTTGCACACCATTGTGCAATACGCGTGTACTTACTTAATCCAATTACTTTATCTTCCGGTAAGATGCCAATATAAACAACACCAGTTACAGGTTGATGATGATGTGAACACATTGATTTGATTTCAGATCTAACTACCAACATACCTTTAAACGGATCACTGCTATTGTTTGGAAATGCAGTAGCAGAAGGAGCAGGATAATAACGCCCACTCATTAATTCTGTCACATACATTTTAGCAAGTCGTCGTCCAGTATCTTGCGAATTGGGATCATTGACTGTATCAATTATTAAACTATTAAGAACACCTTCGAACTTTTCAGTAAGTTCTACAATAAGTTCATCGTGTTCACCATCCATGATATATTCTGAAATATTATCCCCTGCCCAATGTCGATGATCGGCATCAGTGAGGCGCTGTTTAATTTTACTTGATACTGACATCTTATACTCCTAAGAGTGAGTTGGAGATACGTAGTTCAAACGACCTACGTGGATTTTCAATTTCTTTACTGCACGATCTTTGTGAATCTTTACTGTTACATCAAATGTAATAGCATTATCCTTCACGGTAGTATAGATATTGTATTCACGCAACTTGTATGCACGACGAAGATCACTCAAAAAGTTATTAAACAATCCACGAACATGTTCGGTATCTTTGCGATTAAACATATAACCATCGTATGGCTCAATGATCTTCAACAAATCAAACTTAATATCGTGTAAGGTGTAATACCCACTAATGTATAGTGATGGTAGACGAGGCGCCGAGGGCTTATACTGGGATGCTGGTGCTGCTGTATCTGTGGTCATAATAATATACCAATTAGTTAATAGTTAAAGTTATGTTTCATCTTCGGTTGCTTCGAATTTACGAGTGAATTTTAACAACTCCCATAATTTCCAATCAATCGCTTCTGCAAGTTTCATAAGTGTTGCAGCGTCTTCTTTTGTAAATGCTGTATCAATCATATCACCCTTCGGTGCTTCTGTCAATGATAATGAATCATTATTTTCTACATCGTCAATAAGTCTAATTTTCTTAGCCATGTTGATTTCTCCGTTTAGTTTAAGTTAAGTTAATGTTTCTAAAAATTCTTCTGAGATATCTTGTTCGATTTCCTCATCAGAGTCTACAGTTGCATCATCACCCATCTGAAATAGATTAGAAAATAATACGTCACTGTTCTTTACTGATTTCTGTCTACTGAACTTAGCAAACAAACTTTCAGCCTCATTAATCATTGTCATAGGAGTTTCACTCTTAAACAATTTCTCAATGAAATTGATCATATAAACCACTTCTACTGGAATATGATCATCAATCTGTCGGGCTTTGCCCTTACCACTTACTTGTGACCATAAGTTATGATCTGTATTAATTAATGGCATGGTAGCATCTGCAAAGCGATTTGCTCGTTGAATAGATTCAATATGAGAATACGTGTTGTGACCTTGCATCAACATATAAGTCAATGAATCCCAACTTGTCTTTGATACATCTCCGTTCTTATCAAGCGCACCTACTCCTTGATAACACATATCGCCCATCGTTAAACGATCTGCAATAGGTGAACGATAAGGCAACCGTACTGTACTACCCTTTAATGATTTATCATTAATGAATCGATCAGTCTGTAACCTAAATGATTCACTCTTATATATTGATTCAGCGTAGATTTCACCCTTCGATGCACCAATGAATGGCGATGCTGCGTCAAATGTAAATTCCATATCAGAATTTACATGCTCGCGCAACGCTCGTTTTATTGCAGTATAAACTACAGCAAGTTCGAGTTTGCCTACACCTAGCACATGAACTAAATCTCGTTCGCCTCGCTCAAGTAATTTGTCATCACGCATCTGAATTAGTCTGCGTAATAAGATATCAATTTTGTTTGACTTACAAGCACCAGAAAATGCCCAACCCTCAAATGGATAATGCTTAACTGCATCATACCATACACGAGATTCTTGCTCATTCATACCTTGCATAACATTTAAGTATTTAGTTTCAAACTTTCTGTTCTTTACAAAGAAGTCAGCATTAAACTTAGTATAATCAAGACACTGTTGGAAATCTTTGATACCACTAGTCGCTGAATACTGCGGCAATGTGGCAAGCGTGGGAACATCAAGAATCATACTATAATCTGCGGTGTGTTCAAGCCAATTCAACACTTGATGACGTAAACTATCATCTGTCTTGAAATTCTTCCAATCACACTTGATAACACCAGTTACGATTTGATAACCACCAGAATCACCCATGATAAAAGTCTTACTTCTATCACGTGTTTGAATGATCATGTCACGCTTATCAGTCTTAGTGATATCTCGCTGAGCATGTCCAACCGAATATAATCCCCATTTATATTGAAAATATGAATCATCTTCTTTTAAGAAATTACAACCTGCTAAACCATGTTCAAGTCCCACGGGTATACGCTCAGGAGGAAAATAACCATCCCCCTGATGGTGATACCGTGTAATGATATTATTATAGAAATTGCTGATGCTAGGTAGCCATACAGCGTAATCTTCATTAGTATCAGTCAAATTCGCCATACATTACACCGTTAGAGCAGGAAGGATATAGTCATACTTAGCAATGCCAGAATCTACTGAAATCTGTAGAGCGCCGCGTGCTGAAATTTGCATTACACATGAACTAGACATACCCAATTTTAGGATAGCCAATACTTGCGATAGAGGCCATGCATAGCCTTGTGATAATGTACCATTTACATTGGTTGCAAAGATACGCTTACCTGTATAAGAACCATCTGCTGCACCAACAGTAACAACCAAGTTACCATCTTCTGTCTTAACAGTAAAGTTAGGTTCAATGTCACCATAGATTGCTGCGACTTGTTGCAATTCTGTTACTTTCGCTTTGGTAGGTTCAAATGCGATATCCCATTCAACACCTTTGAATGTAACAGTTTTTAATGTTTGATCTATAATCTCTTTACTCATAAAGCGATACTGATCTTTATTACCATCACCATCTTTGAATAACAAATGATCAGGCGTATCAACACCATTGCGATCTCGTGTTACTACTGTGACAGTAGCATTCTCTGATTGAGTTGAATATGCACCAAGACCAGAAACTCCTGCTAAGAAGCCTAGATTACCCATACCGATTTCACCTTGAAACTCAGGTGCAGCGTTATGAAGTTTACCCTTCAAGATAACTGTACGATCTGCGTTCATCGCGTCAAGTGTTGTTTCTGTATCAGAACTTGTTAATTTAACTGCTGTAAATCCAGCGGGACCTGCTGTGTGTTTTACAATATCTTGTATTACGTCACGTGTATTCATTTACTTCTCCAATTTTAATTAATATTATTATCAATTAGTGTTATTATTATACATCATAAATTATATTTGTCAAGGTAAACTTTACATTTACCCTGACTTTTATATTATCCAATGATATACCCATAATCCTTAACTGCTGCCTTTAACTTATCATCTAGTTCAGTACCATACTTACTCGTACCTAACTCAGTTACTAAGTACGTTTTGAAGAATCGTTCTAGCATTTCATCTATCGTCATAGCAACTTGTGTCGGCTTATTCATATTACTTAACATAAGATTATTAGTAAATTGCTGCATCCTAACATTCTTACAGTAAATAGCGAAGGCTTGGAATGGTGCATTCTCTATGAACAATGCCCCTTCTGCCGCCTCTACATAATTGCCAATTCCATATTCACGTAGTACCATACTTAGTATGCCCGAAGAGAACTCAGTAGCATCTGATAACTTACTTATTTTGCTAACCACTGTTGGACACGCGCTCAAAGATGCGTTTACCGTTTGAGGCAGAATACACATGTTTGCAAGTGTATTATTGGTATCTTTAACGAAGGCAGACAATCCTCTATGATCGACATAACCTGTTGATCGCTGATTAATCAACACGTCAAAGGCATTCTTCGCAACAACCTGTTGGGATACAATGTGTTCAAGTTGTGTATCAGGCTTTCTTTGATTACCATCTGTAAATACAGATAGTGCAACATATGCAGCGTCATGTTTGATACTTTGCATAAAGTTTGGTACTGCACCTACCTCTACGAACAACGTCTGATCAATAGCATTGTAACCAATTTCTGAACCTGTCCATGTTAACGGCTTAAATACCTTACCAATTTCAACTTCATCATCACGCTTAACACCATAAACCATTGCCCTTGCTGCATCCGAAATCATACGGAACCGATTGGCTTTCTCTTGCTTATTCACATTTTGTGCTAGTACATTCAGCGACCTGTGTCGTGAAAACATATATAGCATTTGATCTAATTTAGGTCCAGACATTTTACTACTTAACATGTTTGCATTATTTTTTGACGCTTCATATGCCATTACAATAAATAATGTTAGTGTTGCAACAATTGCTTCATCATTATTTACATACGCAAATTGATCTGCAATAGATGAACGTAATACACCATTTGATTTTAATTCATTGTCTATACGTGATAACATATCATCTAGACGACCAATAAAATCAAGATAACAATGCTCATACTTTCCAAATGGGTCTTTACCCTCTCCTAACCGAGTCACGTGATCATTCATTTTTGAGTGCTTTGGGCTACATGTTACAATCATTAACCGCAATGCGAAATCTCTTGAAACTTTAGCATCTGACACGCCATAAGACATAAAGAATTTGCCCAATCGCTCAGACAATTGATTCATTTCATCATAATATTTTTCTGATAACGCATTGTAACACAAATCAATATCAGTTACATCCGTGCTTGTCGAATTTGGCGTTACAAATAGTTCTGTTCTTTCGGCTGCACTAGGGTTTGAGTAATATTTAAGCGTCAATAATTCTCTATCAAAGATTGCATCATGCATCTGATCAATGATAGTTAGAAGTTTCTCTCGTTCATCGTCAGTGTTTGATTGCAATTCCAATTCATTGTAAATATCTTCGCTGGTGAAATTCTCAAATTCACGCATACGTGAAATACATATAGAGTTAACAGGTGCATCAGCAGCAGACGAATAAAATGCAAAATCACTTTTATTGAACTCAATTGCACCATCTTCATCTACATTTACATCATCTAATTTTAGGTACATAATATCACCATTATATGATCCATTGAAGGCAACTGATAGTGAAATAGTACGCTGTTGTCCATCAATAAGATCAAGGATGAAATCAATATTCTTCTTAATATACGTCATATTTTTACGATTTAACAGTGTTGCATTCTCGCCTTTAGTAATGATGTGCGGTGGAATCTCTAAAGACGTTTTAATGGTATCCTCATAATGTTGAATAGAGTGACGTGCACATGTTAATTCTGGAATTGACATTCCATTAAATATGCTAGACACCAAATGCATCATTTTCAATGGGCCATATACAGGAGAACGCTGTCCATGTGCGATTGCAAGTTGCTGACCATCATGACCACCCAACATTTTTAAATATTCGGCTACACTATAATGCGTGTATCTCGCTTTGCTATATTTGAATGTTGATTTTGTATTGGTTACTCTGACTGCTGCCTTAATTACTTTTGCCAACTGTAATGAACCCATGTGTACTTCCTTTCTTGATTGATTAACTTACTTAACTATTGTATAACAATAGTTCTTACTTGTCAACCCTTATTATAAATTATTTCACTTATTTCATCCCACGGGGTGGTATGCACGATATCCCTCTGCATCAAATATCATACTATTGTTATTTTCTATCTTCATTTTTTATTCCATCATTTCTTGTAGTTCTACTAACTTTTGAATAATTTCTTCAATAGTATTTCGATCTTGCTCGTTATCTGTATCGATTTCTATCTCTAGTTTGATCTTCATTTTTATTCCTCATGGTGACAACAAGCCACGCACATATTTGGTGGTGTGTCACTATTCCAATTTTCTTGTGATATATGGTTAGTGAAAAAATCATGTTCCATGATATCAGATACATCACGTACATCACAATTTTAACAATTCATTATTCGTATCAATCACTTGTTTCAATATATTACTACCAGTAAATTTCTGGAATGCTAATGTGTCTTTAGGGAAACAATAACCAGAAAATCCTAATGTACCTTTGCAATTTTGTGCTTGCATATGACTAGGTCCTATGTTCTCAAACGTTGCCAATATATTAATCATATGATTATAATCGTAATCAAAATCTTTTGTCTTATCATAAACTTCATGAAAAAATGCTACCTTTGTAGCGAGCCATGTGTTGTGAACATATTTTATCATGCTTGCTGTATTTCTATCAGTAATCATAAACTTTGTTGGATTCAGTGGACCGAGTAACATTTTTTCCCAGTAATACCCTTCTGTTGCTGATTTATCTGCCACACCAATGATTAGTGTTTTCTGATTATCAAAATCTTCCTTAGCAGTTTCAGCACGTAGGAATTCTGGACAATAAGTAACATTGTCTGGATACTTAGACATCATATCTGGCGATACCGTACTCTTTAATAAAATATGAATATCGTTATTAAGTGTCATCAATTCATCAATTACAGATCGCACAATACTATCATCACATTCACCATTATCTAACGACGGTGTAGGTACTGCTACTATCGCACAGGTAGCAGTTTTGTAATCTTCTATGTGATTATTCGGATACACGACAGGATCAATGCGTGATACCTTAACTTTGCTTGTTTTTTCAATATAATCAGCGAATGTATTGCCAACAAATCCACAACCTACCACTAGCATATGCTGGGTTTCATAAAACTCATCATGTTCCGATTCTTGAATCTGCAATTTCCAATGATTCGACTGATCTATGTAACTATACATTTGATCCCTAAAACCCTTGTAACCAGATCGCATCCAATGTTCTTGGGCAATATTGGCATTGTTATCTAAATTACGAATAATACCCTTCAACTTTGTTCTTAATCCCATCATAATTCTCCTGTTACTTAAATTGTGCTGCAAACGGATCAAACTCTGCGCCGCATTTCATTGAACATACGCCCAACTTGCCATCTTCTATACTATTCTTTGCCCAACTGTCTTGTATATCCTTCATTACGCCAGTATTGAATACACCTTCAATGCCATGTAGTTTCACACTCAGCGCATCTTTACCACCCGCGTTATCAATGAAATCCCAGATCTGTTCTACTTTAGGATCATCATGCCACCACTTGTACATTCTTCCTGCTGTCCAACAGCATGGCATCAAAATGCCCTCTGCTGTTACAAATATATTCTTATCTTTTGCTACTTTGCAATTAATCTTAGCAGTGTCATAGTATTGTTTCATTGAACCATATGTTTTTTCTATCTCTGCTTGCTTCAATAATTCCAAATTCTGATGCTCTGCTTTCTTAGGCTTCGCGAGTACTTGTGTTACTGCTCCTTTACGATTCGTACCTTGATGTGTTTCTTTCTTTTCACTAGTTGCACTAATGAATCTACCTGTTTTCTTCTTGATGAATTTCTCAACACCCCATTCTTTCGCTAGTTGTTCTGCACGATCTACATCACATTCACTATGCTCAAAGATTAGATAATCCCATCTTGCTCTGCCGCCAGCAGCGATAAATGCTTTCATGTTTCTCTCAACAATCTCCCACTTAACGCCCTGTCTGTACAAATGATTCGTATTTTCTAATCCATCAACACTAAATATCACTGCGCCGTTTTTACCAATGACCTGTGCCAATTGTGTCCACCATTCCGCAGATCTTGCACCTGCATTGGTATTCATGCTCAACCACATTTCATCGTTACATGCACGAAACCATTCAAATATTTCCAATGCATCTGATGCGGAAATGGGATCACCCAAATTACCACACATATACATCGTATCTAATTGCGAAATGAAATCAGGCGGGAACATATCAATGCAATCATCTAGCGTCAACTCAGCCAGATTGTCTTTGATATGTTTGTTGACTGCACCACCATTTTCATTACGATCACACATAGTACATGACGCATTACATCGCTGGGTCACTTCTAAGTGTAATTGTTTTATATCTTTATACTTATACATTGTTATCTATTTCCTAGTTTCTTCAATACACTTGATTAAAGATAAAATAATCTACTACGAAGGTCATCTCCGCACCAATAAATACTGCAACATAATAATTGTTGGTTACATTCCATAATTGTTTTATAACAAACCAAGCAATCAATACTCTTAATGTATAAAGTATATCAGCCACAATTAATTCTGCAAATACTGGTAATTTCTGAGCATTAAATAGTAATGCAAACAATCCATTATCATACATGAAACTCAATTGTGCTGCAATCAGTACAGCGACATAATAGTTTACATATCTATTAAAAAACTTGATTACGTGTGCTGTTATGATTAATCTATATGCAACGTATACTACGTTTGCGTAAAATAACTCAATCATCTAGTATCAACTTCACATCAACGCCCGGTCCAATCTGACTAGGCAACCCACCATGCTCTTCCATATAATATTTAATCACTGCACGATACCATAACTGACTGTTATGCTGTGCTACTTTATTAAATTTATAGATTGAGTCATTATCTGCTTTCATAGTGCTAATAGCACGTGCGGATTCTCTTTGTAATTCTCTTAGATCGTATCCGTCTAAGATTAAATCCCACAATTCATTATCCATTTAATTCTCTATTCCTTGTATCCTAACTAACATTGCATCTTCTGCTTTCTTAAATCTATATTCAAATATACGATGACCCGTAGATCGCATTCCACTTGAATCAAATGTAAAATCTTCTTCGTACTTGAATCCCATATTACAAATTCTACCAGTAATTCTATTTGCAACTACGAGATACATATACATTCCATCTGAATATTCACTTGGATATATGAAATCTTCCACAACGAATGTAACTATCTCGTCCATTTTACTTTACTCCTATGATCATAAATCTATCATACAACTCAGTTTTTAATGTACCCTTGTATAGAATATTTGACATTTTATATTTATCGAGTGCATCATTTAATGTCTTGACGCAATTACTATGCTGTATATTGTCAAAGTAATTATTAGTCTGTAGTAAAACAATTGTGCCTGTGGGTAGATTATTAAACCAATCATCTGACATATGTTCACAACTAGTGTTAATCACAAGATCTATGTCGTTGCAATGCGTTGCACCTGCGTCTGTATTTACTACTATATCATTATTAAACCATTTAATAGTCGATGCATCTAATGTGATTGGAACTAATTGACCACTGTTGATTTGATTTCTCATCATTTTTTTAATATGGTGAATAACATCTCCATCTATATCAATCGAATACATCTTATCTATATTAAATTTCTCAAACAACATGTGTGCAATGAAGTTATACCATGCACCAAATACTGCTACATTTCCTAATACATTCTGATCAACTACTTTGCTTAATTCTTCAACTAACCACTTCTTGCTAGCAATTTGCCCACGACTGTAGAAATCATTAAAGTCGGGCACCAAGTCTTCATCGAATGAACGTATGAATCTGTATGCAGCGGGCGTGTAATCATCTTTAACAAAATGCTTCACTAAACCGATTAGTTTGGACTGTGTCACATCATAGTCAGGCAAGTCTTTATGCATTATACAATTATAAAAACTGCACATTTTTTGCTCGTCAAACTCTATAGCAGAATTATCCATATGCGAAAGTCGTATCAATAGATCACGTTTACGATAACCATTATCATGCATCAATGCCTTGAATAGTAAATCAAAATCTGCTGCATACGCTGTACCAATAAAGTATTCTTGCAACCCATACAACCATGCATGTCTATTAATAAAATCAGACTGATTCATTGAACACTTTCTTCAACCATTCCCAATCATTGATCTTCTTTAATGCATCAGGATTGTCTTTGTAATCTTCACCAAACCCTTTACCTTGCTCTGCACCAATCAATGCATACTCACCGAATGGTCTATTTTCACCACGCGATGTCCACACTGCTAAACGATATGCATCGTCTATTTGCTTATTGTGATCTATGATGTTACTCGCTAGTTTTGTACATTCACGAAACGCACTGCGCCATGTATTGAAAGGATCTGTATTGAACGCAGTGATGTTAGCGATCTCATATAATGGTTTAAATATTGCACCAATACTAGTAGTCATATCTACTTTGAACTCGGTAGTTGCCAATAGTTTTTTCTTAGGGAATAACTTCACTCCACCATAACCATAAACCAAATCATTAATAGGATTATGACTACGGTACGTGAACACACACTCTGTCTCTGGTACGCCAGGATATGCATCACGATTCGCACTAGGTTCAAATTTGAACGCAAAATTCTGACTGATGATAGCGTCGGCATCAACCACATAGAAATAATCAGTAGATGATAGGTTCGCTGCTGCCTGATGTGCATTCAACAATCCATCAACCCTATCTACACGCTGTGCATGAGGTGCTATCTTTTTTAAATTTTCGAAGTTTTCGTCGGCAGATGGTTCGCCATACGAAAGCATTATTACATCTAACATATACTATCCTTATGATTAGTAATTATTATATAATATTTTTACTGTTTTGTCAAGTTAAAAAATACTTGCAATCTCTTTCATATTACGATATCCTTGATATACTCCACTTGGAGTATCACCAGTTACGAACAAATCTTTATTATTAGATAACACTTCATTAATCAGATTAATGTACGCTGCTTGTGCTTGGAAATGTGTTGTATTGACATAATTAATTTCATATTGCCAAATATTACTCACTTGTAGAAATACTGTATTATCATTACCAATCGCATCAACTAATCTTTTCCATTCAGTTACCATATTAATTTTCATAAAAGTATGATCTAAACTTTTAATATGAGCCCAATCATCTAACCAAGTGTCACCTACTTCTTCCATGAAACCATGAATTAAATCTTCATCATATAATATAGTATCGTCGTCAATATCATAGACATCATGAATATGATGTTTATGTGCTTTATAGAATCCAATGAAATCAGTTCCATCCCAATTTGTTAACAAGAATTCAACCCACCATAGCCCTGCTTCACTGAAATCCGTCCATATGACTTTCTCTAAGGTATCTCTTGCGTTTATCATATGCATAAACTGATGCAATCCGCTGGCAGGACAAGTCATGACATTATGACTATATTTGATAGCACCTTTTTTTGGAACTGATTCAGTATTTGTTATATATAATATCATCTTATCCATATACTTATATCCAAACAGTTCTTCTTTATCTTCACTAATTCTATCTGCTATTTTTCTAATTTGTGATAGCGATTTGGTTGAGAAATCCATATTTAACCATTCTTTTGTTTCTTCAATATCATCTGCGGGATAACAACAATACTTCTCATCTCGGATACTATATGACAAATTGTGTATATACATATCATTGCTCAATGCTATATGAATTAATGCATCTATATAACCATTACCTTGTTCTTTTGCTTCGCTAAATTTTCCAGTAGGTTTAAGATACATTGGAGTATAATCATCATGTATATGTTCTTCGCTACTTTCATATACAGGCGATTGTAACGGCTGTCGTTTCATCAATCTAGGATAATCCAACGATTTTAATGCTTTAAGATTGATAATAACACATTGCGAATCAAACGTAGCCATCTCTGTGTTTGGACGACGATCTATGATGTGACCAGCAGCCAACCAATCTGTCTTTGACCATTCATTATCATATGCACTTAATAATTCATCTTCAAAATCATTTGATAAGACCCATGATCCCTCAAACCAAATTACTGCCATCTCAAAATTCATTTCAGTGACTGATATTAAATTTGATCTCAATTTATTGTGATTAAGATTATCTAGACTAGATAAAATACTATGATCACATGAATTTGTCATTGATATTTCAGCAATTTTTCTTAGTTTTGTGACATATTCAGCGTGCGACGATAGTTCATCTATCATAGCTCCATTTGAAATAAAATGTACTATACGTCTTCCTTGGTTGAGTCTTAAATTTGATTTGTTATTCATTTGTTACCTATGTGTGGGGTCTGATATCAATCAGAATTATTCTGATTTGTTGTTTAGTTGGGTAGTTAATTTTTCAATATCTTTTCTATTGCTGTCTATTTGATCTGATTGTGCTAAATCTAGCAATGCTTGCATACGTCTGCCTCTTTCTGCATCGGTGTCAAGATGTAAGTTCTTGTTTACTATTTTTTCAAGTTTAAGTAAGTGTAGTCTATCGTTTTGTACATAGCGCCAAGTATATCCTTTTTTACTGTACACACCGAACACTGACTCACCCCAACCTATTTTAACAATAATAGCATCTTCGTCATTTAATACAACCGCATCACCTTCATTGAATGAGGGATTCATTTTGAACTTTATACCATATATTAAATTGGTAGTGAAATCTTTAAACCATAATGCAGCCGAAATGGATACTAAGACAGCAATCCATGGCCCTATGATGTCAACAAATTCCATGCCAAGTGTATCAAATACGTCCATTATTGCTTACCTCCTAATATAATCACAACTACATGTATTTATACTAAGCCCACATTAGTTTTGCTTGCATTGCTAACGCTTCAAAATCTCGTTTAAATCTAATACTCAGGTTGTCCTTTGATGCATCATCATTGATCAGACCCCAATCCCAATCAACTCCCTGTTTCCCTACATGATCTTCCATCCAAGGACGGTAATGTTCATTGGGGTCAGATGATTCAGGACTACGTGGCCACCTCACTACTATAACAATAGTGGCTGGATCGTGTGTTCTAATTTTCATTTATTGTCACACGCTTTTCTTACTTCTTCATCTAACCAATGTGATATCACTGGTTCTATATATTTTGCATTTGCATTGACTTTTAATATGTCGTTGAATAGCAATGTTCCATTCGTTAAAGGTAAACCGATATAACTCTCTATTGAATTTAAATACGATTGACCATACAAATATAATAACTCTTGTGAAACAAACATAGGATTTAATGGTAATAGATTACCAATTGCTTGCTGAAATACAGGGGTAGTCTCTTTACCTCGTACTCGGATTTGCTGATGATTCAATATATTAACATCACGACCAATAACTAATATCTTTACATCAACATACTTACTTGCTTCATTTATAAAATCATCGTAATTAGGTTGTAACTCAATGCCTTTATAAATGAAAGGACAACTAATACTAGTAACAAACACATCTGACATATCCCAATCAAACTCACTTAACTTAGTTGGATTAATCCAATACTCTGCAAATGGTTCTTGATCATGACCTTCCCAATAAGTATCAAGTAGGTTGTTCCAACCAAATACCGATGGGTTTGTTGCCAATGCCTTACTGAACAGATGATTGCCTGCTCCTTGTGGACCTGTCATAATAACAAGTGTCTTCATACTGTTGTCCTTGCTGAATAAGAACTAGCAGACATTGTCCACTAGTTCTAAAATCATATTACTTGATTAAATCTTCTTTAAGAATCGCTGGCTTACCAGTGACTTGTAAGAAACTTACAAGATTGCGTAGTGTGGTTGGCTTAATTTGCTCACGCAGAATATCTAACGCATCTACCATATCTTCACCGATAATCCAATCATACTTGCCTGTCTTTTCGTAAATCTTCGCCATTGATACAGGATCTGCTGCCATTGCTCGGAACGCTGCGCGTAAACGATCTGTCTCAGGGCTACCCTTCTTAATCCATAATGCTTTCTGCATCACGTCACGGAAGTTACGTACAAGTTCAAATGCTTCCCAGAATTCACCTTGTGGTGCAACACCCCATTTCGCTTCAAATACTTCATGAATTGAAAGGTTAGGCCAGTTAGGATCAGCATCAATTTCGCCTGTCTCTAGGTTAAATACACCTTGTGAGAACCATACTTTAGAAAATTCCTTACCATTGTAATACTTATTGTATGCTGCTGTAGACTCACGAGTTACGTTAAGTTCACCGCCACGCTGAAAACTAAGTCTACGATCACCACCTGACATACCTTTGATGTACTTGTACTGACTAGCAAAAATCTCTTCTGCCTGTGCCATAGTAAGATCAGGTCCACCTTTCAATAAGATGTGTGCCATCATATCTGGGTTCATACCAGAACCAGCACTGAATTTAATAACACCTGTGTATGGATTAAAACCAGGAGAGTGTCCGTTGATAATAGTCAAGTTCATCATACCGATTGGGTCATACTGGTAATAGTCATAGTCAACTGGGTCTACCAAATACGACACTCCGTTACCACCATGCGACACCATAACAGTCTTGTCGTCATGCTGTAGATCATTGTGGAATTTGTTAAAGCCTGGGATATCATTCGCTCCTGGGATATTAACGATCTTGATCTTCTCACCTAAATGCTTCTCTAATTCACCAGCAACGATTGCTGTCCATACCGATGTGCCTGAACCTGGCTTCTGCGGTACGATGAATGTGAAATCTGCCATAGCAGGCAGTGATGATACTGTCATTCCTAGTGCAACTAACGTTGCGATTACTAACTTCTTCATTTGTTATTTCTCCTAAACAAAATCAATGCGTGCATTGTTTTTAAACGCGCCCCAATATGCAGCTAATGCTGCTAATAATAAAAATATGATTGCTAATGGGTTACTTAGCAAATCACCCCACTCGTATAATCCAGTAAATTGCAAATAACTAGATTCTATTCTTGCTGATAAGATAAATCCTATCAAAAAACTTACTCTACTAAACTTCAAGTACTTTAACACCATGCCTGCAACACAACATATCGCAAGCATCATATAATCTTCTTTTAATCCTGTGTACTGCGTACTAGACCAAATCAAACTCGCTAAGATTGGCCAGAAGTACCACTGAAACGGAATATTGGTTATCTTAACTGCATACTTGATAAACATATATGAAATAGGTAATATGATTAACAGACTCCACATATAACTGCTCAACAATGCATCAAAGAATCTTGTATCAGCCAACACTGCTGGCGTGCCTAACTCCAAACCAACATACATAAGCAATCCCATTATGATCACTTCAAATGGTGCGCCAGGAATACCAAACAATATAGTAGGAACATAACTAGTTGCCTTCTGTGCATTGTTTGCACCTTCGCATCCAATTACCCCTCGTACATGTCCGTTTCCTACTTTCTCATCATCATTCTTTGTTGCTGCAACTGTCTGACTATATGCAAACCAATCTGCTATGTTACCACCAATGCCCGGGATCAATCCAATGAAACCGCCGATGAAACCGCCTCGCAAACCATCCCATTTATATTTCCAACTATCTTTAATACCTTGAATCAATTGTGATTTAATCTTTGCATTGTCTAGGAATATCTTTTCCGCTTTCATACGATATGCACTTATTAGTTCTGGGAACGCTAAAACACCAGCCATAACAGGTATCATCTGTATACCATCACCAAGATATTCCCAACCCATTGTCCAACGTGGCGCTGCTGTTTGTGGGTCCATTCCAATGTGACCAACTACAAAACCACCTATTAACGCAATGAATCCTCTAACATAATATTTGCTACTTATGAATATAACACAAGTCATTGAAAAAATCAAGAAGGTAAACATCTCTTGTGTACCAAAATACAAAACAATCTTTGAATAATATGGTAAAAACAAAAATACTAACAATCCCCATATTAATCCATTCGCCCATGATGTAGATATTGCCGCACTTAATGCTCTTGCTGCTTCACCTTTACGACTCATAGGAAATCCATCAATCATGGTCGCTGCTGCACCACCTGCTCCTGGGATATTCATAACGACACCACAGAAACTATCACCAATACTAGACGATACAACTATCGCAGTCGTAAACACAACCAACATATACGGATCATCAAAATACCCAACGAATGAGTAGATGGCGATTAATCCAACTGTTGCTCCTGCTACTGGAATTAAACCTACGATAAATCCGTAAGCAATACCAGCCATTAGTATAGTAAAATATTCCATTTATGTTCTCTTAAATTAAGCATGCGAAAGACACACATATAGCGTGACGGTTTTTAGAAATTTGATTTATAATATGAACATCGCCGCTCGGCTATTGTTATACTATGCTGTGAAATGAAGTAGTACAAATCTGCACTACTCTTTTATTTATGTAGTTATTATACACTGCATGACAACAGATGTCAAGTATATAATTAACTATAGTTTTATTTATCTTTTTTTATCTTTTCATGAAGATAACAACACGCGGATCATTTGGATGCACTTTCTCATTATCGTCTACGTACGAACTTACGCCATTCTGAATCGAATATGGTTGTCCAGGTTCACCATCATTCATACTCTTGTCAATGCTAAATCCATGACGAGAATACAAGCTGTACAATCCACCTTCAATAGATACATCTTCTTTTCTAATAGCAAAACAATCTAGACGAGAAGCACCATTCTTTATCGCATCTTGCATGATAGCACTACCCGATGATCCCTGTGAACTAAACACAGAAACTAATTCATCACCATGTGCAATCGCATAACCACTTGAGTTGTTCTTACCAATGAAACAATTCATACCATTGTATTCATTTGCTGGGTATACATGCAAAGTTTCAAGACCCTTCGCTGCATCACCTCTTGCTAAGTCGTTCTGCTTTATACGTGATACCGCTTGAGCGAATACTCTGCCAGGAACTTGTTGAAAATTATCATCATCTTCTTGTGATAGTCGTTGTCCAAATTCACTAGGTGAATCGCCTATTGCTTCTATAATTTCGTTAATTTTCATAATAATCCCTTTTAATACTTATTGATAATATTTATCAAATTGGTGATTATTCCTTTCATCTTTGCATATTCAGAACTGTTCTTCATATACAATGATCTATTAACTTCAATCATTATTGATTTCACATTATCATTTGTATGATAATACTCCATCGGTACAATTGTACCAGCAAATGGTTCGTTACTACGCTAGTGTAACCAAGTATCTTCAATTCTTCCTGCAATCTTACAATCAATGACACTGGTGTATGATACGAATCAGTACCTATACAAAAATCAGGTCGTTCACCAGATGGTTCATGAGGTAATTGCTCATTAGAAAAACTATGACAGTCTACAATCATGACTTGTCCATTTTCTTCTAATTCATCTCTTACAGACTCGTACAATTTCGCATGATGCGGAATGTAATATTGATTTACAATACGATCTTTCTCTTCATCTGACACTGCCCTTAACGGTGCACCAAACGAATCAGTCGTATAACATATTCCCATACCCACTGCATCCATTTCTTCATTCTCAATGAAGCGTTCAACATCGCATATCAATCGACTAACTTCTAATTTAACAATAGTATGCTCACAATCAAATAAATCATCAGTGTGCCAATCAGTCATTCGCTGAATATCATCACTTACATCTTTTTTATCAAATTCTATATCCAATGGAATATAGGTAGATGAATGTGGTATATGTAAAATCATTATCGCTTCTTCATTACAAAGTACAATCGATTCAAGTCTTGACGCAATGTTAACAACTCACAGTCTAAATGTTGTGCTATATTCGATACGAATACTGGGTCCCAATCGTAGAAATTAATCCACTTGCTTTCTGGTGCTTCGTGCTGTGTTCCCGGATTCACTCTGAAATATAACAACCCACCATCGGTAACTAGATTGACCGCCGATGCCAATTCAGCAATTATTTTATCTGAACTACCAAAATTAATACTACCTAAACAGATAGCAACATCAAACTTTTCACTAGTCTTATAACCTAAAATAGATGAAGTAATATCTGCTTTTTTATTATACGGATCAACTCCAATCAAGTTGTCAATCTTACCTTTGAATTCATTATATCCACACCCCAAGTCAATCACCTTACGAGGCTTCAATGCATTAACTTCATCAATGATACTTAATCCACTGTACTTGTATTTCTTTGTTTCTGCTTGCCAAACATTGGAAAAGTAATTGTGTAGCACAGCATCATCAATCGTATCTGCCAACTTATAGACATTGCTCCCATCGACTGATGCTAATGAGATATTAAATACCCCATTAATAACTTGACACAAACTCTGATCGTTTGAAACCAATGTTGGATTGTTTTTTAGTATTCTATCTAACTCGTTTAGTATTTTCAAATTCATAGTTCATATCCTAGTTCAATTATCTGTTTATGTACCATGTTACTCACCCAATTATTTACTACTTCGCTAAAATGACCACAATTACATTGCTCTCCATATAATGCATCTTCGCCAAATCTTAGTTCATATTCATCTACTACGCCAAGTTCCAATTTTGATATGCGAGCATCAAATATAGTCGAAGTCTCTGTATATATTTTTTCACATAAAGCAACTTCTTCATCGTCTAGTATGTTTTGACTATCAAAACAAAACCACATAAACGGTATATTTGCCATACTTGCAAATTGCTTCATTGTTCGGATATTCTCATAGTCCCTCAGTAGGGAAGAAATTGAAATAGCAGAAGTACGCGTATGATGATCTATATAGTTTGTCACATTCTTTAGTACAGATGGCGGCGGTATATCATCTTCATAGTGTCCCACATTTCCTATTAATCGTCGTGCATAATCTTCTGTCGTCATATTCTGACTGGCTGGGTTAGTAAACTGCGCGTACACATTAGTTTCCCATATGTATTGCTTTTTGTTCAACACATTAAATGCATAACTATTTGTGAGTACTTGATTTAACTCTTTTACAGATACATCAAGTTCTTCAATCACATCGGTACACATAATACCAGCGGTATCACCCACTCGTGGTTCTGCGATTATTAATTTACAACGTGAAATTACTTCTTTTGGTAATTCAAAAAAGTCTGTCATCTGACGTACCATATTAATATTGTAATTGCCAGGCATAGATACGTTAAATACTTCTATTCCCAACTTCTTACCTAATGAAAACACCCACATACCGTCTTCATCTAATAAATCTCCATCTCTGCCATCTTCGCCACGGTCACATAATCCATATGTATGACTTGTGCCAAATACAGCAATGTAATCACCTTTAGGTACTTTATTAATTATGTCTTGCTGATCGAGTCGCTTGTAGAAGTACTTAATGTCATCTTGTTTCGGTATTTTTCTCATGTATAATCTCTGTCATCTCTCAATTATTATATCATTATTTTATGATTTATGCAAGATGTTTTATTTGGTTTTAATTACCACTTTCTTAACAACTGCTTTCTTTACTGGTGCTTTCTTAACAACTGCTTTCTTTGCAACTGCTTTCTTTACTGGTGCTTTTTTAACTACCGCTTTTTTAACTACCGCTTTCTTAACTGTTGCTTTCTTAACTGTCGCTTTTTTAACTACCGCTTTTTTAACTACCGCTTTCTTAACTGTTGCTTTCTTAACTGGTGGTTTCTTAATAACGATTAGTTCTTCTTGGAATGTTAAAATACCAAATGCAAGACCATAACGACCTTGATCAGTTACCAACGTATGTCCATTAAAATCAACAACTATCTCTGACTTTGATTTTACTAGATAATCACGGAAGTCTATCAACGAATTCCAACGCTTGATTCTATACTTCAAAGACTTCCTTCTTCGCGCATCTTAGCACGGATCTTCGTAGCACTAATGTCATGCATCTCTGCACCCAAGTCATGCTGTGTGAATGTATAACCAACACCTCGTCCGTAACTAATGTCTACGATGTTTGGCATCCATTGTATCATATATTCTTCATCAATTGTATAACCTGCAACAGACAATGCTTCAATGATATTCTTGTTGACTGTTGACTTGCCACTTCCGGGCAAGCCACATATTAATATTTTGATTGTCTTACCTATTAGTCGTATATATACGGATCTTGCTCTTGCAATTTCTTTAACTTCGCTTCCATACGCTTCTTATACTTACGCTCTGCTAGTTTTCTTTTTACCCACTTAACTGGATTAAACATCTTTCGTTACCACCTTTACATTATACTTTTCAGTCCAACGCAATGCGTCAGTTTCGGTGTCAACCATTGGTTCACCTTTAATATTCAAACTTGTATTCAACAACATCGGGCATCCTGTCTCTTCATACCATTTTTCTAACAATGAATACAATCCCGGATGCTGCTCTCGTGTCACTGTCTGTACTCTACTAGTATTATCATAATGTGATATAGCAGGAAACAAATCTGGGCGCTTACACACACCAACGAATTGCATATACGGACTCGTGTTACAGCCTTGTGGCATTTCAAAGTAATCATGCAAATGCTCTTCCATAATCACAGGTGCAAATGGTCTGAATGCCTGTCGCTGCTTCACTGTGTTAACCAAATCTTGCATTTCACTTCCACGAGGATCTGCTAACAAACTTCTATTACCCAATGCTCTAGGACCGAACTCTGCTCTACCACTCGCTACGCCAACCATACCAATCGTTGTCAATTCTTTCATCGCTGCTTTCACTGGGTAATCACCAGCAATATTATATCCCAAGTAAGGACTATTCCATTCAACATGTGTACGCAAATGATCTAATACACAACCAATAGCACTACCTGCATCACCCGGATTAGGCATTATCCATACACCATCATAAAACTTATGTGCAATACTATTAGCAACGCAATTTAATGCACAGCCACCCATAAGCACAATGTTATCTGATTTAATCAACAGCGATGTCTCAACCAATAAATGTTTGAATACATGCTCATACACTGCCTGCGTTGATGCGGCTATGTCTGCGTAATCTTGTACTGTATTTAAGTCAGGACGCCACTGTCGACAACCTCTATGTAAGTTCTGTTTGAATTTTATATTCAACGAACCATACTCTAACGGCTCAAAGAAGTCATTCAATATATCATAAAAGTATTTGGCTGAGTCACCAATTGCTGCCCATCCCATTAAGATATACTCATCTTCGTTTGGCTTTAAACCAATTCTCTGAGTCATTGCGCTATACCATAATCCAATACTATTTGGATATGATTGACTAAATTTCTTTGTTAATTTATCACCTTCGCCATGCCAAACTGTTAGTGTCTCAAATTCACCAATAGAATCAATTACTAATACAGCAGCATCATCATAAGGAGAGGTGTAATAGCCTGCGGCTGCGTGACTTCTGTGATGTGGATGATAGGTCATTGTGCGAGTAGTGAACGGATCTACGTTGGGGAATAATGTAGTATCGATACCTAAATCGCGCAGAGTTGTTATCGGGGTTTCTTTAGTGAATGCAGTCTTGTACTGACCCGCTTTGATCTGACGTAATCGCTTGGTAAAATCGTTCTCATACCAATGAACTTCTTTCGGATCACCTAACAATAATGCTTGACTGATTATTTCATCATTCAATAGTTTGTCGTTCTTGATACCACTTGATCGCTCACTGTGTGCTGCGAATAGTAATTTTGTTCCGTCAAATACAGCCAAAGCAGCATCATGACTCCCTGCACAAATCCCCCATCTAATCATTATTAATTCCTCGTATGCGACTATTTATATTACGCATCTTTTCGTCCAATATAATACATTATTCCATCTACTACTTTGACCAGGTCTCCAGTGTGAAACCATCCGTCATGAATGCACGCATTGCTTTTTACTACTAATTCATCGTCGCTTACAAAGTATTCGCAATTAAACGTATCACCTAATACAGTTAGTCCATTGTAATCTTCTGCAATGTCGCCTGGGCGATATGTCTTGTTAATGACCACTGGACCAATTTCCGTCATTCCCCAATTAACAATAAATGTTGCACCTTTTTCAGTAAACGCATTTACAGTACTAGCAGGCACTCTGTCGCTTCCGCATACAATAATCTTTCCATACAAATCTACTGCTTTCCACTGCTTTGTCTTTGTCAGCACTCTTGCCATTTTAGGGGTCAAATGACTGTGTGTAAATGTTTCCATTTTGTCACACCATGTTCGTGCGTTAAACGTTTCAAACTCTACGTACGCACCTATTTCGTGTGCTGGAAGTGTTTGCGCTAGTAACCCACCCGCATGTTCTAACTTGCATACAGTATATATTCTACTTTTATAGTCAATACTTTGTGTATTTCTGGCTAGTACATTAGATATGCTAATCTTTCGCGGACTTTGCCACAACTTCTTTGGTGGACCAGTTGATCCACTGCTAAACATCATATATCCTTCGTGTAAGCATCTGTCAAAGTCAATCATCTTTTAATTCGTCTCGTACAACCTTCATTTAGTATCTGAATCAAGTTCATCTTTTAGTTTTTTCCAAAGTGGGTGGTTCGGTAGGAATCTATGTAGTCCAATTGTTTGATCGATAACTACTTCAAGTAGTTTAAAATCAAATAATGGAGGGAATATTGCATGTATGATACTAGCACATGCCATAAGCAACTGCTTACCCGCCTCTCTAAATCCAGTATACATATGTTTAAAATAAAGTACTACGCCATTTTTACGCAATCCTCCATTATAATATTCTGCCATTCTTAAATGATTCCAACTAAACCAACCTTTCATAGCATGTTCTCTTTCAGTAAATTCCAACTGTGCTTGCCCATCAAACCTTGATGTCCTTCCTCGCTGTAAAAATCTATATCCTTTATTGCTTGTTCGCGATTAGTTTTATAATAATCCCAATATTCTCCAGTGCATGTATTACAACTATATAATGCTTTAATCCATTTGTGTATACCATTATATGTTTTGTTAATCAATCTATTATAAATTGCTGGGTTATCTTCTAGTAGTAAAAAGTTTTTTATTCCACTTTGTGCTGCAAAGTTTGCTGTAGCATTCAATGGTTCAATAAATCCTGCACTGAGTCCTAAGAACAATACATTATCTTTCCATGCTTGTTCTGGAATGCGGGTCTCAAAATTTATTACAGTTTCATGCTTTATACCTGTGTACTTTTCGAACTCTGCAATAGCATCTTCAACCGTTTGATATTGTGAACTAAATACATACCCATGACTCATTCGCGACTGTAAACTAATACTCCATAACCACCCGTTGCTCATTGTCTGTGAATGTGTATAAGGCACGTAACTTGTTTTGTCGTTTCCTATTACAGCATAATCATTTATTAGGAAATCACTTGTATTATGCACAATCCCAACTTGTTCTGATAGCACTCCATTTTGTCCAGTTGCATCAATATAAAATTCTTCTTTAGTATACTGATCTTTTGTAAACTTAGAATTTATAATTCTAAAATTATCTTGTTGCTCACACCATTCTTGTAGCACTTCGCAGAATCCAGGTGCGTCTATGTGATATGCATATGTTTGATGTCTATCAGTTGTTGTACTGTCTGGCTCATTGGCAAAAAAATACATCCAACTGTTCGCATCTTTCCATCCACTAAACATTGTTCCGTATTTGAAATAACCATTTACTCTATTTAAGAATTCCTGATCACTCATGCCCATAAGACGAGGTATTTCATTTATTGTAGGTACTGTGCTTTCACCAACCTTGCGAATATCTACGCTAGGATCTTTATAGAGAGTAACTGGTTTATCTGCTTTTAACAAGTATAAACATGCAATCCATCCTGTTGTTCCTGCGCCTATTACGTTATACATGTTATGCATATCTACTCCTTATTTCAAAATATTTATCGTTGTTTAGTTTCCAAACACTTTGTTTCACATAAAATAGTTCTTCATCACCCACGTATTCAACCATGTCGCCTTTAGCCATCACTGCAAAACTCTTATGTATTCTATTCATTCTTCCACTTTCATCGTTGCTTACATTGGTAGTGATATATATAGGTTTACCGTTTGCAAATTGTATCTGCAATGGTAAATGATCATATATTCCCCAACTTTGCATTTGGTATCTGCTAAGTCCCTTGATTGGACGAGACTGTAGTTGTGCACCTCTAAACAACGCACGATATCCATCTTTGAATGGATGAATGCCACTAACACTTATAATTTCACCATTGGTATCGTGTGTAGCATACCACTGACCACCTTGATCTATGCACCATTCAAATTTCATATGCTTTAAAGATATATTGTTTTTATAGTCTCTGTCGACGCATTGTTTTATGAAATTAATTAATTCAGGTGAACATGTTGATATTTCTTTTGTAATCATTATTAAGCTCTTCCTTGTATACGACTATTTATACTCTCTTAAATATGAGGACTCCAACGATACCAAGTTGGCTTCTCGCTAATACGATATGCAATGCGCTCACGTATAATGTCTAGCGCATCTGGTGTAGGTGTGTAAGACTTGTATAGTTCGGTTGGGAACTGCCATGATTTAAATACTCTAGCAGGATCAGGATTCATTCCACGCAAAATCATTTCTACACGAATATCATCGTACCTATCTGATAGATACTTACCCTTATCATAAAAGAACTTGACATGACCTGTATTCAAAGTGAATATCTTAGGCAGTGTTACTTTAGTTGTTGTCCAATTCTTACTAACGATTGAACGCTGTAACGATGAACCGACCATAAAGATTTCTCTATACTCTGCAACTAAATGCTGATCGGCTAACTCACTAGGTGGTACAAGATTAATACGCGTCATTATCATTCCAATAATTAATTTATAAAACTATTATACCACCAATATACCTTACTTGTCAATAGTTAATTTAAGATCACTAAAACATTCCATGATCACGGCGTTGATTTAAACACCACTCTTTATAATCCAATAACTTGTCTTTGTTCTTTTTCCTTTTACAATACTCTTGATATTCTTTATCATTTTCAGCAATAGGAAGACTTTTATGTTTACCTTTATAGAATTGACTACCACCATTCCACGGATTACTATATCTCATATTACCTCAATCTTTTCTTTCGCCAAAGCCATGATCAATCATTACACCAAAACGCAACTTACCATCTGGTGTGAACCCAAAGTATCTAATCGTTGCCCAATCAGGCTTATCACCATTCAATAACGTTGCCATCTGTGCTTGGGTCCCACGACAACCCGCTTCGGATGTAGTACCATCTGACAATGCAATTACAATCTTCTTTGCACAACCAGACCAATTACCTTTTCCTTCAAGTACTTCTACTACATCAAATTCATCTGTAACAAACTCTTTACGCTTCAATAAATTCTTTGACCGCTTGTTCTCATATTGACCATCAAGACGAACCATCTGACCTTCATACCCATTCTCTAGGTAGTCACCATAGGTATCATTCAATTGATCTTGTGTATCAATAATAGTAGTAGGCACTGCTTGAATGCACTGATCGTTAATCAAGATGTTAACAACATCATGATATGACCTCGTCCTAGATTCAAATGTATCTTCTTCATATATATCATATACATGATACTGAACTAACTTCTTTGATTCTACTAAATCATCTGCACTCGGCTTTGCTTTGCGTACCAATGAAACAATCTTATTGAAATCATCTTTGAGTTCATGGTTGTATAACTCACCATCTAATACTAGATCAGGCGTCTCTTCAAATAATGGCGCTAATGCTTCCCAGATATGAGGTATGGAAATATGCTGTTTACCTGATCGTGACCACAAACCATCTCTGCGTGCGATACAACGAATACCATCTAACTTAGGTTGCGAGTATACTGGGAACTGTACGGGCTTCTTTAACTTAGCATAATCAGCAGCAAGCATAGGTTTAAACAAATGAAAATTATCAATATCTTCTATGTTAGTGAAATACTCTTTCTCTAATTGTTTATTATGTTTTGCAAGTGCTTCTGCAAGTGCTTGTTCATGTCCTGTAGTTGCATTTGCCTTACCTACATTCTTTGCATCACTCTTGCGCCAGCCTGATGTAACCAAGGTACCATTGTGGATACCAGCAACCGTTCGCCATTGGTCATCTTCAACTTCTGTAACCCAACTTCTTACGTTGCCTTTTGTATCACGCTTGTATAATGTTTCCATCAAACTAACTCCCATTAATAATCATTAAAGTCGGGATAACCACCATCATCCGAATAATATGGTTGGTTGAAATTAGGATCATCTTCGCCCGTAACTTCTGTAATCTCTGGGATAAAATGCATTAATGTATTCTCAATACCCATCTTCAACGTTGCTGCACTACTCGCACATCCACTACAACTACCACTTAGTTGGGTACTCAATATACCAGTGTTCATATCAAATCCTAGTACATTCACCTTACCACCATGTGCGGCAACATTAGGTGTCACATACTTTGTCATTACTTCTTCAATATTTGTTAAAATCTCTTCTTTAGTTCTCATTATACTCTCTCTCTCTTTTATTTCAATTTATGCTGCTACCCATGCTGGAAGCATTGGTTGCGATGGTTCATCCGTTACTAATGTTAACTTAGGCTTGCCTACTACACGACCGTCATATAAGCGAGCATTCATCTCTGCCATTCCACGTATATAAAACATTTGCTCAGTACCATCACTGTAAATTACTGTATATTTCATCACATGCTTCCTGTCATTAATTTATATATTAATTATACAGCAATACACATTACATGTCAAGATTAATACATAATTAAATCAATATAAATAGTCTTATAATAGGAATTAATAAATGAATATAGGAATTAATAAATGAATATAGCGATTACTCAACGTGTAATTGACTTTCGTAACGGACCTTATGATAGTATCGACCACGGCTTCTATGACATGTTCGCAGGTCATACATTATACCCAATACCAAATAACTTAAAACACTTTAATACTGACGCAATAATTAATTGTGACATCATCGTGTTCTCTGGCGGCAATAGCATGATGTCAGATAATTGGCAATATAATAACATACGATTGCAAATAGAAAAACAAACACTAGACATCGCTAGACTACACAATAAACCCATACTAGGCATCAGTAGAGGAACACAATTCCTCACCATGCAACTGGGTGGTGACATTAAACCAAACGATAACCATACAGAAAATCATACTATATGCTACAATAATCGTAGCATAAATGTGCATAGCAGACACGAGGAAGTATTAAATAGTATTCCAATCGGTGCAACTTGTCTTGCTACAGATACCGAAGGATACTGTGAAAGTTGGATAATGGATAATATAGTAACAGTACTATGGCATCCAGAACGAATGAAATCACACGGGCTTCCCAATGAAGCATATAACATATTAGGATTATAAACAGGAATCAATATTATGAAAATAACAATATGCATATCTGGCGAGACCCGCGACTGGAACAACTACCCATCTAAAAATTTAGGATACTTTATTACACGCTTAAAAGATTTTGGACATCAAGTGAAAGTAGTAGGACATACGTGGTCACATTGCGAAGTACCTTTACAACACCACGTGACGTTTGATAAACTTGTAATCGATGATCAGGCAATGATAGAAGAATGGGTCAAGGAAGATTGGATGCACCGACTTTCTATTAGTGATTTGGTTGCTGAAAGATTCGACTACCATGGACGGGAAAGTCATGAGTTTAACACATTTGAATATGACAACCTATCTAAGGATGATCAATACGAACTCGCATATGGATGTCGTCATGCATATGGACAACATATTTCCGGATATAAATCTTTTCAATTGGCAGACAATGATGCTCACCTGTATATCAGATGGAGATGGGATATTATCTTTAATAAACTTCAAATAGGTGTAATAGAAGATGAATACAAAGATAATATAGATTATTGGATGCACTATTTAAACGACCTATTCGAACAATGTGCAATGTTAACGGGATCATCAAGCGACGGAATCGATGTGCATTTCGGCGGATCTACTATTGTTCATGCAGTGAATAGTGTATGCGTCGATGATACATTCTTTGCATTCACCTCACGCGCAAAAGAGCGTATAGATCTTTTAGATATATTTGATGCAATACATGAATACTCTAACGTAAACGACAATGTGCTTAACAGAGAAGTATATCATACATTGTGGACATATATAATGACCCAATATCCTGAACTAGACGGATCATGTAGTCTACCAGCATGTGTACGTGCGACATATAGACCAGCACGTTTTCAGTTGAAAATAGATGAAGCAAATCGCAATCAAATGAAAATAGACGAATTACACGAAGAAGCATTGCTAATAGATGCAAAAATGTAATGAAAATATCCATCTGCGTATCAGGTCAGACTAGATCTTGGAATGATCATCCATCTAATAATTTACAGTATTTCATTTCCGTGTTAGAACAAATGGGACATACTGTAAATGTAGTAGGCCATACTTGGGATAATTGCGATACACCAACACAAGATCTTGTACAATTTAAAAATATAGAATTAAATAACTCGTCGATGATTGATGATTGGATTAAACAAGATTGGCATAACCGTGTCATAATCGATAATGATCTATGCGATTATTTTGAGTATGCACCACAAAATAATAATAATGATGATACAGATTTCCCACCACGAGATGATATGGCTTATGATCGTATACCAGAATACATACGAAACGATATGCTGGAATGGTCACGCAATGAATACGCACAACACATTTCTGGATGGAAATCATTCCAACTAGCCGACAGTGACTCAGATATATATTTACGATGGCGATGGGATCTTATCTTTAATACACTCAATCGGTTCGTGGACGAAGACGATTACAAAAATAATATAAATTACTGGACTGATCACCTAAATGATTTGTTTACATACGCATCTAATCACATGACAGCCGATTTCTATTTTTGCGGGTCTTCAGTTTTATTGACTGATGGAGAAGCAATTGTAGACGATCAATACTTTATATTCACAAATAAAGCAAAGCAAAAAATAGATAATATCGATATATTTGAAGCCATAGATGCATATGCTGTAATTAATGACAATTCTATGACTCGAACAGCAGAACAACATTTATGGAGATTTATTAATATTGGATTAACCGAACTATCAGGACTTAACATGCTTCCACCTATTGCACGTACCACATACAGTCCTCATAGAGGCAACCGACCACAACGTAAATACGCCAAGGAATAATTAAATGAAAATCACAATATGCGTCTCAGGACAAACTAGATCGTGGGATGGATACCCATCTAAAAATTTAGGGTATTTTGTTTCACAACTAGAACAACTAGGACATACAGTGGACGTGGTTGCACACACATGGTCATACCGCAATGAACCTTTTCAATACCCTTCACAGGATATAGTTCAGTTTAAAAAACTAGTAGTAGATGACCAAGTCGTCATAGAAGATTGGGTAAAACAAGACTGGAATAAACGCATCGTAATCGATAATGAGATGACACAATTCTTTGATTATTCAATGGAAGATCAAGAAAAATCAACCAAAAAATTAGAATACAATAACTTATCAAAAGATCAAATAAACGACATGCTAGCGTATACTCGCAGCCAAATAGGACAACATATTTCTGGTTGGAAATCATTCCAATTAGCAGATGATGACTCTGATATATATCTACGGTGGCGGTGGGATCTTATCTTTAGCACAGTACATGCTGGAGTAGTCGAAGAGGATTATAAGAATAACATAGATTATTGGATTGCATATTTAAATGATTTGTTTGAATACGCAACCAAAATAAATACTGGATTCCATTTCTGCGGAGAACAGATACATCTAGAATCATCATCAGCAGTGATCGTCGATGATCAATACTTTATATTCACAAATAATGCAAAACAAAAAATAGATAATATCAATATATTCAATGCAATCGATACATATGCACGTGATAACGAATACGATTGCAAACGTGGCGGATATCACTTCCTATGGACATATATAAATATAAACATGACTAGAGAAATAGGATCATCCCTATTCCCAAATATCGCTCGTGCTACTTACAATGACGTTAGATACCTTAGAGAAATAGAAACATCTAGATCACATTTCAGGAAGTAAAAATATTATGAAAATAGCAATATGCATATCCGGACAGACGCGTGATTGGCACGACTATCCATCAAAAAACTTAGCATACTTTATATCTACTTTAGAAGCAGCAGGGCATGAGGTAGATGTCGTTGGCCATACATGGAGTCATTGTATACCGCCATCCGAAGAACATGTGAAATTTAAAAAATTAATAATAGAAGATCAAGTAATAATAGATGATTGGGTTAAGAAAGATTGGATTAATCGCATAACACTTAATGATGAACTATGTGATCTGTTTAATTATGATCCTAGCGATCAAGACGGGTTTGATATGACTACATTAGAATATGATAACCTTTCTGATGATCATATCAATAAAATATTACAAAATTGTCGCGCTGGCTATGGACAACATGTATCTGGTTGGAAATCATTCCAACTAGCAGATGACGGATATGATATATATCTGCGATGGAGATGGGATCTTGTGTTCACTAAAGATAACTCCAACACCAGTGATGATGAATATAATCTTGTAATAGATTATTGGGCACCATATTTAATAGATATAATTACATCTTTTCATTCAGTATCGTTTTCATCTGCTGGTAATCTTAATATTTTATTCGGCAATAATACTATAATTTACCATGCATATAAGGCATGCGTCGATGATATATTCTTCGGCTTCTCATCATTGGCAAAAGAAAAAATAAATGCTGTCGATATATTTGACGCAATAGATTTATGCTTCCATCCGATGATCGGCGATAATATAAAATGTTTACAGATGAATAGAGCATTATATCATACTTTCTGGACATGGTGCATGACCGATCTTATTAAAATGGAAGGTGTATGCAAACTACCTGGATGTGTTTCTATGACTTATTTGGAAAGTCGATTTCTATAACAACTTATAATCACTACAGATACCATAGATATTTCCTACTACATCGGGCAATGATTTACCTTGCAAATCTAACCAGATAGCATTTTCATTGTCTGGATGTACTCCAGGATAACACCATATCTGTCCTCTACTCGTTAGCGTTACTTCATCGGTCTCGTGAAAGAAACAATTAACTCCTAAATTAATTAATATAGATAACACATCAACTGTCTTTGCATGACAGAATACATTATCTTTTCTTATAAATTTATGATCAACAAGACGCTGCGGCTCATCATGTCCAAAATATAACTTATTATTAAATAACTGTAGATCACACTCAACACCATAACCCATGTTGTAGGCGTGCTTCATATATTCCAACTCATTCTCAGACGAACTAGGTCCCTCGGTGTTACCTCTATGTGCTATAAATATCATTCATACCCCTGCGCATGTTTTAATGCTTCACGACTTACATATGCAAATGTACTAAGCATACTCTTTTACTCCAATTAATTTATCTATCATACTGTAACCTCAACATCATCTTAACCTCATCACTCGTTGGGGATACCTCCAAAAATTCTTTAAAACTTAAATCCTCACCATTAAGACACCAACTGTGAGATCTACTAGATCTACTATCAAGAACATCTGACTCATTGGTAATAGCAGGACCATCTTCACGATGTATTTCACCTGCTTCATTATACCAAAAATATTCACCATCATCATGTAAATAACTACCATCATCTTGCAATTCCATATTGAACGAATCCTCATGATACGCAAATTCACTACTATAACAATTTGTATCGTAATAATCAACCATACTGTAACCTCAACAACATCTTCTCTTCATCTGTCTTATTCAATGTATTACACCATTCATTAAATGTATAATCAAAACCATTTAAATACCAATACAATCCACCCAACCTATATATAATAGACGGACCATCTTCTCTATGTACTTGTCCCTCCTCATTATACCAATACACATCGCGATCACTATGCAAGTATGAGCCATCACTTTGACGACATGCATCATACGCATTGATATGACGATCCCTATCACTCATGGACATCTTCATATCACTCAGTGCTATCCTTTGCATTATCTCGCCATAACTCTCACGCATACTGCAACCTCAACATCATCTTTGTCTCTTCATCAACCGCAGTATCAATCAACCACTCTTCAAATGTACCATACTCAATACCATCTAAATACCATCCATCACCCTCTATATGATGCAATATAGCAGGACCAAATTCACAATGTACCCGACCCAAATGATCGTAACGAAACACATCACCATCATCATGCAACCACGTACCATCACTCTGCAACGCAGCACTATAATTCTTTATATGATCGTACCTCGCATTAAAGTTATTAACAAAATCATCCATACTGCAACCTATACATCATCTTACGTTCATCACTAATCTTAACATTAATCAACCACTCTTCAAATGAACGACAATGACTATCATTCAAATACCACCATACTTCTACTACACCATATTTGTTCGGTGGCGATGTTATAGCAGGACCATCTTCTCTGTGTAGACCACCAAGATCATTATACCAATATACATGTCCGTGATCATGCAACCATGAACCATCTTCTAATTGTGTCGCGTTCCAATCTTTTATATGATCTTCCAATCTGGTACTACTGCCCGTATATGGCTCCCACAAAGAACTAACTCTGATGCTGATGCTACCCATACTGTAACCTCAACATCATCTTACGTTCATCACTACAATTAGTGAATCTACACCAATCGTCAAATGAATACTTATTATTACCCAAATGCCACTGTACATAACCACCATCCGTGTCACACCTTATCACAGCAGGTCCATCTTCTCTATGTATATTACCATCTTTATACCAATACACATCACCATCATTATGCAAATACGAACCATCACTCTGCAACTCAGCCTTATAATCTTCTATATGATGTGACAACTTAGTCCTCTCGCAATACTCATAACGATCACCCATACTGTAACCTCAACATCATCTTATACTCTTCACTTATTCCTACAATTTTACACCACTGATTAAATGGATAATTTACACCATTGAAAAACCACTCAACACTAGTGTCTACAAATATACTAGCAGGACCATCTTCACGATGCCATTGACCTTTTTCATTAAACCAACTAATCGCACCAAATTCATCTACATAAGTTCCATCACTCTGCTTTATCGCACCATAACGCTCAATCAATTCAGCCCTCATACTTCCAATAAAGACAGCCATCACCAATCTCCCATAACACAAACCAACGAATTTTTTTTAACATTTAACACAATAAGACATCTTACTCAATAATACCTTATTCATCAGAATTTTCCAACCTCTTCAACCTTAACAAATACAATCCAAACAATAGAATCACTAGAATATAAACTACTCCAAATACCTCAGGACCAAATCCTACCGAAAATACATATAGTAACACACCTATAAAACTGAACAACATACCAATCAATAATACCTTCATAATCTCTTCCCATTTCATTAACTCATATAACTAGTATACAGTAAGGACTCTCACTTGTCAATAACTTAATTAAATTAATTAAATATAATACAAATACATCACCAAAATTTTTACCCTCTTTTATCATATTTCTTAACACGCATAACCATAACAACTACATAAACAACTACTCTCTCTATAACATACTCACACTAAACTATAACTATACTCTCCCCTACAGAAACTATAACCTATACACACTAGGAACACTCTATACTACACTAGACTCTACTCTCGTAACACACACCCATACACGCTCTCATATCATACCACACAGCGTTAGGCAGTGTATCACTATCATTCTACCATCGTTGGGAGACTGTTGCGGCTTAATTATTAATTAATTGTATATACAAAATAAGGCTCAAAATTATCTAAACACCCTCTCGCCTTACCCGGACTAAAATATAAAGACTACCGATTTATAGCCCTATTGTAGCCCTATTATGAGTCTATACTGGCTGAATGATGCTTAAACGTTGATAATTATCTAAACACCCTCTCGCCCTGTGTGACTAAAAATATAAAGGCTATGGTAAAACCCTACTATACAGCCCATTATGGTATCCTACTATAATCCTACAGTGAGGCGTAGACATTGGAGTTACACTAGGGGAGATATGACTTGTATAGTATGTTACACTACTCCTACAGTTGGTGTCCCATGTATAGTGCCTTACTGTGTATATTGTGTATTATATTGGAGTTCTACTAGGGGAGATATGACTTATTAAGGTGTGATATACTATTGTATATATTGCTGGGGTTATGATATACTATTGTATATATTGTGGAGTTCTACTAGGGGAGAATGTAGTTATAGTGTATATGATTGGAGTTCTACTAGGGGAGATATGACTTATAGTATGTATTACTATGTCCGTCTATTGTTGTGGGGTTATGGTAGGGGAGAATGTAGTTATTGTTGGAGTTGTACTAGGGGATGATTGACTTATTGTTATGTGTATCGTTACTTGGTATATGATTGGAGTTCTACTAGGGGAGATATGACTTATTAAGGTATGATGCCTTGTTATATATTATTGTTATATATAAAAAAGGTATGTGATTAGCATACCTTTATTGTGTTATTGTAATGGTTATGATACCTTAGAGATAAGGTTGGCAGATACTTTCCAGTTATTAGGACCAGAGTCTACTACGATGGTTTTGATGTTGACTTTAACCACTTTACCAGTGATAGTCCCATGCTTTGGTCCACCATTGAATTGAACTTTGTCACCGATGACAATGCTGTTAGTTGTTTGACGGGCTAAGTAAGTCCTACGTAGTTTAACTGATTCTACTACTTTGTTTAGTTCGTCTGAAGACATACGACCTATTTGATCTTGAACAGTGTTTAGCATAGCCATGATATTCTCTCTTTGATTTAATTAACTATTATAACGTAAAGAGCCTTACTTGTCAACTCTTTTCGGGAATTAATTTAGTCTAGTGTATGGAATGCGTTACGAGCATCTTCCCATGAAGTTTGCTGTGCGTCTTTAACCTTTAATTCATACTTCTCAATAAGCGCGTCAATGCGTTGGTATTGTAGAGGAAGTGCAGACCCTTGTAGATTAGTTAGATCATCTACGATAGAGTACAGCATGGTTAATTCATTTGTAATTGGAGCCATTCGTGACATAATATTTTCTCTTTGACAGTATGAAGACACTAGTGTTACACTAGTATCATTGTAAGGCATTGAACAGAACACACCTTCATGTAGGTTATCCAACATGCCAGGTTTAGCAACTAGATCAATGTCATAGTTTTCTTTAATGATAGCCTTGATACGCTCAACGAAACAAGTTGGGACAACTAGTCCTACTTCCATCTCAGAAAGGAAATCATCAATACCACGATACTCTAGATCGTTTAGGATATGTGCATCAGATACATTTGACATAATAACTTCCCTTCTCTTAATTAACTTATATAACTATTATACTATAAGGCGCCTTACTTGTCAAGGCTTTATATTAATTTAAAGTGAACGAGAACCTAAGTATGAAGAGTTAACAGTCCTATACTTTTTGTTGCCGATTCTAAGTTCTTTGATGTAACCAGATGCGTATAGAGAGATTTCGTCGTTCATATCTACTTTATCAGTACGTTGAACGATACGAGCAAGAAGGTCGAACTTAATGAATTTATCGGAAGTGAACAGTTGAGACAAAGTAGTCTTACCTTTGTATGATACTTCTCTAACCCAAGGGTCAATGCGTTCGCCTACCTCTGCAACGGAAAGAGTAGAGAAGTCCATCCCCATCTTCAAACCCCTTCCTAGTGAATCAGTTACTGCCATTGCTGAATAAGACATAATTACTTCCTTCTCTTGATTAACTTATATAACTATTATAACGTAAGGAGCCTTGGTTGTCAAGTGTTATTGTAATTAAATTATTTAATGCGTGGTCAGGGAACGTAGTCCGTCAGTCTATTATAACATATATAAAAATGGATTTCACGTGTGTGACTATCGAGGTGTGTATAGTCACGGATATATTTTAGACAAAAAAAATGAACATCACAGTTAAATAATGTTCACTAAGAGAATGCGAGATTATGAGACTCGCTATTATGAAATACTACAGTAAAGATCCGTATGCATAGTTGTGTTAGTCTACGCGCAATGCATAGTTTTCTCTAATTCTTTTATTTCTGCCTGTATCTCGACAACTATTTTCCAATCGGCAGCAGCCTTCATGTAAGCGTTATACTGTGCTGAATACCTACCACGATTGATCGTATTCATCCAATCTTCTTCGGACGCTGCCCATGTATCTTGTGCATGTACCAACTGTGCTTTAAGTTCGGTAATCATATCGGTCTCTCTTTAATTAATTTATTTTAATTTATATTTGGTGCGAACGTGAAGACATTGTATGTTATAACCACCAGCGTAAAATGTTTCAAATGAGAACACCTTATCGTTATTCAATTTCCATGAACCTTCCATGTAACCGTCACGCCCTTCAATGATACGTATCTTTTCAACTGTATCAACATCGAATGTAACTTTCTTAAAGACAGCAACTTCGATCTTTAATAGTTTTGCCTCAGCATCCTTCTGGGCTTTAAGTAACCAATCATCTTGACCGTAGTAAGCGATTAGTTGTTTGTCACCTTTACTAATACCAGCATTTTCATATACACTATTACGTGCATCGGAACGCATAAAATACCTGCCTGCAATTGGCTTCATCTTATTATATTTTTCATCGATAGCAGATTGAGTCTCATCTGACTGCATCCATGTTCTAGTGTTAAGAAGATACTTGACACGATCATCTACCCATTTAGCCATTAACGGGCGAACAGATTCTTTGATCTCTTCAGCAATCATCTTAACTTGTTGGTTTCTAGTAGTCATATCGTTCTCTCTTTAATTAACTTATATAACTATTATAAGGTAAGACGTCTTACTTGTCAACCTTTATTTTGAAACTTCTTGGAATCCGTAGTTAGCAACAACTGATTGCTTTCCATTTTCATCTTCAATAATATCTCCAACACTTATAGAACTCATTCTAGAAAGTCTTTCAATATCTGTCTCTGGTCCCATATTGCCTACGTGGAATACACCTTCTAATGTATACGCATCGATGTTTGAAACATGTGTGTAGTAACCTAAATCAAATGCTTCCTTAGCAACAGCGCCAGTGTCATTTTTTCTAAGACCCATGTCTAGTTTCATTGATTGCTTGTGAACAGAATCGTGTCCTTCTGCATTGATAAGATCGTATTGAGCGTTTGACAGTTGGATTTGGTAGATTGCGTATTTCATCTGTTGTTCCTTGCGTTGATTAACTTACTTAACTATTATAACGTAAGGCACATTGCTTGTCAAGTGTTTATTGTAAATTAATTATCTTCACTGAACAGATCACTGGGTAGTTCAGCCTTCTTCTTCGCTCTATCACGCTTCCAACCCTCACGCATCTTAACACGCTTCGCTAACTCTACAGGATCAGGTGACACCACAGTGGGATCATCTTTACTCTCTACATTAGCCAACGTTGGTAGGAAGGTATCGTATGCGTTGGTGTTCTGTTCAAAGCCTACGAACTCTCTACCGTAACGCAATGCTGTCCTAGCGGTAGTGAAACCACCACAGAACGGGTCCATCACTATGTCGCCTCTATTGGAACTATACATGATGAACTTTTCAATGAAGTCTTCACTCAACTGATTCTTATTCTTTATTTGTCCCGGCTTATGACTACGAGGCATCTTCTGCACAGTTAGTCTATCATGGTAACTATCTTTACTATCAGCATAGTATGCGTTTGTATTGAATGTACGTTGTTGTTTCTTTGCTGGTGGTTTAGTCCAGAACAATACATGGTAATGACTACTGACATACTTCTTCGTAGTACTCACACCGAAAGAGTATTCCGCTATGATATGGTTCACTTCGGTAAGATCAGTAGAATGTAATGCGTTGAGTATATGGTGTAGGTTAGTGTAACCGCTAACGATATACATTGAACCACCAGGACGTAATACTCTAGCGCACTGAGTAATCCAATCTAATGAGAACTGTCCGTATGTCTCTAGTGGTACTTCCACATAGCCAGGAACTACATTGGATTCGTCACGGTTATAGTGAGCATCTAGTTTGTCGCCCTCTATGCCGTATGGTGGATCTGTGAAGATAAGATCGACTGAGTTAGAGTCAACGTTGTCTCTCATACCTTCTATACAGTTTTGGTTATATACGTTATACACGAGCATCCTCTATGATCTTTCGTTGTGCTTGGGCTTTGACTGCTTTATAGTCTAGGTTCATTGTATTGTTGTTAACCACATTGGTAGGCTTCATTAAGAACGTTAGTGCCTCAAACGGTATGTGACTTTCTATGCCGTCTGGTACAGCGACTAGGAATGGTTTGACATCATCCCAACTGATGATAGCGATAGCGTCTTGTTGACCAATCATATAGAAGTCAGCGGGATGATCTATGTTAGTACCTTTAGATGAGCCTAGACTATTCTTTAGTTTAACTTTGACCATCTTCTTCTCGCGTTTCAATGGGGTGAACATACCATTGGTTACATACTTGAACTCTAGATCAACGTTGAGTTTGTTATCACGATGATCACGTCCTACTTCGTCTACCCATGATAGTCTACCATTAGAGTATACGTCAATACATTGTTCAATGATGTCGCTCTTATCGAAGCGATCTTTGGGTGAGTTCAACTGTGTACCTAACGCGGCTACTAGGTTGGTGTAGTCAACTAGATTGATCGCATTACGCAGGTCGTCTGCATACGTTGATGTGTTCATGGTACTTCCTTTAAAATTAACTTATGTAACTATTATATACTAAGGATCATTACCTGTCAAGTGATTTGATACAATTAGTTACTATGATAGTCATACGTACAGTTACTGTTGAGTCTTACTGTACGGCTGTCTGCGGTGTGTATATACTATATATGTATAATGATGTAGTGTCAATAGTAAATTAATGGGATTAAATGCACTTAAATAGTTGACAAGTGAGGCTCCTTGTTATATAATGGTTACAAGATAAAGAGTTAACCAAAAGGAACGCATTATGTCTAGTGACTTGTTAGTTTATGTTTTAGTATCAGTACTCCTTACATACTCATTGTGGATAGTACCATTGCGTATCGTACGTGCTATCAAGAGTTAATTACAATTAATTCACTATAAGGGGTTGACAAGTGAGGCTCCTTACGTTATAATAGTTATAGAAGTTAAGTTAATCAAAGCAAGGAATTATATCATGGCGTATGTATCTAAAGAAGACAAAGCGAGTTTGGCACCAGCGATCAAAGCAGTGTTGAAGAAGTACAAGATGAAAGGTTCTATCTCTGTTCAGAACTATTCTACCTTAGTCGTTAAAGTATCAGGTGGTGCATTAGACTTCAGTCAGTACTTAGAGAATGCACAATGGGCACGTGAGTATCTTGAAGTGAACGAGTATCACATAGACAACCATTATGCTGATAACGTTACCATTAAAGACTTTCTAAACGAACTACATGCTGCTATGAAAGGCCCAGACTTCTTCGACGAGTCTGATGCAATGACTGACTATTTCCACCGTTCACACTACGTTAGTATGAACATTGGTTCATTCAACAAGCCTTACTCATTCACTGGATAAACCTTAACACTACGGAGTATATTATGTCTGAATTAATTTCTGATCTCATTGAGACTACCATCGACAACTACAACACAACAGTATCTGGAGACAATAAGTCTGGTGTATTCCTAGAAGATCTGTTCTTAGATTACTTTAATAATTTCCTTACAGTTGATAGATTTGCAGAGTATTATGGACTAGACGCGAAGATAGCCAATGAAGTGATCTATCTTGGGAGAATGATTAACAATGCTTGATACACCATTAAGAGTTGCAATAGTACTCACAGGAGAAACAAGATCTTGGGAGAATGATGCTAGTACTGCAACTCCGCCCATGTGCATTCCAGACGAATATACTAAATTTAATGATGAATGTAGTCGAGCAATGGATATTGATTACTATGGTATTACATGGGATCACTGTAAACTCTCAAAAAAATTAGATATGTTTAAGTCAGTCAAGAAACTTAATTTCGAAACAGATTATAAAAATGAAACAATGACAGGTGTACTAAATAAAAATAGACAACGACTGATCATTGACACCATGAGCACAGATGATGTAGTGATGTATAATTACTATGCCCAAGCGTACATGTGGTTTGAAGGAATAAAATTAGCAAAATCGTTAGGAGAGTACGATTGGATTATTAAGTTTAGGTGGGACATGGCTCCCAGACTGGAGATGATTAGTAGTATATATTCGTTAAGCAATTGTGATAATGAGATGCCTACACTAGCAACATGTAATCCAGAAATTCACTACTCGTCACAGTTTCCGTTAGGAGACTTCAAGTGGAGCGATTATATATTTGCAGTTAATCGCAAATTGCAAGACTATATATACACCACACCAACTGAACAAATAATATCGAATAATATAGAAACAAGTTTTTGCAATACGCCTAGCAATGACCTAAGCATTGGGTTCTTTAATTATGAGTTTCTGCCTACAGAGATTCTAAGAATAATACAGGCATTTAGAAATTCAGATAGACAACTAGTAATGGACAAGAGTATATACGACACGTGGCATAGTATAACAGATGATATGAAAAATAAAAGAAGTGTAGGTAGACCTCCCACTTAATACTTGACAAGTAAGGATCCTTACGGTATAATAGTTACATAAGTTAATTAAAGAGAGCAAGACAATGATTGCATTAGCACAAGCATTTGAAGCAGCATTAGCGTCACCAGAAAATCGTTACGTTACAGTAGACGGCTATCATGATATGTCTGATGAACAACATCACGATGTTAACTGGAACTTCGTAGACGCTGACTGTGTTATGGCATTACCAGCCATAACCGATTGGGGTGTATACTATGATGAGTTTGATGCACTTGCTACTGCATACGAGAATCAGTTTGCATAAAACAATAGCACTAACACTTGCTGCTGCAACACTAACCCTTAGTCCCATCATCTTCGCTATAATATACGCTGGTGGTGAGACTAACTTTACTTTTGCTGGTGGTGTAACCGCATTCATTGGCATGTGCATACTGATAAGTACAGTAGTCTACATAATATATAGAGTAGAAGATAACGAGGAATAACAGTATGACATTAGAAGAACAGTTGAAGGTGTTCCATAACCAAGTAGCCAAGCACGGATCTCACGGTGAGTACACAGAGATACGAGACTATATAGATAGTCTATCCAATAGCGAGATGCTAGATGCGTTACTAGGTAGTGACTGGGATGACGAAGATGACAGTGAGTTAACCAAACTAGAGGTTGCACAGAATCTAACCATTACCACAGCACAAGCGATCGTAGATGCTAACGCTGCCAGTTGGGATGCTCAGCAACATGTGTATATGACACAAGAAGAATACCAACAAGCATTAGAGATGCTATCATTAGCGGAAAAACAATGATTATACAGATACACACGACTTCGTTAGTTATGCTAGTACATGGCAAGTACACGGTGGGGTTATGGTAGAAGAGACAGACTATGTACTAGATGATATGTCAGTATGCACTCTATGACATACATACCTCTAGACAAAGATAACCGTATGCTTCGTATAGGATTCGGTAAGAACAACGGCGTATGGTTCGCTAGAATAGATCTATGGTGTATAGGCATCAGATTATGAGCAATGGAGAAGATAATGTTTGACAAATGCCTATGGGCAATACTAATCATGTACTCTGTAACCCTAACCGCAGCAATATATGTATACGAACTAAGTTGCATATCATGAGTTACGTGTACATCTGTCAGGTATGTAACGACACGTTCACTAGCACAATAGCACAAGACTCTGCTATAGAGTGGTGTGACGATTGCTTAGACGTCAACGTCAACGTAGACGTAGACTATGAACCACAGCGTAAAAAGCAAGGCTACTCACTAGCAATACTATGGCACAAACTAATAGTATGGTATGGTAACTAAACATAAACTAACCGATGAGCAAAAGGAAGAAGATCGTAGGACTAGGATACAACATCCTCATATGATTAAATCCAAAGCACACTGGGATTGGGAATCTGGTTACGGTGATATGGAAGTACCTATCCCACTACCTAAGCCGAATCATACAAAAAAGATTGTAGTTACTGTCGCTATAATTATTATGGTAATAACGACTGTAGGTATACTATAGTGTCTGCTTGACACGTTACAGTTACTACGGTAGCACCAGTACTTATCGCACACTGTATACCCATTGGGGAGTCTTCTACTATGGTTGTACTGTTAGGACTACTGTTAGCCTCTATCATACATTGTTTAAACATCCATATATCAGGTTTACTAGGACCATCATTAGGTGTGTATATAGAGTGAAACATTGTTAAGTCTAGTATCTCTAACGCTCTATCAATGAATTCCTTTCTACCATTTGATGCCAGCGACACGGTATACTCTACACACAATGCACTCAGTACAGCATGTAGGTCACTGTTGTATACGATATACTTATCCATGTGTGCTACGGTATGTAACTGTTTCAGATAATTGATATGGTTATCAATGGGGAGTCCTTTCGCTTGTAGATAAGATATCTTAGCGGTGGTGGGTAGACCTTCTACTTCATCGTCTAAGTATAGTGCGTCAGGACATTGTGTTAATACTGCTTGTCTAAAGCCGACTTGATGTAGTTCTTTACAGTCTACTAATGTACCGTCGAAGTCTAATATTATAAGGGGTTTGATCATAAGTATATTTATCTCCTACGGTGAATAAATGTCTTCCGCGCTGTAGGAGATATAGTATGGGACTATTATAATAACATTGTAGTTAACTCTAAAAAAATTTCGCAGCGACATGGTCGCTAAGTAATTATGAGCCGCTGTGTAAAACTTAAAGAATAATTATGTAGCCGCTAAAAAAAAATTACAAAAAAAAAATAGCAGCGACTTCGTCGCTAATAGTTTCGCCAGCGAAACTATTTTTCTGTTTTTCTCGCGCCGCCATTTGCGAGATACTGTGCTAAGTCTTCTGGTGTTCCAGTACCTTGCATAGAGTCTACTTCAAATGATTCTACATGCTTACCTTCTAGTATGCTATAGTTGATAACAGGACATGTATAGAATTCATTGTTTACTCTATCGTCTGCTGCAATCATTGCATCTGCTGCACTGATATAGTCTCTACCATCTTTCCAGTAATACCATCCAGCAGTAGCCCAATGACTGATAGGATCTTTCTCTGCTACTCTGAGTACACGATCATTTTCTAGTTCAGCAAAAGACCATTTGGGGTTTTTCTCTGGATCGTGAAAGACTGCTACAGCAACATCAGCGTCTGTTGGTATTGTACCAGACCATTCTATGTGTTGATCGCAATTACTTATTAGTATGCTACTACCATCTTTGAAGTGTTCTTGTGCTAACTTTACACTACATGCTGTACCTTCTGTGGTATAGTCTATTTCGATTACATGAGCATTTGGATAGTACTGATGTATTATTTCTTTTAGATTATGTTCTATACGAGTGATGAAGATATATTCGTCGAATTCCATCTTTAGACATCTCTCGCTATTAACGAACATAGGTACACCATTAACATCGACTAATGGTTTAATTTTTTCTTCAAAGCGACTGCCCATACCCGCCATAGGCATTATTAGTTTCATAGTTACTTCCTCTATAGTATGTATTTATTCTAGAATAAATATGAGTATGATAATATATTCTAATATAACACCAGATACTACACTAACTGGCAATGCTGCCGTATGTGACATTTTTAAAAAGCATTGGGTTAATGCTGTTAAGTTATATGAACAACATGGTTACGATAGACTGTCAGCACGCAATGTTACAGTGTACGGAACATGTAACACTGATCTGGTTGATATGAACATAGTATCTGAACTAGAGGTAGACTATGATGTTATCTATTTCGAACAACTGACAGAACGAGATCTTATCAGGAATGAGATCCAGGGAAGATGCTTTGATAATTTTGTCTGCGAATATAGTGTGTTCTTTAGACTCATGAGTAATTGGCGTGAGATAACAACCACAATGTTGGATCAACAGAATCAGATCTTTTTTCTAAGTAGAATACTTGAGTACCAGAATATTACTGTGAGACAATCAGATTTTTTAAAGGTAAATAAATGAATGATATAAGGAACATAGCAGTTTGCTTGTATGGACGATTCGGTACTGGAGAATTTTGCGCTCCTAATACACTAGAATTCTTCAAGAATACCAAAGGCGTTAATGTAGATTTCTTTTGCGCTTCAAAGGATTATGATAATTATTATCAGACTAAGTATAACAGATCAAGGGATGACATCACCAAGATAGATACTGAATATCTAACCGACATGTTATCAATGTATAATCCCAAAGACACCCTAATCGTTGAGTACGAGGTCGATCTTCGTAGGGGCTTTGAGAGCAGTGGTCCACTACTGTTTAGTCAAATATGTGAATCAATCATGTTGAAGAGTAACTACGAAGTTAATAATGATATGCAATATGACGTAGTATTTGTAACTAGATACGATGTATTATTCCACCCTAATATGTCAACCTACCTAGATCATTACATTGAGTGGCACAATACGGAATTCATAAATACAAAATTTGATATATTTGGAAATGAAGGAGACTCGTGGATGTTTACACCCAGAGTAGATATAAGACGCAAGAACACATATGCACCAAAAGTAGCATGGAACGATATATTCTTCTTTGGCAGTAGCATGACAATGGATTTGGTCGCATCTAATTCACTATTGCTCACTAATGATCAGCAATTCGCAACTAATAAAAAAACACACATTTATCCAGATAGAAATAATCGTGGCGGACATGAGGGACTTGGATTAATCACTAGGAAATCAAACATTCCAGTTGCTAATTATCCTTGCTTTGACAAACATGGGAACGCCAATGGGACCTGGACGGGGACACCGACTCGTTCGATAGGGTATACTCTCGTTAGAGAGTTCGGGGATATGATAAATCCATATAATAGCATTGAAGCCTTTGAGAATAACATGGTGTCATGGACAACTGATAAACCATTCTCCCAGTCAGATATATTACAGTGAGGCTAGAAATGCTTAAAAAGTGCTGTTGCGACCTAATAGTTCTATAAAGAATTTGCTTTTTTCATCCCACGACATATTAATGCCAGCGTCGGTTAATTCAGTTACTATATATTCTTGTAATTTATTAAAATGATCAACGGTTGCTGGATTTATTGTTAAGTCAAGACTATTGTATATTGTACTAACGTGATTGAGATGACATATAACATCTGGATGAGCATCCCATGTTTTGTTATTAAACTTAGAATTATTAGTAATATCAAAAATAACTGTATTAGGTAAGTTATCAAAAAGATATTTATAATTATCTGATATATCTTTATAAGTATCAAAGTCTGTCATGTGACTCTGAAAATTTATATTAAACATTTTGTTTGCCATTATTATAGCAGATGTATTTTTTACAATATCATTGTGTTCATTCCAATACGTATCAATAAATGATTTGTCAAAGGTAGGATTATTAAAAATGTTCCCACCACACATCCAGTTCCCGCCAATTGATATTCTATCTTCTCTATGCCACGAACTCCAATTTACTAATATAATATCATTAGAATTGAACTTATGTTTTAGGTCACACTCAAGCATCTTGTGCAATATAGAAACATTGCCAATACCACTTACGCCCCAATTCTGAAATTCATTATCTAAATCAAAATTTATTATATCTGCCCAAGTGTGCCAATGATAGTGTGTAAAACTGCAACCAAATGTAAATATTCTACCTTTCATTTCTAGTGTTCCCATAGTGTATTACCTTACAATCTTTATTAACATATGAACGCCATGGATCAATTATGATACTACCATTTGGTACATCACAATATAATACATCTATAATATTTTCACCAGTATATTGATATGTAGTACTAGCACTATGTGCCAATAAGAACACGCATGGTTGAATTGGATTATATTCATCGCATGTTAACGGATCTACATACACTGGTTGATGTCCAGCCTCTATACAGTAATGTCCAATCAGTAAACTATAACTACCATCACAATACTCTACGTTGGGCTTGTACGCCTTGCCATGTATGACAATTTGCATCTTTTCTTGCTCTGCATATTTCACTAATTCCAACGCAATGTTCTTCGCCTGTATTTCTCTTGCAGCCATTATACTGTCAAATAGATCATATCCTAAGTTTAATTCGTCTGCCATATAACGTAGTGCGATATTGTCGCGTGGATGACACCCACCGCCATCTCCCATGCCAGCCTTCATATATTGGGGACCCATGATACGCATAGTACTTGCAGCAAGTGCATTAGTTACTACATCTACATTAATGTTACCTTGTTTTTGTGCCACATCTTGTATCATGTTGACAAGACCTATCTTGGCACTAATGAATGTATTGTAAAACACTTTTATGCATTCGCATTCATCCCATGTACCGATCTCATAGCGAGGATCATTTTCCATAATAGTCTTGTAGAAGTCAACTAGCATACTTGCATCACCAGTAGTGCTTCCATCTGCTGTGCCGATCATAACCATTTCTGGATTAACCATGTCCCATGCGACACTTCCCATTGCAATTAAGTAAGGGTTATATATGAAACGCGTGTTGGGTACAAGGTCTACGAATTGTTTACGAACAGTTCCAGGCAGTACCGTACTAATGAGAACCAATAATTGATTCTTTGTCATATGTTTATTTGCTTCTTCTAACACGCTAGATACAATATCGTATCTAAAGTCCTTTGGTGTTAAATGTGCAGTTGGTGCGCGACCATCGTATTCACTATCATGAGGCGTGGGTACTGCAACAAATACAATGTCTCTGTTGTGTACTGCATCTGCGATAGTACTATGCATTTCAACAAACTCACTTGTATGATTTGCGACATCGTAGCCAGTTACGTCATGTCCTTTCTTGGCGATTGCTTCTGCGCAGGGCATTCCAAGTTTGCCAGTTCCTATAAATCCTATGTTCATTAACCTATTACCTCAAACTGTGGTGTACAGAATATTAACTTACCACCATCTGCTATCCAATCTTTCATGATACGATTAACGAATAAGTCTTTGAAGTGGAATGGGAACACTAAGAAGTAATCAGCATCTATCTTTGCATCATCCTCATGTACAATAGGTATACTACTACCTACTAGATACTTACCTATCTTATCAGGATGTATCTCTGCTGCTCCGGCGATTAGTTCACTGTCTAATCCGTAATACTGCATGATGGTATTGCCTTTGGTACTAGCACCCATGATGTATACGCGCTTACCTTCGTTAACTACTTTACGCAGAAAGTCTACTGTATCATCTCTGTTTTGTGCAATATTACCTGCCCACTTAGAGATGCGTTCTGGTGTAATATCTTCTGCGTATTCAATGCTACCAGTTGTGTAATGTCTAATGTATAGTTGATAACTGCCGCCATTGATATCATTCTCTAGTACTTTGTATATCTCTAGTCCGTGACGTTCCATTAATACAACAAGGCTCTTGAAACTATAATACTCTATATGCTCATGTATCACGTTGCCTAGATCGTTGCTTGCTAACATAGGTTCTGCTGTCATTAATTGACATAACCATACACCATCAGTCGCTAATACTTTCTTAATGTCTTGTACGAAACTATTGGGATCATCTAAGTCATAGAACATAGCAACGGTAGTGATAGCGCGTGCGGTTTTTATACCTACGCGCGACACCCAATTATCGTAGTTGAAGAAGTCACCTATCATGATATCTGTATGCTTTACTAAATCAAGATGTATATTCTTTGCGGGATCACATCCTACTCGTGTGACTTTTTTACTGTCGTAATTACTTAGCAGTGTACCATCGTTAGCACCGATGTCTAATACTATGTCGTCTTTGTTTAGTCCTACTTCGTTGGCGATGTCATCTACTATGTTGCTCAAGTTATCTACGATCTTTTGATTGAGCCTTGACAAGTACCAATAGTTTTCGTATAGTTCTTGTTCTCGTACAGTGTGGTCTAGTTGTATTAAATCACATACGTGACAATGCACCAATGTAAGTGGGGCATTTCCTACATCTGTATTTGGTTCTACTGTGAACGCATTGATCTTTAGATCGCCTATGTCAAATACGGTATTCATACTATCAGTGCCGCAACTGCGACATTCATCTACTTTCTTTACTTGTCTCATTTTAATCCTTTATAAATCGTAATCTTCGTTTATTATTACCATCTTACTAGAATCTACAAAATCTATACGCCTAGATCGCAGGCAGTAATTAAATAATGCATATCCACCCTCGTGTTTTGATGCACAAAAGTCACTTAGTATTAGTACTTGTGTGTTTGGGAAACGTTGTTTAATAGCCTCTGCGTGATCTAACACACACATCTCAGTATGAATACCAAATACTAGAATAAGGTTGGGTATTGTTACTGGACTTATTTGAAAGTCAGTATGTATGTTAAATATTTCAAGATGATCTCGTACTGGATATTTGCTTTGAACTAATCCGTTCTGTGATATAACCTGATTCACGAACTTATTTTTTTTAGTAAATTCTACGAAACGAATTGCTATATCTTCTATCTCATGTTCGTAATCAACATGTATACCATGTGTTGCCATATCAACTGCATAAATTTGTGTGAATTTTGTTCTAGCATGTATATACATTTTATTATCGTCATGTATAGGTGTGCCGTTTATAATTCCAGTGGTCATTATTTAAAATCCGTTGTATAACTTATATCTGGATAAGTTTCACTACCTGCACAATCTTCATTGTAGTCTGGCAGGTAACGTAGTTTTGCTAATCCCATTTGTGCTGTCTCTGGTGTCATAAAGTAATGCCAACCAGCGAATGTAATGTTGTCTTGTTCATATGGTACACTCATATCTCTACCATCATGTGTAGCACGTTGTGCCCAGTTGTAGAAGTCTATGTCGTTAGTGAGTATCATGCCTCCTCGTACTGTGCTGAGTATCTTCTTAAACTGAAAACTTAGACATGTATTTGTGCCAGGTTCATACTGACCTCTCCTAAGTCTAGGAGCAGCATCAACTACATTGGTATTCCCTATAGTATAGCATCCTTTCCACTCTTTGTCAACAAACTCTACATCTAATCCTAGATGCTTGCATTGCATTGCCACACTGATATAGGTGTTCTTTGGCAATGTCACAGTGGTGATATCGCTCTGTTGTTTATAGTAATACAGACTGAGGAACAATGCATGAGTACAACAGTCGGTTGCTATAGCATACTTAGCGCCGGTGTATTCTGCAATCTGCTCTTCAAATTTGTGTACGAATCTAAATGGACTTTCCATTTTTGTCTACCTTTATTATTGGAGGATGGCTGTCGTTCCATCGTTGTGTAAGCATACTAACAAACTTGAAGTCTGTGAGTGCCACAAATGTATGAGGTGTGTGCTTTGGTATTCTAATACTGTCACCTACTGTTAAAACAGTTTCGTATACCTCATCGCTATATTCTTTAAACAAGCACTCGCCTTCTACTACTAGCATGTACTCTATGAAGTGAGGATGATAATGGTATCCACGTTCATCATCTTTCTTTGTGATCATTAGATTGTATTCGACTATGTTCTCGTCTGGATAGAAACTTTGTATAGTTCCTCTTGAGTCAGTGAATACATCTGGTTTCATTACTGTTACTACATTCATATTATCTCTATCTTTTCTATGGTGCAACATTGCATTATTTCATATATATTATCTGGCATGTCTATAATATTTCCAATTGGTATTCTTCCTATATTATTTATATCACGTCCGTACTGCTTCATCCATGAAGCGAATTGCTCACTGTTGTAGAAGTCATCTAAATTATTAAGTGGGTCAACTTCAAATGCATAATGCAATATCTCACCTATATTGGTAATATCTTCGTATGACGGATCATCATTGTCAAGCCAGCATTCTCTAAAGTCTTTGCCTAGTATTCGCTTTGCTAACCACACATCATGATTGTTTGTAGATAACATGCGCTCAAGTGGCGCATCTGCTGCTAATGAAATTACATCATCGCCCTTAAATGCTTGATCCCAATATGGATGTTGATGTTGATTGCCAGGGAATGTGTCTGTCCCAGGACTAGTGTAATTGCTTTCAATTGCATGTACTAATTGATTTAACTTTAATAACGTAGTCATCATATTATCATATTGTGTTTCAAATAGTTCATTAATATTATTGGGTATATAATCTTGGTTATTTACTATATAAGATTTTCTAAACATCATAAAAACAAGCCAGCGATGAATACGATTTAAATGCATTTGTATATCACGTGAATCTAATTTTTTGAGATCTATTGCAGTTGGCAAAAAATCTGGTACGGTTATTCCTAAATTAGAAAGTTCTTCGTTGAGTACGCATATAAAGTTATCGATACAATCGAATAGTACATTGTGGTCTGTATTACAAATAGACCCAAGTGCTACATGCTCCGTGATATCTAATTCTAATGTTGTGATCTTTTTTGCCCATTGATGTATCCAATCATCGTCAACCAGATCAATATATAAATATTCACCATTCGACAATGCCAACCTTAATTTCATTTCCTCATGCCATCAAACACAGTGGCGTGGAATAGATCATTAGTCTCATCTATTGCTTCAAAGAACTTTAATGGTAGACTATGTTGATCACATAGTCGCTGTGTTGCCTTAACATCTTTTGGTAAACATGCACCGCCGTATCCTCGTAACTCAGGCTTAACGTCTAGGTATTCGTCTGGCATGTCACTGCTTCGTAGGAATGCTTCTTTAACTCGATCATACTCTGCCCCGTTCGCTTGACATATCTCATAGAATACATTAGCAAAGGTTATGCGAGTAGCGTTGAATGTATTCCAATAGTACTTCATCATCTCTGCTTCAACTGGTGTTACTCTCATAGAGTCTTGTGGATACTGTCCGTGCGTACACTGCACTAGATAATAGTGATTAACATTATGTGTACCTACTAATAGTAAGCGATGATTGAATACGAAGTCGTATTCTGCACTGCGTTCTTTGAGAAATTCTGGTACAAATACTATCTGATCATTGTGTTTATCTATAAGACGCTGTGTTGTTCCAGGTCCCACAGTGCTTTTTATTGCGATGACACCCTTGTATTCTAGTTTATACAAATCATCTACAACTGATTCTACTATATCTGTATTGCAACTACCGTCTTCGTGCGATGGTGTTGGGACACATATGTATACTATTTCAGTGTATAACATGTTTGATATAGGCTGATTAAGTAGTATGTCGTAACTAGTCACCGAGAATCCCAGACGATTAAATCCAGCACGCAATGCTGATCCTACGATACCTTCGCTTCCAATTATGCCTATATTCATTTAATATCATCCCATAAGTCGATAAATTCTGGACAACTCTCAAATATATTGGTGCCTCTTATTTTATCATGCGTTTTGATAAACTCTTTAAATCCATACTCTTCATTGAGATCAAATCTCTGGCTTTGGTTCATTTTTATTTTGAAGTTGCTAAAACTATTATTTAAAAATCTGAGAAACTCAGAGTTTGTCTGCTGATCAATAAATTGTTGTATATCGTTTACTATTTGTTGTCTATAGTGCAATGGCAAATTATATGTATTCATCCATTGTGGCATGTATACAAAATTAGTGAATACAATTTTGTCAATAGACTTTGACTTAGTGTATTCTAATACATCAACCAGTCCTCCTAAATTTAGCGCACTTACAGTAACATCAAGGTTTATTTTATCTTTGTAATATTTAGATGCAAGTGAAATATTGTGATCTAATATATCCCATTTTGTGCCAGTTCTTACATATTCGCCCCTTGCACCAATTGCATCAATGCTGATGCCGGCGTGCCAATTTGTGAATTTATCCCAATAATCAAAAATGTGTTTGCCTTTATACTCTAGTTTTAATAGGTTTGTGTTGTATACAATTTTCACATCATATCTGCCTAGTCTATCTAGTTCTTCGAGAATATCCCAATGTATTTTATTAAGCATTGGCTCACCGCCAGCAAAATAAAACTCGTTAATATATGGTATATTTTCCATAATATCATCGCTAATGTAATCCGTGTTTACTTCTAATACACCGTTGTTCTTTACATTAGTTCCGGGCAAGTGTTGAGTAAATTTAGTATCGTGTTTTAATGATTCTAAATTCCATAGACTGCTAAACCTAGGCGAGCAACTTAAACATTTCATGTTACATATATTAGACTGCCTAATATCAACTATGCCTAATCGGTCATCGATAAGTTCTGCGCTGTTATTGTTAAGAATTTCTGCGTAATAATCACTGTGAGATTTATTAGAATTTTGACGTAGACTCGTGATACCATCTTTTTCATCGTCCCAACACATTTTACAACTGTCGTGTTCTTCGCCGTCTAGCATACTCTGTCTTACTTTATTCCAGTTTTCACTGTGTCGTATATCGTGTATACGGTTGTCTCTAGATACCAAGTCGGTATGATACGGTAGTTGTCTTTTTTGTTTGCAACACATGGTAACGTCACTACTAGGAGTTATATGTAAACCTTTCCATGCATGTGTGCATATCTTATTCATGTTACTACTTCCACTTAACACTACAACCAAAACTTGGAGTAGGTTTCCAGTTAATCGGTTTACCAACCAATGTCAAGTCTAGTGCATGCCTAACACTACTGCCCGTCGGCATTAGTCTATTAGAGGTATGACTAGGATCTAATTCTCCGTGGTATACAATCACGCCTTCTTCATTGACTATATAAAACTCTGGTGTACATACTGCATCATACTCGCGTGCAATACTTTGATCTTCATCAAATACATAATCACATTGCAAATCCCATCGTTCTATAAATGCTGGCATTAATTCTGGAGCATCTTCCATACTGCTATCATCTGTTGTTGGACTTGCGTCATTGCTGTTCACTGCTACAATGTTTACTTGATCTTTGTAGTCTTTGACGATCTGACTAATAGCAGGCATCCTAAACAGTACATAGGGACAATGATTACATATAATCATTATTAAGTTTACCTTGTCAGGTTTAATTAATTGTGTTGGTTGCTTACCTATCATGTGGTTGCTTGTTAATAGTGTCATACTATACTTCCTTTAATAAATGATGGAAATTATGCGACACATGTTGATGTGCGTTTATAATGTCTAGTTGTTCTAAAAATTCGTTGTGTTGCAAGTGCAACGGATCAAATACACTAATAGCAGTTACACGCTCTTGTGTGAATGCACCTGTTTCCCAATATACATGTTGTCTAAAATTAATAATAAAAGTTCCTATCATATCTTTCGTAATGTCATCAATTATTTCCATTGCTTGTATCATTTCTTTAAAATTATACTCACTCACTACATAACTAAAAATAAAATGACGCTTCATATCCTTTAAGTTGACTAGGAATTTAATATTGTTAATTAAAGATTCCCATATCCCGCCCAGTCTTGTAACGTTTTCATAAGTATCTTTTGTGCCAGCATCTAAACTTATATCAAGCGTTTTAATATATTGTTGGCAGTTAAAACTATTCCACATTTTCTCATTAAGTAATACACCGTTTGTGACTATCTGAATATCATTTATATTTGGATATTTTAAAGCATTAAAATTAATTAGGAAGTCTCTATATATTTTACTATAAATGGGATCGCCGGAGCCAGTTAGCATTATTTGTTTAATGCTACTACCAAATGTATCTTCAATCTCATCTTGTACTGATTGTTTTTTCTTATGAGTATCACTGTTTACATTGTCGTTTGGTATAACATCATGTCTACAACTAGGACATTTCATGTTGCAACTTCTGTCTTGTCCATACAGTATAGTTTCTACCATGGGAACTTTGGGCGGCTGGAAGTTTTCTTTTAATTTAAAGTTATAACTTTCAGTTGTACGTCCTGCTAATACTTCGCTTATATCGGGACACAATGTGTGATCGCAATAACTAAAACTACCATCTAGTACACTTGCACGAATCTGTTCTGCTGTTTCGCCAAACCAACCTTCGGTAATAGATACTTGATTTCCTGTACCAACATCATCAATACTTGTTGGTAGCCAACTTGGACAACACATGTATGACCCAAAGTGATTAACATCTAAGTAGTTCCAAGGTTTAGTGCATACCCATTTTTTTAATGTTTCTTCCTTTGTTAACATGATTCTCCATTGTTTTTTATGTTAAGTAATACAGTTGATCTTTCTTCACATGTAAGCAAGTGTTTCCTATTGTTGACCAATCTATCTGTAATCTGTGTATATATTTTCAACCAATCATCATGGCTAATATCACACAACCTAGTGACTTCTAGAAACGTTGCTGTCATTCGTTCTATAGGATCAGCAATGCTATCATAACTATGATCTATGAAATCATCAAATACATCATATCCCATTTCACGCAGCGCCTGTACACTATATCGTTCTGCGAACATCACAAATGGCTGTAACCACGATATTGATTTAAATGTTTTTTCACTATGAAATATAGTATGTTCTGTGTAGTTTGTTTCGACAATCATTTCAAAGTACGAATCCAAGTGTGCATTTAGTAATTCATCAGTAACAGTGCGTGCTTGGTTCTCTGCTAGGTTAACGTACTCATGGAATAAATGTTTTTCTCCGTGTCTTATCACCCATGCGGTCAGTTCATTTACATCATGATTCCATATTCGTGCAGTTTTATTAATAACACGAGTAAGACCTAGTAATGTAAAATTCAAACCTGTGCCGTGGTGTGGTACTATTCCAAAACTATAGTTAATATCGTGTTGCAAATTTAAATCATTTATGCGTTTAACAATCTCTATCCGATGTGGACGTGTTAATCTATTTTTACATATTGCTTTAAATTTAGTAGGAGAGGTTATATTAATCTTTGCATCTGTGTATGAATGCATTACTGTATTACGTGTCGTCATTTTTGAACATAATAACTCCCAATAATTAGAATACTGTGTATCTACAAATTGTTCAGTACCTCTTATATAGTCACCAGATAAGTAAATAGTATTATCTGCGAACTCTCCTAAGAATTTTTGAAAATTAATTGAATTATAATACCTAGATGGAAATCCTTCAAGCGAATGATCTAGTATAATTTTACAACGTCCTGTTCTAACATCATTGGCTACTTCTGTTGGTACGTATAGTTGTTCAGAAATTCCGTCATTTCCTATTACATCTAACAATAGAAATGTGGCATTGTCTGCATATACATAGTAGTAATAGAAAGTATCAGGACGTGTATGAGTTATATGCTCTTTTGTTAAAAAGGCAGTAATTGCCTTTCCACCTTCGCCTACTAGTGATACATTCTTAGTTAATTGGTTTGTTGTTTTGGTACTATCAGTTATATATATTTGCATATATATATTTATGATTATTATAGTGGTAGTTAATTAGTTACATATCTATATGAGTGATAGAACTACGACTGATTTCGTCTAAATCCAATTCATGCTTGTTTGTACAGTATCCCAATGGTATTTTCCCTATTATGCGTTCATCGTGTGGCACATGGTGATCAGATAAGTATTGTTTGAAATTATTATGTCCTAGTACTTGTAGAGTGAAACTATTTGGTTGCCACTCCAATCCTATATGAGCATGCTGATCAATATTTGTAATATCAAATGGCAGTGGATTATCCATGTCCATCCAGCAAGTAAAATATTCTTTACCTAATACACTAAACGGCAACCATATATCTGGATCAGTATCAAATGTACAATATTTTCTATACTCATTGTCGATCTGATAAGTGTCGAACATTCGTAAATCATTGTCGGTATTCCTCCAACGTTGTATAATATGATCTCCATCGCTTTGCTTAAATCCCCAATCTAGTAATTCCTGTTTCCTAGGCGAGATAATTGTTTCTTCATACTCATGTATTTCACAGTTCATTTCAAATAATATTCTAAGAACTTCCTGAGAATCTTTATTGGTCAAATCAAAATCATGACTCCCGTGATGATTGTCCCAGTTGTATTCTCTCCAATGCGCATATTTTGCACTCACCATATCAGATATACTTGCATTTGGTAGATCCCACCATGATTGGGTAAACGCACCATGTGTGATGAAGTGATGTATTTTATTTAAGAATATCTGTGGTTGATCAGCATACATCTTTCCTGGGAACTGTATATCATGTTGTGTCGCTAACGCATCTACATTATTATTGAATTTTTCAATCTCTATATTTCTAATAACATGATCATGTGCATCTGGTACATTCTTATTCGGTATCTCATGCCAATGCCATGTTTCAATGCGCGTATTAGCAGACTCTAATGGAGCAGCAATACTATGCCAGTATTCAACGAAATCATTTTTGATTAATTCTATATTGGCGACTTGTCCATTGCTCCAGTATATTTTCATTCTATAGACATTTTTCCAAACCGTCTTTTAGACTAACGTATTCAAAATTCGGTACTAGTCCGCGCAACTTAGTAATGTCCGGTACTCTGCGAGGCGTACTACCTTCTTGTCCATCTTCTAGTCTGAGTGTGGTGTGATCTATATTCATCAATTCCATTATTTGATGTGCCACATCTAGTATAGTTGTTTCTACATCTGAACCAATGTTGATTATCTCGTTCTCTGTATTGCACACTCTCTTAATAAGTTCACATGCATCATCTATGAAACAGAAACTTCTTGTATCACTATGTCCGTATAGAACACTATCGCCCTGCTTTAGACGATCTACGAATTCAGGAATAAAATGATTCAATTGCCCAGGTCCGTAAATGTTATGAAAGCGTATGATAGTATACGTGCTATTGTTCTCAATGCTATTGCTAATAACTGCACTCTCCATTGCGATCTTACCACTAGCATAACACCAGCGAGGATTCTGAATGTCTTCTATCGTGAGTGCAACTGCTTCTGGTGTTGGTATGGTAGCCCATCCTTGATTGACTGTACTAGCGTATCCTTCACTGCTACTAGCATACACAAAGTGCGCAGTAGGATAACGCTTGAGTAAGTTCATTGTGGGAGTCACTATACTATCTATGACACTAAATGGTGTGCTATAAAAGTTCTTTGTGCTATTGAAAGCCGCTAAGTGTATAATGGTGTCAACGTCAGGTAACGTGTTGACAAAGTCTATGTCGTTTAAGTTACCATTATAATCACAGTTATCATAATCAACAGTAATGCATTTCACGTATTCGCGCAATCGTTTTCCGATGAAGCCATTTGCTCCAGTTATTAAAATCATACTAATCCTCTCAAAAATGTTTCAAACAATTGTTCTTCTTGTGGTGCAATGTCAAACATATGATTTAAATTATAATCTAATGCTTCTCTTAATTGTTCTTTAATAGAAAAAATTGTTTGTTCTTTTCCTAGTTTCTCAACTTGCGTTAATACAGCGTCCCATCGCTCTGCATCATCTTCGATGTCATCATATCTTTCATCTATGATATCACCAGATGTTTTAAATCCTTTGCTTCGTAAAAATGACAGACTTCCTCTGCACCCAATTAATAAAAATGGAGTGCGGTGTAGTATAGGAGCAAGCACTGCATCACTTATAAATAACTTTCTACCTTCTGCCCAAGTTTCTGTAACTAAACAAACGGCACTTTGGTGATAATACTCACTGATGCTATTTATTGCATGTATATCAGCACAATTATTCGTATTAACATCAACATCATCTAATTTACGCGGAAGTGTATCATGCAGTTCATATATATGCTTTTTGATATCATTCCAATCAAATGTGTTGTTTCTGTCAAAATAATCGGGCCATTGTTCTTTTCTATACTTTAATTTATTATACGCATCTATAATAGTGGACGCGGGCAAATCATCTATTTCCTTTGGGAAACTATAACGAATATGTTTAAATGCGTATTCGTTATTTTGTTCTTGCATTTTTTTTAATCTTGAAACAGTGTATCCTCTATGTGCTTTTGGAAATCTGTTAGGACATATTATAAAATTATCTATGTTACTAGATGCGCTGGTAGTCACATCGTCTCTAGTTCCTATAATATTAGCAAAACTCCACAAAAACATACAAACACTTTTTACATTTATTTTACTGCCTTTGCAATATTCCTCTGCGTTCATGTCTCCCGTTAACCATGTAATCTGAGCACAATCTATGTTGAGTTCGTCTGCATTTGTTTCTAACATCGTATGTAAGTCAATACTCTCTACATGATTAATTGTATTTTTATAAACAGGTCCCCAACTCTCTTCCATAGTATCAATGACAATATGTATTCTTTTTTGGTTTATTAATGGTATCCACTCAGTAGGTATACAATTTAGCACTGTTCCATTATAAATCGTACTCACGGGAAGTGATCTACAATCGCCGTGGTGTTTAAACCAAATAATCTTAGTACTTAGATCAGATTCACTTACGCACGACACTGTATTGACTGAAATAGATGTACCATATAAATGATCGCCCGTGTTAACATCATACCATTCTGTATTTGGTATTTTAAGAATCTGTAGCGGTTGCATTTTTAATTTCTTCCAACTTGCATATTTCAAAAAACTCTGTCATCTCTGGGAATGTCTCTAAGAAATTTAAATTTCGACGACTATCATACTCTGTTACAAATTTAACAAAGTCTACACGCTTTATTGATATAGAGTGATTAGTTGTTGTGTTATCTAACGCGGTTTGATCTTTTATAGTTTTCAGAATATCAATTAAAATTCTTCTTAGTTTTAATGACTCATCTGGTTCAAATCCCATTAAATCATTCCAACCAGAATCAGTTGTGTTTGCATACATAAATTCAACAGCAGGAAACAAATAGTCTTGGACTAATGCTAACGTAATTATGTTTGCATCTAAAAACTCAGGGTGTCTTACATACGGGATATCAATTCCCACGCGAGACACTTTTTTATCTGGTCTACCTATATGTAGCGGGGCTTTAAGCGAGTTGTGAGTAGCAGAAACATCAAGACCGCATTCTTCAAACCATCTGACAAGACCATTTACGTTGTAAGATTGTTTTAAAAATAAAACATATTCTAATAAATTCTTGAATGATGGTATACTGAACACATTAAACGCAGACATAAATGTAATTCTACTATTGTCAGTATTATCTAAAAAATATTCTACATTTTCTTTAAACACATTCCAGTTCATGCCATATCTACTGTAGTCACATTGATCGCCAGTTGCTTCTGCACTTACAAACAATGTCATATTTTTAACACTATTAGTGTCTGTTAATTTCTTTGATAGTGCTGTGAATTTTTTCCAAAGTTTGTCTGGAACACATGCATTGCTGTTCACTGCAAAGTCTAGATTCGGATTTGGATTCGCTAACAAATATTCCATTACCTTAAATGTATGCTTACTCATTAACGGCTCGCCGCCAGTTACTCTAAGGGTGTGTATAGACTTAGATGCTTCGGGGAACCATTTCCAAAATGCATCAGTGTATGGATTATCTTCACTGTCTTTATACTGAACATCAGTAATATTGTTAAAATTACTATTGGTCAACTGATACACACCATGTGTTTTTATTTCTTCAATCCATTTGCTACTAAAACTTGGACCACAATAACTGCATTTTAAATTACATACATTACTGAAACTAACCTCAACATACTTTGGAATTACATCTTCATCGCCTGACATTCCCACAATATTGTCGTGATCATGTACACTATACGCATCTAAACTTTTTAATGTACGATCACTGAACTCGCCCGTGTTATCTTCTATGCGCCAACAGAAATCACACTCCTTTGGACGATCTCCGTTAAGCATTTCCTTTCTAATTGATTTTTTAAATGAAGTGTTGTGCAATGCACTAGGATTATCTTTTAGTTCGTCTAATGGAATTTTATGTGCGACCGGATGATGACAACTATGAGTTAATCCCTGACCAAGGTGCATAGTTACCTGTGTCCATTTTGCCAAACAAAATCCAGGTCCCTTGTCATTTAATAAATCGCGCATTGCAATTTTATTCTCATGCGAACCATGTATTTGTCCGTTTTGATGAATTTCTAAATTTGAATCTTTTATTTGCTTGCTCATTCTTTTCTCTCTATGTCTTCTTCGGTGCATTGCTCACCAGATTGTATTTCAATAATATGACAAGGTTCATCAGTGTCGTTGTATGCACGATGCCATGACATGATAGGTATGATATTTATGTCACCCATAGTTGCCGTGGTCGTAATTGCAGTATCATCAAATTGAATTTTACATTCACCTTTAATAACATGCCATGTTTCGTTACGGAATTTGTGTCGTTGATTGCTTAAACTTTTTCCAGGCATGATAACAAGTTCTTTTACTTTCACAGTTTTCTTATCATCAAGTACACGCCAATAACCCCAATCTCGTTCAGTTCGGTGTGTGTTCCAATCATCCAATATACTACTAGAACTATTCTTCTTATCGTTGCCGCCTACTCCAAATACGAATGTAACATCCAATAACGACATCTCTGGAATATTATACACAGTCCTGTCGCCACCATTGGCAAAAATAATATCACTTGTAGGGAATGCTTCTTTTGTTTTTAATAACGCATCTATTGCAGAGTCATCTGAATCATCAAACGCAATTGTCATTGTAACCATTTTAAGATTTTCAATAATATTCATGCGTTCGCTTTGCGACATGAATGGTCTACCTTTTTTACGAGTTAACCATTCGTCACTATTCACAGTGACAACAAGACGATCGCCTAGTAATGCTGCTGATTCAAACATAGCAATGTGTCCACTATGCAACGGGTCGAATCCGCCAGAGACTACCACTACTTTTGATTTAGTCATTATACTGCCATTGGGGCTTTGATGAAAGGCATTGGATAGTAATTCAATAATTGATAATCTTCTACAGAAGATTCTATTACATCAGATAATGATGTGAATTTCTTACTTATATTTAGTGTTGGCAACTCCATCGGGGTGCGTGCCAATTGTTCGTTTACTTGTGTTGCATGGTTCTGATAGATATGTGCATCACCAATTGTATGCACGAACGTACCTACTTCTAAGTCACAAATGTTTGCTATGATGTGAACCAACAATGAATAACTTGCAATATTGAAGGGTACTCCAAGAAACATATCAGCACTACGCTGATACATCTGACAACTTAATTTTCCGTTCGTTACATAGAATTGAAACAATGTATGACAAGGCGGCAATGCCATCTTATCAATCTCAGGTGGATTCCATGCGCTTACAATGATACGTCTACTGTCTGGATTAGTCTTGATCTCGTTGATCGCCCATTCAATCTGATTTACACCACCGAAATCTACCCACTGCTTGCCATACACAGGACCAAGATCTTTGACTGTATCTGTATTAGTGTAGCCTAATGCCACACCTTGATTGTCTGCATTGGCAGTCCAGATGGTTTTCTTATTGATGTCACGAGTACCATGTAGTATTTCAGCCAATCTTCGCTCGTCTGTGCTACCTTCTAAGAACCAAAGTAGTTCACTTACTACTGACTTCCATGCTAACTTCTTTGTAGTCACTGCGGGGAACCCATCTTGTAGATTATATCTTGACTGATGTCCAAACAAACTAACTGTACCTGTGCCAGTACGATCTGTTTTCTCTTCGCCGTATTCTGATACATCACTTAGCGATTGTAAATATTGTTTCATTAAATCTTCTGCCATTTCTCTATTGTTAGTGTATCGTGATCTATATTAGTACATCTGAACAATTTTTTAATCGCTTGCTCTGGTAAAAATGTATCACATGCATATACCTCGCCAATGCGACTAATCCATATTTCATCTATGAAAGGTATCATTGTTTCTAAGAGTTGTGCACCACCAATAATCCAAATAGGCTCAGATGAGTGTTGTCCCAACTCTTTTAATATTTCAATACTCATTATAGCACAGTTATAGTATGTGTCAACATTTAAAGTTCTTGATATTATAATATTCTGTCGGTCTGGCAATGGCTTGAATGGTAATGAATCCCACGTCTTTCTCCCCATGATCACAGTAGAATCTATAGTACACTCTTTAAACCATTTAAGATCATCTGAGTTATGTGGCCACGGCATTGTACCATCTTTGCCAATACCCCAATTAGTATCAGCGGCTAGTATTGCTCTTATCATATATTACTCAAGTGTGTCGATGACTTGATCTTCTCTAATCTGTGCGCCCAATCGACTTGGATTAATCTGAACTGTCTTGAAAAACTTAGAACCATTTACATCAAGGTCAGCAATTTCTAATTGCAATTCTCGTTGCAACTCAATACCCAATCTAATTGTGTCGGCTTTTAATTTATCTAGATCCCACTTACCACCAGTACGAATACACAACTGATCGCCACCTTCAAACTGTGGTAAGATCTCAGTATTGAAATAATTGGTCAACCAATCAAAGTCACGTACGTTTTTCCAATCCCATTCTGTTCTGAGTACGTTAGTCATATGACAACCTAAGCGTGCGCCATACACCGCCCACAAGCCGTTCAGAGAATCTTCACCTACAGACATCCATGTAAGCAATCGTTGATAGTTCTTCTTATGTACTGTTGCTTTCAACTTTGCAGGATCTACGATATCGCCATCGACTAATCCCATCTTAACACCTTCGCGGAATCCCGCACGCCATGCTTGAAGCGGACTCGCATTGTTCATTACATTACAATATACATTATTCATTTGTACATAATTGATGTTCCAACAAAAGTCTACTTGTGCGCGTTTGTCAGTGTCGGGTGCTGCTTCATGTGTGCGCATATTCTCTACTACAGACTTAGGCCAGCACTTGATTCCACCGTTGCCATATATCAGACCGTTGATTTCATTCTTACCAGCCCAACTAACAACATCATTGTCGCCAATCTTATCCATATCCAATTCGACATTGAAGAAATTTGGGTCTACAATATTATCAGCATCGATGGTGATGAATCTATCTGTCTCAGATAATGCTGCTGCTGCTTTATGCGATGCATCACTTCCCCATACACCGTGACTACGCTTAGCCCACGGACACTTGTCAAGCAAGTCTGCATAGTTTTCGTCTGCGTTTGGTTCATCGTAACTTATGTAAATGATATCAAAATCATTAACGCTTACCATATTAGTCATTACTATCTCCTGTAAAATTAACTGCCATATGTTTGTTCTTAAAAATGAATAATGGATTCAACGGAATGTCAAAATCTACATCAATACTTACATCATCTTCATTTATTATTTTATGTGATGGTACTTCAAATGCACCTACGAAGTTATCAATTGATTCATCACATACTAAAAATTTCAACATTGAATCGACATATCTGTCTTTATCCAATAAGTAATCTTGCTTTGCATCTATGTTACTATGTATATTAATAGTATTGCCAGATGCAGTAATACATAAATGTGCATCTCTATCACTTGTTATCGCGTGTTGCAATAATGTATTCTTATTCGCAGTAACCATTGTTGGTATATATCTTTCAAATATTTCAAGACTGTAATTTTTAAATATCTGTCTTGTGAATAATGATACATCATCCCAATCTAATGGTATCCTAAACAATGCCGACTTTCGTTTGAACAGTACTAACGGATCAACTTCCATTGATTGAATAAGATAATCAGGATCATTCTTCTTTGTAATATATAAATTCAGTAACGCGTTTTCTTTATTCGCGATATCATTAATCGCTGTTAAGTTCATCGACCGCTTTATGTTCTCGATATCAACAGCGATCTCAACTATATTTTCTTTCCTGTATACACGTATCAGTAAATCAGATTTGGTCGCAGGTGTCTCTTTGATTTGATATAGAAAGTTTGAGTTAACTTCGTTGATCGATAGTACATCTTGCTTTAAATCAATGTCCCATATTTCATTTTCTACATCCCATACTATACTACAAGCCTTAAAAGAAACTGTGCCTTTAATTAACTTACGACATAATTCATTATGTGTAGCAGTTATAGAATGTTTCTTGTTACCAGATGTTAGCATTTTGGATGACACTCCAACTATCTTACCAGTGTCTGAGTGGTATTTAATCCACCAAGTTTGCTTGAGTTTCATATTGCTTTCGATGTTCGTCATATATCTCGTCTGTTATAAAGGTTTCATCTTTGTAGGAAATCGTGTGATTGATTGCATAATTCTGTATCTTCAACTTTGCTTCTGCGCTTGTCCATACATTGATATAATCTGACCAATTATTTTCTATTCTATCGTTATCTTTCAAATATTCAGTGAGAGGATTCATGTCAATTATCTCTAATATATTTGCATGACAAGGAGTTACATCTTTGTGTATATCAAGATGTGAAATAATAAATGCATGCATTAAATTTGATTCATAATCATTTGGTATATATTGAAACTGAATGAATTCTCTTAATGTATTTGCCCACTCTTTCATATACAACTCTGATAATAAAAAGAATTGCTTTGCGATTTCAGAATCTTTTTTAAAATAAAATAAATCAGATGATATCTTTTTTAGATTATATTCATCGTACCATGCAGGCACTATATCATATATATTAGTCTTGAAATCCATGCTTTGAATACTATAACACATCTCATAATTACTAAGGTAATCCCATAACTCATCGTGCTTTTCTTTTACAAGAGAGTAACAATCAATCGCAATGGTATTATCATAAGGTGTTACTTTGTTTAATTGCCAATCATTAACGCGAAGATCTTCTACAGCATCATATGGTAATTCAATAATATTATCAAATGGCTCTTCGTATGCATCTATTAAACTATTTAGTGAATCAATTATCATGCTCACATGTGCATCAGGATTCTGAATTTTTATACTGTATGCACATGCTGATGCTGCTTTCTGTTCTTGGGCATTAAATGCCAGTATCACATATCCGTTACTCATGCAACAACTCCAATAATCTATCGCTCATACGATCTAATGATCGCTTGTTCATTACATGCACATCGTGATTGCTATGTCGTACTGCGATATCATTCCAATTTTCGATTGTATCACTCGCTACACATACCCATTCATTCAAGTTTTTTATTTCTATAATATCATCATTCTGAGACATGTTCTGCATAGGCAAACCACCAAAGTCATGTATTGCATCGCCTGGGATCATGCCATTCATAATATGAATTGCAATGCTCGTACAGTAATCAGTTCTGAATAACTTGCCTGGGAAGTTATAAAGATATTGATAGAAATCATAATTGTCTGCGACATGTGACCAAGTATCAAAAAATATTTTACTTTTTTCTGACTTATCAAAATAGACTACAGTCGACCACCACATAGGAATACCCACATCATATAATTGTTGCTCGAACAAATGAGGCTTGTCATTGCGGATATTGATTGCATTACTATACATTGCGACACCTTCGTAATCGAATGCCATATTTAGAAAATCAGTCTTTAGTATGTAATCAATATCAAGTAGAATAGTCTTGTCAAATGGAGTGTATTCAAACACTTTATGCTTGTTGCTATTGTTGAATTGCGCATGAAAGTTTGACCAAGGACTATCATTGTGCGTTCTCATATTTTTCTTCATTTCATCGTCAGTCAATACAATGTGATCGAAACATGAATCTATTAAACTTTCAGTCTGTGATTGCTGTAACCATGCATATGATCCAGCGTCTGTTATTAAGCACACAGGCTTACCTAGTTTTAGTTTTGCATATGATGCAGCGATGGTTGCCAACTTGACGTAATCTATTTGCTCATTATTGTAAGCAAAGAAACAAATTCCTTCAGTCATTAATCTTCCAGCAATTTATTAAGGTTACGAAGTTTTTTAATTTTATTAAATTCTGCTTCGTATTCACGCATAGCATCGTCATACGCGCTTTCTAACTTAGATGAAAATTCAACTAGATTAGTTATGCGGATAGGATTTTCTTTTGTATCTAACAATACCGCAGTATCTTGTGCGGTAGACAGGTGACATACAAAATTGATAGTAGTGGGATCTGCCACAAATACACCATTGTTATGATGTACTAATAGCATTTGATTTAATCGGTTCTTTAGATTTTTCTTTTGATTTGATATCGTAAGTGAATAATTAGAGAAGTCTAATGCTTTCTGTAAGCGTTCATCCATTATAGTATAACTCCTTATTGGTTAAAGTTATTTATATTATACTATATTGTCCAGGATGTGTCAACTGTTATTGTTGGTACTTCTCTTTGTATAAATTGATAAACATGCACGCCTGCTATGAAATATGTATCATTACTGCCAGATGGTATTACTGGCGTAGTATTCTGACTTATATAGCCATAATCAGCATTTAGTTGTGAATTGATTGTACCAGATGTTGCATCGTCGGTTAACGTTACTTTAATATAAAGATTAAACACACCACCTACGACTGTTTCTTCGCCTTTCAACGATATCTTGATACTTCTGTTAGAATATGCACTACCAGAATATTCTCCAGATGCAACATAGCCAATTACAGAAAACACCTCAGTGTAGTCGACATTGGGATTAATTCCATAGAATCCTTTAGTCAACAATGGATCAATTAGGTTAGTACCACCGTTCACTACATTAAGTGCCGATATTACAAGTTGTCCAGTAGTTGTAAATATGTCGTCCCAGTCGCCATCTATCGAATCTAAGTCAATAGTTAATTTGCCGCCTGAGTTGAAAAAATATCTTGCTTCATCGTAGTTGGTGAACTCTGCCTTACCAACTGAAGTGATGGTGTCAGTCCACGTAGGTGACGCGTCATCAGATGCTTCCAAGAGCGCAATGTCAGATTCAGATTTAAATCTATTAGCAAGTAACCCCATATCGACAATGTTATCTTCAATTGTACTTGTAATGTAAGAAGCATCAATCACGGTTGTACTAAAATGTGGAATCAATGATGATGTGGTATCGTAATGATATAGCCCAGCATTCATCTGTGCTAACAATCTATTGGTATGCTCAGTCTCTATTATAGTTTCTGGTGACACAGTTGGTTCAGCGGTTGCTTGTCCCCATCCGTGCGAATGCTCATCGAAATTAGTAGCGATATCTGCAAATATCGCAGATGCCACATTGTCTCCCCATAATTTATTATATGAAGTTACCAGTTCATTAAATTGAACTGCTGTAATCAGATCACCAGTTGAAATAGGTGACATCGTTACTTAGCACCCACAACTACTTCTACCAACCCAATACCTTCTGTTGTCTTGTCTTCTAATGCTCGTCCGACAATACGATACCAATCATTGATATCTTTTAATTCATAATCAGTAGGTACACGTGCAACGCCAGGTTCTTCACTTGCTAAGATACGGTCGCCTTTTTTAACTTGACCTATAACCTTACAAGGAATACGACCCGCTAGTGCTACCGCAACTGTAGTACCTTCACACATACTATTCATTAAATATGCTGGGTCAGTTGATACGATACCAAATACGTTTGCGCAGAATAATTCAGTTGTTTGTGTTACTTCTGCTTCCCCACCAATTTTAATAACAGTGCCAGGTTCATATGAAGCGTCACTTTTGTATAACTCAGCCAAGTCAGCATATTGTGCTGTTGTCGCTGTACCGTGGAATTTATAATCTGCACCATTGTTTAATGTGATGCCTTTGTTTATGGTTGGGAATTCAGCGACCAATACCTCGCCAGCCTTAACTGTAAATGTTTCCGAACTAACAACAGACACTGCTGTCGTATCATCATACATTACGGTAACGGTGTGCGAGACATCTGAAATGTCTAACACAGTTACAATGCGAGTTGACGAACCATCAAGTGATCCCCATGCTGTGCCATCAAATCTATAGAATCTATCTTGGGTTGTGTTATAATACATCTGACCTGCTACTGATTTATTCGTCGCTGGTGCAACTGCACTAGCGAAGTTCTCCATCAAGTAAATAAAATTTTCTGCTATCTCTGTACCATAACCATAATAGTTTTTTCCTATTAGTTGCACATGAGTGTCAGTATTAATCGCACCGTCATTTACTGTGATTGATGTGGTATTATCAAAATTGTCTACTGTATATGGCATGATTAAACCCCCGCCGTGATTCGTATTGTGTATATGATTTCTAACTTTCTGTTTGCTGATTTCTCAATTGGGTGGAAGATCAAATGCGTTAAGTACTTACCAGAAGCAGTCTTCAATCCCATTTCATCAAATACATATGCACCAGCACCCGTGTCATTATCAATTGGATTCTGACCTGCTGGTTCTGCATACTCTAAGGTCGCGGTTACAACAACATCACTATATACTTGACCAGCATGTGTAGTTACATCTACCTGATTTGTAACATCTGGTGCGATAGGTTGCACGTCTTTAGCATGAGTTTCTGCGTATAATTCACTACTCGTCGTCCCAACATTGGGTGTCTTGTAGAATACATTGCCGCTACCATCTATCTGTGTGCCGCCATTACCTAGTGCCAATGTTGCGATATTAAAATTACCCAAACCATCGTCTTCTTTATTTGCTAATAAATGTGCCAATGCAATTGACATATTATAAAAGTTAATTGCATTGTGCTTGTTTAATAATACTTCGCCTGTATCAATGTCTCTAATCAGAACATGTCCGTCCATTCCTAGCATTGAGTTGTCATCAACAATTTGTTTCATTAAAATTCTCCGTTACTGTATTTAGCATAATTAACTTACGCCCTTTCCACTTGCTTGTAATTCATGTGATTCAATATCTTTGGCGGTGATATCAAGTATACTCTCGCCCGTAATGTAATCAAATCGTTGACTCGTGCCATATTGTCCATTGACTACGAAAGTCTTCAATGTTTTGAATATATCTAATTGTTCGTTAGTTACATCTATAATCACTGTGCTAGCACTATGTGTTCTATTTATAGTTCCATACATTGCACGCGTGATATTATTTAATGTATCACCACTCGCCTGAGTGTACTGAATGATTTCGCCATCGATATATGCGAATCCACCCAGTGCATTGAATTTAACACCACCACCAGTAGCAAGTGTGATGCTAATTGCGTTATATGTCATATCAGTAGTAATGGTAGATTCACGATCTTCTCGTAGACTAAATGCTGCTGTATTCAACCAATTGTCTTGTATATATGCGTATGTTCTGGTTCGGTCGTCTGTCGCTTGAGATATATCAATAGACCAATAATCTGCTTCAGTCCAGTCGTCTCCGCTTGTGTGATCTTCCGTAGCGGTGTAATAGACGCCATCAACGAATACACGATCGTCTTCTAAGTAATCAGTAAATTCGTGCCAGCCTGGATGTGTAATCGCTTTAACAGACAATGATTCATTAAATGTAGGTGCTACATTAGAACGACGATGCTCATTATATACATTATTTAAATTAGTAGGACTAATGAACTCAATGCTGTTAATCACATCAGTTGGCGTATCTGTAAAAGACCCACCATCAACTATATCAGTTGGTGTAGTAGAGAAACTAGAAGTAATGATTGGATTTTCATAATCATACTGAGCATGATCTAATAATTCAAAAGTTTCCATTGTGATTTTTATCTTTCTATCAAGTTCTTCCATTGATACAGATACATTGTCTTGTGCGTTATAAGATTCTACTACACTCTTGATTTTTGTATGGTATGGCTTTACAGTATTTATATAACCAGAAATTTCATTAAGTACTGAACGATTATACTTTGTAAGTTTGTTCGGACCAGTTTCTATATTGGTAGATATATTAAGATGAACATATGTAGTCTTGTAAACCCAATCAACCATATCATGTTCCGATACTGCAAATTTCACTACAGCAAAAAATAGTTTATTGAAGTTTTTAATATGCTCTTCTATAAACAAATCATTTCGACATGCATATATTATATGCTGCATGTATGCTGCTGGATTAGAATCCCAGTTGCTGCCGTCAAATCCGTTATCGCCATCCCATCCATTAAATAAATTCTTATTATATACAATATCATTGAATGCGATCGTTCCATTTCTCTTTTCGACAAGAAGCCATTCGTTATCGATCCATTCGAATATCTCACTTTCGTCCATTTGATGTATATCACCTTCGATATTAAATGATGCTATTGAGTGTATATCTGTGTCAATTTGCGAAAGTTCAGAATAAGATGCCACTTCAATGGTGGGCTGATTTCCCGTGTTTCTACTTTCGTGTACGAAATTTGTATAATCCCAAAGAGTATTCATGTCCAATTTAATACCGTTCGTATCTATAATTGAACCAATAGTTCTATCCCACTGACCAGTAAACTCTTGAATCAAATTTTGTTGCTTTAATAATGCGTTGATAGCAACGATTGCTTCTCTGCGAGCATTCCATGTATCTTTAAACCAACCTTGAGAATATACCTTACCATCAAAACTCAATCCACGATCATCACCATAGCGGTTATATTCATGTAATTTCATAGATGGCAATGGTTGTCCCACAGTTGATTCATTCGCTGGCGTGAGCAAACTATAGTGTTCTGTTTTAATTACTTCTTCAGTCAAGTTATCACGCAAACCAATATACCAATATTCTGGAATGTTGTCAATGTTTTCTTTGATTGCTGTCCAATTAGTATGCGATGATTCACTGTGCGTTGCTGCAATAGTATCAGATTTCATATTAATTTGCAATACACTACTCTTGTCATTGATCATATATTTCACATTGTTAACAATCATAGCATTGTCGTCTATAGCAGCGCACCATGCGATACCATTATCAGTTGGATTAGATATGATGCTTGCAATCTGCTTCACAGACAATGAATGATTACCTTCTGTATTTGTTTTGTTCTTAACCCAGAAATAATATGTAACATCATACTTCTTGAGTTTATCATTCCATTCATCTAATGTCGCGAAGTAATATAAGTTTTCGTTAAGTGTTTTATCAAATACACTATATACTTCTCCAGTTGCTTCTACACCATATTGCACTGTGCTATTGATAACTGCTTCGTTCCATTCTTCTGGATGAACAGAACTCTTTGTCCATTCGTATACATCAATGCTAGAATTAGGGAATTGCTTGCCCCACATTTTAGCACGATATGCGTTGTCACCTTGCTCATAATCATAATATCTTACTTTACTAGTATCCCACCAAGTTCTACCTATTTCTGCTTTGCCCCATGAGTTACGTTCATCTATATTATATGCTATATCAGTAGATGTATTATATACTGCAAAATCTACAGGTGTTTTGAAATCCAATTCTTTGTCTGCTACGCCGGGTATAATTCCTCGCAACGGATCAAAAATTTCCATTTCATTAATAGTTTGTTCTGATTCTCCATCGTAAATTAATACATTCGCAATCCCTGCGTTAGTTACACGTGTGCTATTCTCTCTAGTTAATACAAACGCAGTTCCATTAAATTTATATACCTGTGTCGCTGCATCGCCACTGACACTGTCAGTCGTAGACCAAACTAAGTCGCCTACATTCCAGTTATATAACAATGGAGTCGATTGCACTAGTGTTTCATTGATATCAATAAGACGATTAAATCTCGCTGAACGTAATACGAATACAGATTCACTTGTACCATCTAATTCAATAAATCTATCAATGTAGAGCATTCCAGGCTGTGCTATATTTCCTAGTTTAGTAACACGGTGGATGCCATCAATATTAGGTGTCGTGGTTGTATTAACTAACATAATGTAATCACCAACTTCCACATTGTGTGCTGCATTCAATGAAACCTGCGCATCATTGCCATCATCTGTATCAGTGCCCGCAGTTATACTTGCATGGTATCCAAATTGCTGAACTTGTAACACATTCCAACTAAAGAATTTGCTTGGTATTGTTCCAGTAGAACCATTGATGAATTCGTTATCATCAGGCATCCAGATATTAAATAATGCTTCATCTTCGTCGGAAATATTAATCCAATCATCTTCGTCAAATACATTTACAGTAACGTCGGTTGAAGAATAATATATGCCAGTCTCAAGACCAGCAAGTGTATTAAGTTCTCTGTTACCTAAATTAATTTCTGTGTTGGTAGACACTATGCTCACTCGGTTTCCAATAACCGATGCGGTTACGTTAGATATAGATGCTGCAAGTAATGCGGTATTAATAAAATCCACCGCATCTTGTGCGTCACTAACAACATTCGCAAGTGCACCAGATGACGTAGTGGTCGATGGGAATAATAAAGTCGAATTTGCTTCACCATCTATTTCTAATGTAGTTAATTGGGTGAACGAAGCAGTTGCTACTTTTTCTATTTTTACTTTATTGGAAACAACCGTTACATTATACGCAGCCGATAGTGCAGCATCGATTACTGCTGCTATATACGTTTCGTCCATTGATTGACTTTGAATTTCTTGGGTAGGGGTGGCGTTATATGTACCAGTAAGCATACCAAATTCAGATAAACCAGTTGTATAAGCAATAATTAATTGTGCATTGATATCTCCGGCAGCATCATATAAGATCGATACTCTTAGAGCATCTTGTTCGTTATCTACGCCAGTTACATTTGCCACTGAACTAATTGCTAATTTTAATTGCGGTTTGTCCATTGTATAAACAGATGAGAATCCTAAAAGATTAACAGTTATATCTACAAACCCATCTGCATCATCTCCATCAGCGATGGGCGTGTTAAATGTAATTACTTGAGTATTGGAATCATATGTATAATCAGATGTCGCAAGTGTATATGGCGATGTTATTCCGCCTGACACTACATCAATCGTACCTACGTGATGGGCTGTCATAATACTTGTTAGCGTTATACTCGAAACAGGTGCAACTGTTGCATTAAATGATTCAGTCGTATCAGTTCCTGGCGTCAATGTTTCAACGTAAGTACCATAGTCTTCTAAATTAACGATAGTAGCATTGATGTCCAACGTCAACCCAGTAACATCTAGTGATGACGGATTGACCGCAGTCACTGAGTATGGATTTCCTTCATGATACGAATCTGTATCGATAACTGTAACCAATGCATTACTTATTAGATCAATTGAAAATCCATCAACGATAACAGTACTTGGTGATAAAACAGAGGGACTTGCTATACTTTCTGCAACTATAGAGTCGTACACAAACTGAGTTTTATTAAACCAAATATCGACTCCGTCAATAGACGCAGATGGTGTCGTTAGATCATCTGTTACATTGCGGTGAGGGAATATTGGATTGTTCACAGTTCCAACGTATGCCAAATCAGATGGCGTATTACTTAATCCAATATAATCTACATTGCAATTCCATAAGTTTCCATCAAGTCTTACTTCATTGCCAAACTTATATGATGTTGAATTATTCCATGTGTCTATGTTGGCGTAATCGCTCGTTGCATCAAATAACGTTTCCAACTCAGATATATTATATATAACATTGTCTGCTTCGGTGTCAAGCAAATCGCCTGCTGTTAATAATGTAGTTACATTTTCTTCATATGATTTCACGTCAAATATAGGCGTGTTTACCTTATTAACAAACACTATATCGCTGCTGCTAAAATCAATAACAGATGGATTTAACACAACATCAGATGGAGTAATTTCGATTTCAGTCGATTCGGTTATGGTTGTATCACCAAAGTTACCCTGTCTAAACATAAATTCTTCATCTATGTTAATCGTACTTCTGCCGTCGTTTATAAGTTTACTACGCGCAACAGATTGTATTACAGACTTTGTACCTTTTGCCTTAATCACTCCTTGAAAAAACTTACTAACTGCTGTATCTGATAAACTTAACCTTGAAACCCAATCTCTGTTAACATTGTTAAGCATCAAATTCTCTGCTTTGGTAATTTGCTTATTGAACTTATCTACATTAAAATCGTAGAAATTTGAAATCTCTTCAACCGTTGAATCAAAGTTCTGCATTATAGTATTATCTCTAACTAAGAATCCAGGCGCTTGCTTAGCACCAGTCCAGTTGCGAGTACGCTGACCAATCAATTTTAATCGCAGTTGTCTAACATTGGTTACATCATCAAACACGGTTTCATTAAATTGTGTTACATTATTGAATAGGAACGCATGTTCGTGTGTTACCATCGCAGTACCAATACTAGCAATAGCAGTCACGCCAGGCTTTGTTTCAACTGTCAATGAATTAGTATCTCGATTTATAAGTAAATCAGATGCTTCAATTGTATGTCGTCCTTCATTCAGAATGGAATTTAACTTTCCAGGCAATGTATTATATTCTAACACAACATGTGATGTATTAGCAAATGATATTTTTCTGTCAATGGGAATAATATATGTATCATCTACCGATGCGGTGATCGCCCATTGAGCAAAACTGAATGCTTTGCCATCTCCAGTTTTTCCAAATTGATAACCAACACTATCTAAGTATGCATAGTTACCACGTATAAAGTTATATACATCTTGTATGCGAACAAATTGTGCTTCATATTCTGCAATAGATACGACATCTGAAAAATATTTGTATTTCTTTATAGTCGCAGTATCATTCAAATTAATATTAATATGATCATTTACATTTGATGTACGTGGTTCAAGGAATTTAAATTGTTGCTTATGATTAGTAATGCCATCTACTGTATAACTTGTTGCATTTTTTGTAATAGTAATATTACATGCAACATGAACATCTGATGGCGAACTAGTATACATTATCAACGGTGCATCCAGTTGATTTAATGTATACTTGCCATTGGAGCCAGTTTCGGTTTCAATCTTCATTAAATGAGGTGCTGTAAATCCACCCAATTGTTGCAGTAATCTCGTATCACTGAGAATATAATTAGTAGTAAAGACGTCATCAAAGAAATTTCTCTGAGCATATGATGTTTGTACTTGGTTAATACCAGGACGATATTGGGTACCATCATGGTTTACATTCGCATTAAATGTTGCTTTCGCTGCCACATATCCAGGATATGTTTCTTTATCTGCAAGTTTCGCTGTTGCTGTTGCTGAACGTAATTCAATCGTTGGCTTAGTTTGGTAATTACCTCCACGAGATGTTAACGTAACACCTATGATTTTAAAATTTAAATCGAAATCTAAGGTTGCAGTCGATTTGTAATATAAGCCGCCGCCGCTTATTAATATCTCCGTATCGGGCTCAAATGATGAGTCACTTGATAACACAGATATTGAATCTATATACGCAGCCTTATTATTTGTATTGTCATACATCATAGTAGTAGTGATCAATCCTTTGGTGAATCTGTCAATATTCATTCCAGTGATGTTTGTAAATGATCCATGCACACTCGTTTGAAAGAAGTCTGTCCAGGCTTTGGTTGGATTTAATTTAACGACTGCATCGACCATCGCTGCATGACCCAATGAACTATTGCGCCATTCGAACTCAACTGGTGCCCAATCGCCAAATACAAATGGTGTTGCTTTATCGAGATCAGTGGGTGTGCCCAATACAACTGCTGGATCTTCCAATAATCCAGTAACAGTTACAGGACTTTTAGTTGCGAAGTCCCAGTAGTATCTTGCGAAATATAAATCTTGCTTTATTGGTGTAGATGGTTCGCTAACCAATCCAGTGTTGAATGCACTTAACATTGCTGTTCGTTTAGTCGGATCAGTCCAACTATAGTTTTCATCCCACCATGAAGGCTTATCACTATATCCTAGCATATGCCAAGGTGTGATGTGAGGTGTCGTTGTACCAAACAATACATTGTACGCACCTTTCCAATGACCCGGAAGGTTAGATTTTAAATGACCTTCTGTGATTGAAATGGATGAATAATTCCACGTAGTTGAATCAAGTGCATCAAAATAGTTTGCTGGATTTAATGTAGTTTGTGCTGTCTTTGTGTACCAATCTTTAAAATATTTGTCTACGTAGTTGTCTATTTTATTTAATGTGTACCAAGTACCACGATGTTGCGATGGTAAATATTTGACAAAACTATTCGCATAATGCGAATCTTGCTTACGCATTCCATTATACACACGAGTCTCTATGTCGTACAATACTGCCGCAACTGGATCAAAGTTAATGTCATTAATTTTTGCTAATTCAGCATTCGCCTTTAATGTATACACACTTCCATCATGTCCTATCAATTCATTAGAAAGCACTTGAGGAACATATGTATGCGATAATCCAAGTTTAGCCATACTCGCTGGTACATTACTATCGGCATCCATTTGATAATAATATGATCTGATAGAAGTAAATTGGATATCTGTGAATTCTACTGGAATAGAAATTAATGTTATCTTACTACCATCTAAAGTATAATCTTTGCCCAATGTTAATAGATGAGTGACTGCAATATTATCACCATCTCTGTTATCTGTGCAATACAAATACATATGATCTTTTCTGAAATCATCATTGTTAAGTGTAATACCCAAATGATAGTCAACAGTACCAGCAATATATGCTACTTCCACATACTGTGATCGTTGCGAGTATAGCATATTTGAATTCTTATGAACTGCTGTTCCTTTATGTGATTGTGTCATCGCATCTATTACATCTGTGGTCAATGCGCGAACATCGTTGTATGGTTTTGTTTTATATAAGCGTTTTGTTTGTGCCATGACACGCTGCTTAAATGACCACCAATCTCTTCCCTGTTCAAATAAGGCTGTTGCGATATTCATTTCATCAATTCCATAACACAAGTCATGCATAATGCTTATATCATCATGTAAAAATATTTCACCAGCATATGATTTAACGATAATGCTGCTATGATAATTGTTATCACCAAACGCATCGCCCACAAATCCTGGCGTGCTTTCTATGATACTTAACCAATGTGATAATGTCTCTTGTATTGTAAATTCTGTTACCAACTCATTATTTGCATTATGTAGATGAACATCTGGTATTTGAGTTTGCTCAGCATTGCTGCGCGTTGTATCATTATTGTAATATTCCACATCTATTGTAGCAAAATTAGATTGCTCATCAGCGACTTGGATATCTGTTATCTCTATTGTAGTTTCATTGATATCATATTCAGATGCTGGCAATTTTCTTCCATTAACATATACAGTATGAAAAAATTCATCCTGTGATAGGTTTGTTATGATGCGACCTCTGTTCAATACTGAATCAGATGCTGAACCAAATTCAAGTACAAATGATACTTCATCTGGCAATGTGACTGTAATTTCTTCACCAATAACAGATGTCGGGAATATACTACCATCAGTATTGTAGAATGTTAAATCCTTTGCTGGTGTAATGTCGTGAAACACATATGATGTATCTTTGCCCAATATCAACTCTGGCTGATTTGTTCTACTTCGGTTGTATACACCTTCTGATAAAACTTCAGTTGTTGTTATATTGCCATCTCGCTCAAATACCAAGAACTCTTTGTCAACTCTCCAATTACCATACCCAACTGGAACAGTAATGATTGAGTCTTCTGCAAATAATTGAATACTGTCTTTAGCACCCATTGAATACGAACTAGGTATATATGTACTTGCATTGTTCATTCCTTTAACAAAGAAATAATATCCTGGGATCTCAGCAGCAACGTGTCCCATATCTCTTGAGTAGGTGTAGCGTTCTGTGAATAGATTATTTTCAAACACAATGTTTGCACCAGTGCCAGAATCTTTATATGAGATTGCGAAATTCAATTCGCTATCAACTGTTCCAGTGCCAACTTTGTATGAAAACACCTTGCTACTTACAAATGAACTTCCATTGAAACTACTTAATGATGTTCCTTCGTGATCGCATAATTTAAATAATGGCGCTGTGTTTGGCAGTGCTTTATTCTGTGCTAACTTAATTTCGCCATCGTAATACATATCACTTTTTGTATATGCACCAGTTCCTGACAACGAATCGTTTAAAGTAACGAATGTATCTCCATCCGTAAATGTATATGTGCGTTCAACTTCTGTTAGTATATCGGCTGCTGCTTTGATGTATATACCATTCCCTGTTGCAATACGCGAACCTAATGCAATCCCAGTAGCGTCTAAATCAGACAGTACATAATCTACTTGTCCTTTAAACACAACATCAGTTGCATAATTTGCATGACCATGATCAGTCATGTGCATTAATGTATCAAATTGTATAATCGGACGCTTCGCTCTGTTTTCAATAGTACAACTATCTAGTGCGACAAACGAAGTAATTAGTGTTTCTAAATATAATATACTGTCCTTATGTACCCAGTGGTTTGCGCGTGACCACGAACTTGCAATATTGTCAGATGTATCTATTACAATATAATCTTTAATAGTATGTACTTGTGCTACCGATTCTATGGAATAACTATAAGGAGTAGTATCCGTGAAGAACTTTTGGCCAGTTGAATCTATTAGTAATTTAAAACTAATTCGAGTACCAACGCCTGTCACTAAATATGTATTATCTGCAATAGCAGCATCGTAACCAATGAATTTTATTTTCAATCCATTGAACAACTCAACAGTATTTTCACTATCTGTAATTGTTCCTAGTGGTGCACCAGTGATAGTTGTTATCGGATTATCGTCGCCAGCAACCGAAAAGGTTGATTCATACACTGGGAGTTCTGCTGCCCAATAGTAAGAAACAAAATTTACAAATTTGTCTATGTTGATAGGCGGCGCATATACATATGCATTAGAGTTATATGCTGCATTATAACTATATTCATCAAAGTTCATTGCAACACTATTCGCGATATCACTAACTGAAATTGTATGTGTAACATTGTCTAATTCGTCAGTAGTAATGATTCCAGGTTCTAATTGATGTGCTGTGCTGTTTGTGTTTAAATAATTATCATCATAACGAATTAGTGACTTACCAGACATATTGCCTACAAATGCATCAACATTTTCCATGTCGCCTTTTGATATCATCTGATCAAATGTTGCGTCTAGCCATTTCTTGTTAAGGTCTGTCTTAAATGGCGTAGGTAACTTATTTACAGATTTGATTTCATTTACAGGGTAATCACCAGATCTCTTCTTAGGATCTGCTTGCTCTTGTTTATTAGATTTATAATTTTCCATATGTTACCTTAAATTGCCTTAATGTTTGCTTGTGTTATGCTAGTTACGATGTCGATATCTACGACAGTCGCGTCTGGTATGAATAACTCATCTGTCAATGGTGTTATTTGGAATAATGAACCAAATACACTAGTAGAACTTTCTGGTACTATTACGAATGAACTTATAACACCGATCAATTCGTTATGTACATATGCTGCCAATTCAGTGAAATAGAATGTCTCTCCGAAATCCCAAAGACCTATATCAAAGAAATTATTGATTGCAATAATCACTTTTGCCTTAATATCATTGTCTGTGAAATTCACGCCTGGAACTTTGATAACATTGAATCTTGCTCTCACTTCTGGATCTGCTACTGAACCAAATAATACTTTGTATTTAACTGGTCTATAGATGATGGTATCACTCATTGCTTTCTTTGTATCAACCGAACTAGATTGGTTGAACTGTCTATTTATTTCATCTATAGTTGGTGGCTGTGGCTTACCAGAAAATAAACGTGATTCCAACAACCAAGACTTGAAGGAATTATCATATTCCCTTGTCAATGTAAAGATATCAATAATGTTTGACAAACTAGGATCTACGATTTCATTGTCTGCTGGAATATGTGTCCATTCAAATCTCAGACTGGATGTTGTTAAACTCGTTCCAGCAATATCAAAATATGCATCTGGATTGTCTGCGCGTGAATCAGTAGAACTATCTAATAACGCAACGATGACTTTGTTTGATTGATATAATCCATTTGAATCTATATTATATCCCCATACATAAAATTTAACAAATGTAGCAGTTGTTGTATCATATAATTCAATGATGTCACGATTTCGTTTTTTAGTGAATTCATTGATATTGTATTCGTTTGTTAGATTCGAGAATTCAATTTGATCTGTTTCTATTTCATATCTAGATATGCGAGTAGTAACATCATAACTATTTACTGTTGTACCTGATCCTACTATCGCAGGAGTCACGTCGATTAACCAAGCCAATGGACTAGTATCAACTACTGGTGTAATTACTTCCCAATATGCAGGTGTCGCTTCATATCTATATTTTAATTGGAATGCTGATTCAATAGTTAATTTTGCTATAATATCTGCTTTTTCTGCTGTTGTAAATTGTTTTGCAAATGATGGATAGATCATATCCAATGAAGCACCCGTTGGTATTTCAATATCAAATGCGATCGCGCCAGTACCAGTAATAGTTAATCCAGATGCTTCGCCCTGTGTGTCATCTATTCCTCTACCATTGGCAAATATACTTGATACTTTCGCCCAATATTCCTCACCGCCTGATGTGAATTTAACTAATGCACCTATCGTGATATATTTTAAGTAATGAGTTTGAGCAGAACCAACCCCTTGTATCACACTTTGATAGTCATTGAAATACCCAGTAGTTTTATCATTTGACTGCCACGTAAATATAACATCGTTTGCTGGCAATGAACTTCTTAGTAATTCAAAATTAGATTTGAATTCTGTGTAATACAAATTCAATAACTCATGATCATGTATCGCAGGCTTAATGTAATTTTCAAATACACTGTTGACAACAATATCATCAGTATGTTCTACTTTAGTGTCAGTTGAACGTGTAAGTGTACCGTCTGTGCCAAACAAATGTAGATTAGAATATGTACCAGTTGGATCATATAATTTAGCATAGCGACTATGTCCACTATGAGTTCGGTTGATGCTTTTTATTTTTAAAATATTCTCGCTTTGATTCAATAAAAAATTATTATAATCGTCTGCGGTAATCATTCTGTCTTGTGTTACGTAATTACGTGGTGCGTTTGTTTTGATTGTATCTATTGTTTCTGCACTACTTGCATTAACTACTGAAGATTTTAATTGCAATCCAACTGTCATCGTATACGTGTTACCATCTACACCGCTATAACTAATATTGATAGTTTTGTTTGATATATCGTCTGGACGCAATGTATAAGATATATTCTCACTTACACGATACCATACACGTATGATATTCTTTGGGATAGTACCAAAATTCTCATCAGTGAACATAATACTTATCTGATTATTTGCTCGTGTCTTTACTGCGAATATTTCACCATTTGCCTGAATATTATTATAGATTTCATTGTGACCAAAAACACTATCGACCTTAGTCCATTCTGCTCCTATAGTACCATTTTCGTCAATTGACTGAACCCATACATCTGAATTATTAACGTTTGGAACATCTATGTCAAGTGAAAGATTACTGATAGGATTGTCTATTACAAAATCCTTATACTGCAATGCGCCCTGTTTGAATCCACAGAAGAATCCAGATGTATTACTACTAACACCCTTGCCATCATTCTTATATATCAATGTAAATGCTGATGTTGGATTAGGAGTTGTTTCTGTCATGCTGCGAGATTGTCCGTTGTAATCTAAACTGATCACGTCAAACGATGAACTTGCTCCCGCTGCGGTTCCTTGAATTGAAAACTTAATTTGATCATTCGTAGCATTTAAATTATAATATTCAACTTGCTGACCAGCAATGTCAACATTAATTCTTGGTGTACCGAATTGATTTCCACTCGCAAATGCCGCATTCATAACAGTAATGAAATCATCTAGGTTATTGATGTTGGATGTGCTTTCATATCTAATTTCTTTACCAGCCAACGTAGTACCATCACTGCCGATTACAGTTTCATTAGTTTTTACACTAACTACTTTTAATTCACCGAATGCTGCTACGTTACGTCTCGGTTGATAACCTATGAATTCTGCCAATTTAAATACAGAATCTTGACGCACTGCTGTACTCAAGAAGTTGTTACGAGTATTTAAATCTGCACGGAATGCTAAGTTGTGTCCGAACTGTGCAATAAGATCTAGTAGTGCAACGAATTCACTTGATTCAATCCAGTCATTATAATTCTCTGGATACTTTGCTCGTACATAGTCAACCATCGTACTACGAATGGTAGTATAATCGTATGCTTGAAAATTCGCATTAATATACGAATCATACACAACGGTATAATCTTCCGCTGCAAATAACTTTGATTGTCTTACTGATTGTGTCATAATTTATAACTCGCCTGATTCACGGTCAAACTTTAATTCAAGTTCGGTTGCCGTCGTTGTCGGTATATACAATAATTCTATTATTACTGTCACCGTATGTTTATCTTCTTCTACCCTAACGATTTCACTTCTTAAATTGAAACGTGGGTCATAATTCACAATAATTGATACTTCCTGTTGAATTAAATCAACTGTAATATCATCTAGCGGCTGAAATACATAGTATGGCAAATTACTACCAAACTCTGGATTCGTCCATTTCTCCCCTTTGCGGATTGAAAAATGATTACTCAAGTCTTGTTTAGCAAGATCTAGATCAGATAGTTGCTTACTTGTATTCTTTTCACCAATTGTGGTGTAACCGATTATTTTATTCATACATATATTTATGCAAAAATTAACTACCGTGTTAATGACAGACATAAAAAAACCGCCTTGTAGACGGTTATATCATGATGATCTATGAATATTTAAGTTTTATTGAAAACTTTCCATTTCTTCTATTCTAACATGCTCTGATGGCCAGTTAATATAATCTAACCATTCAACTCGTGGGACTGTAATACCAAATGTCTTAGAAGAATAAGCAAGCGCGTGCCATGTAGGCTTCACAGGCTCACGAATAGGTCGCATTAATTTACTACCCTTCGCACCATTACACTTTTTACACGATGCTACACAGTTTGTCCAACTTGTACCACCACCGAGAGATTTTGGAATAACATGATCGATGGTTAATTTTTCATTATCAAACGGCTTAGCACAATACTGACACTCGTTTTGATCTCGTATGTATAAATTCCTTCGAGAGAACTTCGCTACAGTAGGTAATCTATGATATCGATTCAATATAACGACAGACGGCATCTGCATTTCAAAATTAGCAGAATGCAACATAGTATCGTAACTATCTAGTATTACTATTTTATTTTGGAAATGTGCCTTTACTGCGTTCTGCCAACTAATAGTACTCAGTGGTAGCATAGACAATGGCTGTGCGTCTGCATTCAATAGCAGCACTCGGTGATTCATTAGGTAATACCTTTATATTGTATTCGCAGTAGTAACTATCTGTCGTTTTCTTGTTTGTGTTAAGTTTGGTAAAAATCTTTTTGTTTCGGCGTAGTAAACATATTCCGCTTGCTGGCGTGCTAGTTTATCTGTCAATGCAGAATATTCTGTGCGCAGTGCCTGTAGTCCACGTTCTCGTAATAATGCTCGCTCGGTACGATTTCCATAATCACCCAACATCATTATCTTTGCAAGCGGCTGTGTTAACAGTCTATCGTATCCACTTTCAATTAATGCGGTTGCTATGTAATCCCACTTCTTATCTATAATCAATTGAGACAAATCAAACGTCCTTGCAGTCGTTCCGACTTTAGTGAAATCACCAGTGAAATAATATAGACATAGTAACGCATCGTATTGTGACTGACTCAATGTTTTAATTGCAAGTAGTCTCTTAAACCTTCGCTCTTTTGTTTTGAAGTCTTCTAGCCATTCACTATACGCTTCGCTTTCTAGTAATCCTACACTATTAATTTTATCGTTGATAGTATTGTAACCTATTTGAGTGTCATTGTCAAGGGTTGTTTTGTACCCTCTCCACTCGAATCGTCTCAATGCAAAATTAATAATATCACTACTTGCCTCAAATACACGTAGTTCTTGCTCTGTATCAACAACAGCAACGTCACTGATTGTCCAGCGAGAATAATCTATCACGGTTTCTGGTGTTATAGTAGTAGGTAATATAGTAGCCATTATGTTTTGCCTTTCGCTGTCTTGATTGTTTCTTGTATCTTACTCGCACCTTTCCACGGATGATGCTCTGGTACTCTCGCAGACACACTTTCTGTAACTGTTTCGTTAGTATCTAATTGGTTAACGGTCGGCGACAATGCACTCACTGAACTATTCATATAAACCATGCTAGCAGTATCTACACGATTTCCACCTGCTTTGTTATGAATATCATTCAATGCTTGTACTATCACATCAGTTCCACTTTTCATATTGATATTTTTCTTTGCTTCCATGTTGATGTTACCACCAGCATGTAAATTTAAATCTTCTGCTGCATGTATATTCACGCTTGCTTTACTATACATATCTATGTTGCCAGATTCGTCTAGTTCTATCCAAGCAGTGCCATCATGATTTGTAATGTATACAAATTTATTCGTATCGTCTAATAATATCTGTGCGCCTTGTCTAGTTCGCAATCTAATGTTTTTACTGTCTCCGTCTGAATCGCCGTCATCCATTGTGAATACATGGCCATTTAATGTGGTTATCCCAAATACGTTACTTGGTGATTCTCGTCGTGCACTAGACATACTATGACCACGGGAGTAATCATCTTGTAGTCCTTGTTTCTCCAACCATGCCTTCGCAATAGGATCAACGGGCTTCTTTACTTCATCGTCAGTATCAGTTGGATTCTTTTCACCAACTGGCTGAATAGTACCATCTTGTGATTCTGCGCTTGCACGACCACCCATCATGTGGTTTCTACTACGCGACATCAGTGACCCAACAATTATGCCTTGTTCTAATAATTCAACAAATGCAACTAGCACAGATGTTCCAACAGCAGGCGGTTGTGGCCACATACCATAACTTTTTGGTGTACCGTTTTCACTCGTGCCATCTTTACCATATGCCTTTTCATCATCAGTTACATCTGCTGCTGTTGTACCTGTAACGCCTCCATACGGAGTACACAATAAACAAATATGATCTACTTCACTATCTGCTAGCGAACCAAATTCACCGAATCGTACTGATACGCGACCAGTGTACATACTATCGGTATTATCAGTAACAATGCCTACATATTGTCCAGCAGGGAAATCTTTGCCCCGTACTGTCTTAATATTAATTCCCATTCTGTGATCCTATTTTTTTTAATTTTTGTTGAATTAAATCAGTAGACGAATTTCTATCGCGCATACCTTTCAACGATTGTGTAAACTTACCTAATTGAAATTTGCTCTCTACTTCTAATATTTTATATACACCACTTGATGCAATATCAAGTCTACGTGCACCGCCAGTCTTTCCATTGTCTGGTAGATAATTAATGAATACAATCAATGAATCTTCGTCTAAATTTTCAATAAGCGTTTTGTAGGTTGTTGCCTTAACATACGATCCAGGTGTTCCCAACCAATACGGATCACCTTTGATAGTCATATCAAACATAATGTAATCATGACTTGCTGCATTTATTTCTGCCTGATCTGCTGCGGTTACTGAATTTGGTTCATCACTATTCTTCTGATCTTTTGAATCTGTTGTTGTTACAGTATATGCAATATTTTCAAGTTGTGTAATCGGTGATGAATTGTTTACCGATAACTCACTTAGATACGTGGGCACTTTTGATTTTACCCTAGTTGCTTCTCCACGACCCATGTCGCCTGAGATTTTAGTATATGCAACACCATCAGATGGGTCACGAGTTAAATAAAACATCTGATTGAAATTTAAATTGAAGTCTAATACCTCTGAATTATTGCCAGCGAATAAAAAATTATAAGACTTGTAGATAGGCAATAACTCAAGTCTTCTAGATTGGTATGATGCATTAATAGTAGCACTCTGTTGACTGCTTGGATCTGGACTAGGATTAGTATGCGCTGTATGTAAACTAATTGTCAATGTAATTATTTCTTGGTCTGAATTTGTATACAAATCCTTTACGTCTTTGTATGCTATTGTTGGTGTTACTTTTATGAAGTCATTTACATACATATCAAGATTAGGTTTTGATTTACCCGTATCGCCTTGATCTCTTCGTTGACTTGATGCATGTGATATTTTATTTTGTGTATTTTTATTTTTGGCTTCATTTTGACTAAATGTATTATAAAAATCTGGTACTCGCTTAGTCAACATTTCAGTAATATACTCTACTATATTTTTATTCTTGAATATCATATACACCACTGCTTCAGGATTTAAATCGGTGGGGTGCCCAGTTCCAGTAATATCTGATTTCATGGAAGAATTGATATACTTCTCTTCAAACTTAGGATCTAGTTTAATTTCCCATTGTTTTGCATTTAGAACACTACCGTCAGTGATTTGTGTTTTTCGTATATTCTGCTCATGCTCATTCAACTCTATTTTCAGTTTATCTACAAATGATTTGACAGTGGTAATTCCTGACAACTTAATATCAGTTACGATTTTTGAACTCGCCACTGCTATCTTATGTTGATTTGCTCCCACAATGTTATATTGTGAACCTTCTGGACCAGCACTTGCATTGATGGTTGACATCAACATTGGATAATAGAATACGCCAGGAAATCTTTCTGGTGCAGAATTTGATACCTTTCTACCAATGAATTCAACTTTTAATACATATGTCGCAGTTTGCATAGTCGAAAACCCGAATGAATGACTGAGTTGCAATATTCTATTTAATAATTGAAATCCACCTGGCTCATATATATCAAATTGAAATGCACCAGTTGTTGTATTACCAGTATCAGATCCGGGAGAAATCCTAGACTGTAGTACTAAATTTTCTATTGAGTATTCTGATGTTTCTCCAGATGCAGCGATAATCACAGCCTTTTTGGTGATGACTGCGTTATTGTGATCTAATAGTCGCGGATTATTAAATACATCTCTATTAACAATGTACCATGTAAGTTTGTATGTTGGACTATCAACTGTTGAACACCAGTTAGGTGTTACATCTATTCTACTTGTAGACATGCATTTACCTTATATAAAATCTCTTGGGACTTGTATAGTTAGTCCAGACTTAAAATCAATGATCGGATCTTTTAAGATGTCTTGATTGAATTCTGCGAATACCCACCACAAGTTGGCATTTGAAAATAAATCATACGCCAACAGATCGGGTCGCTCGTTGTACTTTGATTCCAGAGTTAATGAATATACATCATATACTGATATATCACTGATGATAGATTCCATTACGTCAAGATATTTATTGTCTACAATTTCTGTATTCTTGTATACACTGTCTGTATCATATTGTACTGCCATATTATATCATTCCATTTCTTAATGTACTACCACTTGCATAATTAGCAAATGAGAATTCGTTACTTACCTTTGCTGGATTTTGCTGCATCATCATTGTGATAGATACTGCAAAACTTGTCGGTATTGATACTGGTGATGTGTCAGATGACGTACCAACTGGTACTTCAACTGTTATCAAATCTTCTGCGTCTGCAAATGTGTAATCAACGCCAGATACTACCACAGGAACATTATTATAATTGTATTCTCCGTATGCACTAAAGTGCAAAATTGGCGGTGGTGCGCCAGCAGTATTTGATGTTGTTCCATAATCCATTTTTGTCATTGCTTTTAAAAAATGCAAACATGCAATGTTGTACTTTGCTTCTGCTATTGTATTTGACACAAAATATGCCTGTATACTAATAGTAGGATTTGGCGTATTCACATAGTATTGTTGCTGATACACACTATGCGTTGTATCATATGTACCATAATTGGCTGAGAATGCTGCTTGCATCATAGCAGGTGTGTACGGAAATATGATGCCATTGACATCTGCTAATTCCTTCAAGATACCTGTCTTGAATAAGTTTTTTGCCCATTGTGCATTTGCATCACGCAATACTAATTTTGGTTTATTTTTACTTGGAATACCAGCCATTATCGTAATCTACCTTCGATGAAGTCAAAAATCTCTTGATCAAATTTACCAAAGAATTTGGTGAATGTCTGTTTCTTCTCTTCAAACTCTGCTTCACTGCGCATAACTTCTCTGAAATCGCTCGCACTCATACCACCTTGCTCGGTTGGCATTGTGATATAATATACACGATTTTCATCTTCTGTCTGTAAATTGTTCATATCATCTGGCATTGGAGCCAATACACCACCCGGCTTTAGTCGCCCAGCATCTTTTTCGCTGAACACTAATACGGTTGCTGTGTTACTCTTGTCTCTGCCTACCAATGAAACATCTGGACGATATGGTTGTGTATTAACAATATGATTTGCTGGTACACCAAACATCTTAGACATGATCGATGCCTTTTCTTCAAAGGTGAATGGATCAGTCGAGAAATCATCTGCCATATGCATTGATTGCTGTTTCTTGCCAAATGTAGTAGCGATAAATACATTATCTGCACCAAACTTGTTAACTAATTTTTTATACAACGCAAAGTGCCCTGAGTGCATTGGCTGGAAACGTCCGCCATAAAACACAGTGACTTGCTTTGCTATACTTTCTGTAATGATGTCTGATATACGCATCTTAATAATCTCCTACTTATCATGTATTTAGCCCAAGATAAACTATGTACTTAATGATTTCACTGTAATAACGAATAAGACTTGACAAACTGATCAAACTGATATATAATTGTACTAATATTAAACGGAGCAATAAACCTAATGGCAAGAGATCCCTCTACACATTACTTAAAGAACAAAGAAATACTTAAAGAAATACATAAATCTAAAATGACTTTCTGCTGGTTAGCAGACGAGCAATATTTCCTATTTGACCACATCGTAGAAGACTTCGATGAAATCAATGAAGAAACTATTCTGCTTGCAAAAGATGCACAAGCATCTAGGTTACAAAAGATTGCACACGAAGCAGAAGTGGTTCGATGGAATAATGGTGAATTAACCAAGAAAACTAAACCTAAAGCAGCCGAGTTCGCAGTGAGTATTGATTCTATCAAGACTACTGATATAGTATTCCGCGTTATGGGCTATGATCATATTCCATTAGAAGCACGTAAGAAGACACCTAAAACAGTAGCAGATCATCATTCTCGCTGTAATTTTCCAGCATATAAGCATCTTGCTATGGTTAATGATGAATGGACTGAAGTCGCTCGTTCTCATTGGGACGGTGAATTAGACACAGGTAAATTTAGTGTTACATGTGGTCACACAACTGAACGCTTAGCGATGATGTATATGAAATTATGTGAACGATACTCTATGCGCGGTAACTGGCGTGGATACACATATGTAGATGAAATGCGTGGTCAAGCAATTTTACAATTGACAATGATCGGTTTACAGTTCAATGAACTTAAATCACAGAATCCATTTGCATACTTCACTACTGTAATCAATAACTCGTTCACTCGTGTATTGAATCTAGAAAAACGCAATCAAAACATTCGTGATGATTTATTAGAAGAAGAAGGTCTAGAACCAAGTAACACTCGTATCTTCAACGCAGAATGGGAAGTACAGAAAACCAAATATATCCCTGCTGAGGAAACTGACGATGTCGAAGAATTACGGGTAATATCAGAAGAAGAAATCACAGAATGACTGGAAAGGACGAATTATAAATGAGTAAATTTTTTGATGAAGCAGTAATTTTCACAGATATACATTTTGGACTTAAAAATAATTCCAAGATGCATAACAATGATTGTCTTAACTTTATTAAATGGATGATAGAAGAAGCCCATAGTAGGAACATTAAAAAATGTTTCTTCTTGGGTGACTGGCATCATCACAGAGCGACTATCAATGTGGGTACTTTAAATTACACAGTTGATGCGTTACAGATACTGAATGATAATTTCGACGAAGTACATATGATCATGGGAAATCATGATCTGTATTATCGTGAAAAACGAGATATCAACTCACTACCATTTGCAAATAAATATCCTAACATCAACATCATCAATGATGAAATCTTTGAAGAAGATGGTGTTGCATTTGTCCCATGGTTAGTTGATGATGAATGGAAGAAGTTGAAGGAATTAAAGTCTAAGTTTATTTTCGGTCACTTTGAATTACCAGACTTTTACCTGAATGCTATGATTAAAATGCCCGATCACGGTGGATTAAAAGCATCAGACTTATCTAAAGCAGATAAAGTATTTTCTGGTCATTTCCATAAACGTCAGGAAAAAGGTAATATCATCTATCCAGGAAACTGTTTCCCACATAACTATTCAGATGCATGGGATGATGATCGTGGTATCACTTTCCTAAACTGGGATGGCACATACGACTTTAAAACATGGAAAGATGCACCTAAGTATCGCGTAGCAAACTTGAGTCAACTATTAGATGATGCTGGTAGTATATTGACAAATAACACACATTGTCGTATAATATTAGATATCAATATTTCATATGAAGAAGCAAATTATATTAAAGAAACATTTGCTGCCGATTATGATTTACGTGAAATATCGCTAATGCCGTCTAAGAAGGACAATGTATCTGGCGAAGACTGGGATACGGATGGAGATATATCAGTAGAAAATGTTGACCAAATTGTTCTTACTCAACTTGGTGCAATTACATCTAATTCTATTCGTAACGAAACTTTAATTTCAATTTATAACGACTTACACATATAAACTATGCTAACTATTAAAAATGTAACTATTAAAAACTTTCTTTCTGTTGGTAACGTCACTCAAGCCGTTACCATAAATGAAACTGGACTAACTCTAGTACTCGGCAATAATGTTGATATGGGTGGTGATGGTTCTCGTAATGGAGTAGGCAAAACTACTCTTATTAACGCAATCTCATATGCACTATTTGGTAGTGCATTATTTAATATTAAAAAATCAAATCTTATCAATAAGATCAACAACAAACACATGACTGTTACAGTTGATTTTGAAAAGAACGGTGCGCAATATCGCATTGAACGTGGACGTAGTCCTAATGTTTTTAAATTCTACGTAAATGAAGTAGATAATAGTGACATGACAGACGAAGGTCAAGGCGAAGGTCGCTTGACACAAGTTGCTATTGAAAAAGTCATTGGTATGACTCACACAATGTTCAAGCATATTATCGCCCTAAATACATACACTGAACCATTCTTGAGTATGCGTGCCAATGATCAGCGCGAGTTAATCGAACAACTGTTAGGTATTACTCAATTATCTGATAAAGCAGAATTACTTAAAGAACTTATCAGAACAGGTAAAGATAAAATACAAGAAGAAAATTATCGTGTTCGCGCAGTTGAAGATGCGAATGAGAGATTTAATGCAAGTATCAAAGATTTAGAACGTAGACAACGTCTATGGCATAGAACCAATGAAGAATCTATTACAGATCTTGAGTCAGATTTAATGGCGCTATACGAGATCGATGTAGAAATTGAATTGGAAGCACACATTGCATTTGAAGCATACACAGCAAGAAAAAATAAATTTAATGCTTACACCAAGGATATTGCTAAATTAACAACTACAGTTGAGCGTGAAAATAAACGCCTCATCAAAGCAGTTGAAGATTTAGATGCATCAATGGAACACAAATGTTACGCATGTGGACAAGAGATTCATGATGAAAAACATGAACAGATTCTTGAAACTAAAACATTGGCGGTTGCTGAATATAAAGAACAGATAGAGATAGATGTTGCTACTATTGAAGCATATACCAATGAACTAAATAACATAGGTGATTTAGGCGTTGCACCTAAATTGTTTTATAATACCGCACAAGAAGCATATGAACATCAGAATAAGTTGTCTAATACCATCGCATCTATTGAACGGAAGACAACGGAATCAGATCCGTATCAAGAACAAATTGATACATTAAAAGATACTGGGTTACAAACAGTTGATTGGGAAGAACTTAATCGTTTAACCGATATCAAAGATCATCAGGATTTTTTATTAAAACTATTAACAAACAAAGACTCGTTTATTCGTAAGCGTATCATTGAACAAAATCTACAGTTCCTTAATGTTCGTCTAGATCATTATATTACACAACTAGGACTACCACATGAAGTTAAATTTCAGAGTGACTTGTCTGTGAGTATTGTACAATTAGGACAAGATTTAGATTTTGACAATTTATCTAGGGGTGAACGCAATCGTTTAATTCTAGGATTGAGTTGGGCATTTAGAGATGTATACGAGAGTATGAATTCTGCTATCAACTTAATGTGTATTGACGAATTGATTGATTCAGGAATGGATAGTGTAGGTGTTGAAAGTGCGTTAACTGCTTTAAAGAAAATGGAGCGTGAACGTAATAAAGATATTCTACTTATCTCTCACAGAGATGAATTGATTGGTCGTGTTAATAGTGTATTACAAGTTACGAAAGAGAACGGATTCACTACATTTAACACAGAGATGGAAGTAATTGATACATAATATACCAAAACCTAAAAAAAAGATTGGCATTGATAAACAACCTGTAATAACAGGCAATGCCACTCATCCAAGTCAGTTCGATGTTGATCTGGCTGGAGATGAGGATAATACTTTATGGGTTTATAAATCAAACCTACAGAGCGAGGAAATCACCCAAAGTATTGGTGCTGATATTCTACAAAAATTAATAAGAGCCGTTAGTGGAAAAAAATAAAATTACATATGACTGGACATACGAAGGTAATGTTATAGAAGCATTGCCGGATGGGTGTGAAGCATTTGTGTATCTGATAACAAATACTGTTAGTGGTATGTTATATATAGGTAAAAAATTAGCAAAGTTTAAAACTACTAAACCACCACTAAAGGGAAAAAAGAATAAGAGACGTGGCACTAAAGAAAGTGACTGGAGAGAATATTTCGGCTCTAGTGATAGACTTAATGCAGACGTTGAAGCACTAGGTAAAGATAGTTTCACAAGAGAAATTATTCATATGTGTCCTACAAGGGGCATTGCAAGTTACCTAGAAGCACGCGAACAGTTTGAACGCAGAGTACTTGAAACAGATGATTACTACAATGGAATCATTAACGTTAGAGTAGGCGGATCAAAAGTTCTTAAAGAATACCTACAAGAAACTAAATCCTCGGGCTTATAAAATTATACTTGACAATCACTGAGAATCATGTATAATTATTACATAAACAAACACACTTAAACTAAAAACTTAAACAAACACACTTAAACTAAAAACTTAAACAAACCTCTAAACTAAAAAACTCAATCACTTCGCTGTCCTCAGCACTTAAACTAAAAACTTAATCACCTCGCATTGGCAAACCCCCTCAGAACCCTATAAAACTTAGATGGATGATACTGTTACCGTATCCGTGATGAATCTGCCGCCTTTGGGGCGATGTCGATGGACTTCCACGTGTTTCTTTTGGTCATTGCACTGGTCTGACCAACCGAAAAGAGTAGGCTCTTCTGAACTATTGAAACCTACGAGTAGTCAAAATCCGACGATATGGAAATTGATGTTCTTGCGTTGCTTGAAGCAGCATGTAATAAGAGGTACCGCGTAACCGCCTCCCCCAAGTGTAAAATTGGGTTTGTTATATCGAAGTGTGATTGGGTGATAGGAAAAAACTTTCTGTTCATTTAACAAATTTTTCACTTTCGCTGCATAAGCGAAGTGTGGATCAAGATCCTGGAAAAATAGATAGTAGTTATAGAATAGCCCAATCATTGATATATAGTAATAACAGTTAGAAACAATTAGATTAAAGAGTATAACAATAAGAAAAATACGAATGAGTGTAACGAATGAGATATTTTTTGAAGTTGTTCATTGCGAAGCAATGTTTATGTGATTACATTATTATGTTGTTCCTTGAACCAAGATATGTTGTTCATATAAATATATATATAATTAAGGAGTTCTATGAGTACAATGTCACTAAAAGAAAGATCACCAAAAGCAATAGAGTTTGAATCATTTAAGAATGATTTTATTAAGTTTACTATGGATGTGATTGAACAAGATAAAGGCGATGGTTGGCCTGTTTGTCCTTATGCTCGTAAAGCAAGAGTCAATGGCGAAATTCAATTCATGGATGGTAGAGATTTGAGTTATTCAAAGTCTGCATTAGAGACATTTGATAAGAGTCAGTTTAAAATGGCTGTTTGTTGGATGGGAGATGATTGTGATATAGATGTACTAGATAGCATCACATCGGAAATGCGTGCGTTATATCCAGAACATCATTATTTTGTAAGTACTGAATTGAGTGGATTATTCGTTAAGAACTTTACTCGTATTATTATTGTACAGATAAAAGAAGACATAGAAGATCGTCGTAAAAAACTTATTAAAACGAACTACTATGATTCATGGACACAAGAGTATTACGACGAAATAGTGAACGATTAAGATTCACTATTCCTCTCGTTGTATCGTTTGATGAACAAGTCTATCATGGGCACTGGCATTGTCATCAATGATTCGTATGTCATTGCACCATGTGACATGATAAGAATATCCATATGATTTGAATTTAACTTAGTTAGATCATCTTGGTATCTGTCAAGTATATCAGGAATTTCGTGCGGCTGACTTGTTGCTATCAGCCTGCGAAAAAATTTGACATATCGAGTTCTACCTCAGATTCCCATTCATGCGAACACGATTGACATACTGCTTTAAATTTGGTATCGATACCGTTATCGGATATCTTTTCAATATGATCTTTCATATCTTTATAATCGCTTTTTGAAATATTGTGCAACCATTCACGAATAGTTTCTATATCAGTTATTTCATTATCATCGTAGGTAACAGATACGATACAATTAACCATAAGATCAATTGTCAGTGTTGATATTTCTACAAATGTTTTTCCAAATTTTTCATTTCTTTCAGCATCAGATAATTCAGTATTAGCGAGTTCTTGTATCATTCTCTCTTGTTGAATTTGCTGTATCTGAATTAATGTTCTATCATTCACATTATATGGTTTCAATTTAACATTGAATTTATCTTGCAGAATCAAATTATTTGATACATCTATCGCCTTAACAGATCCTAGAATTCTGTTAATATCCATTTCAAGCATATTAAGTTCGCCACAAGACGGACATTTAATATCGATATCTATTCCATCCCCATAACTTGCTTTGCGTATTGCAAGTAGAAGAACCATTAAATCATTAACAGGCGTTGACTTAGGATCAGTGATATCTGGACAACACGAGGAAAGTAACGCAATCGTTGCTTCTCCGTTAAATAACGCATCTGGTGTCTTTGAGATTATTTCATCTCTTGCTGTCATTGGGTAGATTGCCAATTCACCGTCAGCACTTAATTTAGGCTTTTCGGTATAGTATTGTCCACCAGAAGGTAGACTTATGTACATTGATGGTATTTTATACGCTTTCAATAAAGGATTGTTACTCATTTTTTCTGCTCCATATAAATAGTAAGTAAAGTGATAATATAGGTGTGTATCTATATTTATCCTCATTAAATAGGTACTTAATTATGGCAATAGAAGACGACATCAGGAAGATTCACAATGATTATCCTTGGGCAAGTGAAGACACATTGGGGAAGATTGCCTCTAACACACGCACCGAGAATGCCAAATTAAAGAAAGTATTTCAATCATTGACAGGTGTTGAGTTTGATTATGATTCTGTTAAAAAAGAGTTTGAAGACGCTGAGGAATTATTTAAGAAAACTAACAAATTAATTACAAAGATGGAAGATGGAACTAAAAACATGTTCTCTGTCGTGTCGCGAGATACCGACCCATTAGAAGCAACCGCAGAACTATTGAAGATGAGCGTTGGGGCTATTTCTGCTACCGTTGGTGGTATTACCTCTTTTACACAGTTTCTAGGTCCTAAAGCCGCAGCAGTGTCATGGGTGGTTGATGGGGCTGTGGGGGTTGGTGTAGCGGCAGTCGGTGTAGCGGCAATATATGCAAAACTTATGTCGGAGCAAGAAAAAGGATTAAGACAGGTAATTGATTATGGTGGTGTTGTTGGTGATATGTCGCAATATACTGAAATGAGAGGATCATTGGCAGGCGTTGGTATGAGTATGCAAGAAATGACAAAGGTCATGAATGGAAACAAAGCCATGCTTGCAAATCTGCCAGACGGTTTGATGAATACTACGAAGCAATTTATAGATTTTTCTGGAAAAGTAGAATCTGAAACATCAAAGACAATGGGCGATTTTGGTTATGGCGTTGAGCAAATGACTACAAGATTGTTAGAAGAAGCCAATTTAATGTATATGTCAGGTGAATTGGAACAATTTGGTCAATTGACGAAAGATAAAATAAGAAAGAATTTCGAGTCAAGTAGTGCGATGACCACTTTCCTTGCAGAAAAATTTGGTAGTCAACGAAGTGCGTTATTAGCGATGAGAAGCGAAGCGATGACAAACATAGATTTCATGACAGCAATGTCAATGAATGGCGAATATCTAGCAAAGACATATGGTGAAAATGCAGCAGAGAATGTTAAAAATACTGGTGCAAATATAAAGATGTTATTCAGTACAGTATTGGGTCCGCAGTTTGGGGAACAAACTGAGCAAGTGTTTAACAATATGTTGAAAGATATTAATATAGACGCATCTGTTTTAAATAACATGCCGACTGATATGATTAATATGTTGAGTACACTGGGACCAGAGGTGTCTACTCAATTCAAAGATATAATGGAACAAGCGGGAACAGGAAAATTATCACAACCAGAATTGGTTATGAAAGTAAAAGAATTAACAACATCAATATCAATGGCGAGTCCTAGATATGGAGATGACCCGATAGTGCAACAATCAAACGATTTAATAGCACAAGCGCGTATAGCACCAGAAGCATTTATGGATTTGACAGTAGATCAATTAGACGCTGGATTAGAGAGTGTCAAATCATTAACCGAGCAAGCAGATAGTTCAATAGATGCAATAGATGCAGCAAGAGTTGGATTTAGAACAGTTGTGAACGAATTAACTCCAGGTTATGCACTTGGTGCAACTGCCGTTAAAGGCTTTTCAGGTGCTTTAGGATTAGTGCAATCTGCATTTGAATTTATCGGATTGATAAAGACAGAAGATAAGCCAATAGAACCCGAAGTTACCAATCCAGGCGCCAATATGTCTCAGAAGATGATGTCAAATGGCGGCGCTGGAAGTGTAGTAACAGACGAGAATTATGATGATATGTCAGATAATGTAAAAGAGGCATATGACGCATATAAGAAAGCACAAACACTAAAACAGAAAGCAGCATATGCTAATGCATATACTAATGCATATAATATTTTAAACAAGAATTTTAGTCCCGGACAATTTGCAGAAGGTGGCGGACCTGTTCCAATTCAACGACCTAATGGTAGATGGTATGCTAATATAAAAGATCCTAATTCACCTATAGGTAGTAAAAAAGTATATGTAGATGAGTTAAATGTAGTTGGTATGAAGTTTAACAATATGCACCAATTAGATAGTATGATTGGTAAAAAAATTAAAGAAATAACCGAAGTAATAGAAAAGACGGCAGTAACGGAGAATATGAATGGCGGATAAAACACACACTATCGAAGTTGAAGGAATATCAATACAAATACCTAAATGGGCTAGTGAAGAAACACTCAGTAAAATAGCAGAATTAACTGGTACATCTAATCTTATGTCAAGTGTAATAGCAAAGCATATAAAGACAGGTACGGTAAATACAGCACAGTTATCCGATGATATTCAAGGAATTGCAAAGGAATATGCTTCAAGTAATGAAGAAGTATCGATAGCAAAGAAAGAATCTCTAGACAAAAAACTAGTTGGTGCAGCAAAATCAACTAAAAATGCGGTTGACAAATTTAGTAATACTGATGCACCACTTACTTCAATGGTAGATATGCTTGGCGATATGGTTGGGGCTATTTCTGGTAGTGCAAAGGGAATGACAAAGGACATTGATGCAAACTCTAAGGCAGGGAAGTTATTAAAAACCGCAGGCATTGGAGTTGGTGCACTTGCCGGTACAGCATTAGCATGGGCAGGCTTTCAAGTCGGACAAATAGAACAATTTGCAAAAGCACAAGAGACTATGATAAATTCTGGTGCAATCATGTTTGGCGATACATCTCCATATGAAACATTGAAGCAATCAGCGATAGCATCAGGTCTAACATATACTGAATTAACCAAACTAGTTAGTCAAAATGGCGTTGCATTTCAGTCATTGGGCAATGGGGTATCAAGTGGTACGACTGCATTTACATCAATGTTCAAGTCGGTCAATGAGACAGGTGATAAATTTGGTGACTACGGTTTAAGATCGGCAGAAATGGCAGAAGTTTTAGCTGATTATGTAAACATACAGCGTATGACATTATCTAAAGATATGGCATTATTAAGCACTCAAGATAGTGTTGAATTAGGATTTCATAATTTGATGATTGAAACAACCGCATTAGCAAGTTTGACAGGTGAGAATAGATCAGAAATATTACAGAAACGCTTAGCCTCATTATCGCAACCACAAGTTGCAGCAGCATTGGCAACAATGGATAAAGCGGGAGGCGGACACGCAGAAGTAGCACGATCGTTCATATCACAATTTGCACTACTTGAAAGTTCTATGGGTCCTGTCGGAAAAGATATATCTGATAGATTTAATGATTATATCTTTAGAGTGGCAGACACCCCAGCAGATTTTGATATGGCAGTTGCATTGGGACCAGATTTGGCTACAGCACTCGATGCTGCAAATAATGGATTCACTGATAGAGTCAATGAGGTGTTTAGGTCTGGCGATATAGATGGCGCAAATAAGATGCTCGTTAAAGAGATGGCAAAGATGCGTGATGCAGAAGTAGGGTCAAGTAATGTAGTAGTTGGTTCGGTTCAGCATATCATTCAACAGTTGAAAGCTGGTGGTGTTATGGTAGACAAACAAATGAAAAAATTGATTGGTATGAGCAAAAGTGAGTACGCCACATATCTTAAAGAAATAGAAGAGAAATCAGTCACATCTGGTGCAATGACAGTCGCGATGAACAATATGAAAAAAACATTCATGATAATTCAAGATGCGTTTGTTTATAACTTAGATGAAGCATCTAATATGGCAGAAAAACTTGCAAATGGATTGAAATCTGGAACAGAGTCTATGAAAAACTTATTAAACAGATCAAATGAACCAGAGACTAACTTGCTTTACAAGAAAGACGATGAAACATTTAAAGATTACCAGATTAGACTTATGGAGTCTAGACTAGAGCAATCAGGCAACACAGATGAGTTGAAGGCGTTTAGAAAAAAGCACTCAATAACACCAATGACAGAAGGAAATATGCCAGAACCCACTGCCAATAATACAGGTACAGGTACAAGTAAAAGTACAAGATTGGATACACCAAATGAGAATGGCAGAATGACAGATACGAATAAAACAAAAATGATGCAAGATCCTGTTAATATTGGGGATAATAAGATGTCGCAGCATATAGAAGAGATTATAAAAACAAAACAGCAAACTGTAGCGGTTCTCAACCAGATGAAATCCGCTATGAAGAGCATACAGAGATCTAATGACTATAAACGAGCAGTTGATAATACTAATAAAACGGCATAATTTAAAAGCATAAATACTATCATAATGAAATTAAAAGGTAAATTACTATGAGTTGGAAGAAGCATTTTCAGAAGCACGACATGAATCAAGCGGGTCAACAGACCAAGCAATCTAGATGGCAAAGTTGGCTACCAGAAGTATATTCTGGTATGCCGAATCGTACAGAACGCTATACGCAATATGATCAGATGGATCAAGATTCTGAAATTAACGGTGCATTGGATACTATTGCAGAATTTAGTACACAGACAAGTCCTGAAACTAAATTGCCGTTTGAAATATTTTATAAATCAGAAGCAACTGATGCAGAAGTTTCTGCGTTATCCACTGCATTAAAGCAATGGTGTAACATAAATGATTTTGAGCGTAGAGCATTCAATATTATACGCGCAGCGATTAAATATGGAGATCATTTCTTTGTAAGAGATCCTGAGACGTTTAAACTATTTTGGGTTTCACCAGAAGATGTTACTAAGGCTGTTGTAAATGAATCAAATGGTAAAGAAATTGATCAATACATCATGCGCAATATCAACTTAAATTTGCATGATATGGTATTAACTGATACAAGAAATACTCAAAATATGGACATGCATAGTTCTCCAGGATTTACTAATACGACTAGTAACTCTGGATTATCTAGCAATCAAATGTCAGGAAATTCTAATGAAGAATATGCGGTTGACAGTTCACATGTTGTTCATATTTCAATGACTGACGGTATGACTGCTAGTTGGCCCTTTGGTCAAAGTATACTTGAATCAGTATTTAAAGTATATAAGCAAAAAGAATTACTAGAAGATTCAATCATCATTTACCGTGTGCAACGTGCACCAGAACGTCGAGTATTCTATATCGATGTTGGTAATATGCCAGCACATAAGGCTATGGGATTCGTTGAACGCGTTAAAAATGAAGTTCATCAGACTAGAATTCCTAATAAAACTGGTGGTGGTAGCAGTGTAGTAGATGCTGCATACAATCCATTATCAATCATGGAAGATTATTTCTTTGCTCAAACAGCAGAAGGGCGTGGTTCTAAGGTAGAAGTACTGCCCGGCGGTGATAATTTAGGCGAGATTGATGATCTAAAATACTTCAATAATAAGTTATTGAGAGGTTTACGTATACCGAGTTCGTATATGCCAACTGGTTCTGAAGATGGAACAGCGACATATAACGATGGTCGTTTAGGAACTGCATTGATACAAGAATATCGCTTTAGTAAGTATTGCGAACGTATTCAGTTATTGCTAGGTCCTGCATTAGATAATGAATTTAAAATGTTTTTGAAGTTCCGTGGAATTGATGTTACTAGTAGTTTGTTTGATTTAAAATTCGTAGAGCCACAGAGTTTCAGTAAGTACAGAGAGATTGAATTAGATTCAGCAAGAGCAGCAGTGTTTGGCAATCTAGAGGGTGTTGATTATTTGAGCAGACAGTTCCTTCTGAAGAAATATCTTGGGCTTAGTGAGTCAGAGATTACAGAAAATGAAATGTTATGGCGCAAGGAAAATAACGAAGGTGGTGAATCTAGTGATCCAGGTAGTGACTTAGGTTCTATAGGATTGCGTGCTGGTGATGTTGATGGATTTGAAGCAACAGAATTAGACGATGAAGAGTTTGACGATGGTGACTTCGACGAAGTAACACCAGACATGGATGGCGAAGGGGAGATAGGTAATGAGATTTAATGAATTAGCAATTGATGAAAGAAATGATGAAGACAAGTGGGATATTGACGATACTCGTCGCCCACGTCTGACTTTGAAGCATTTAAATAAGATTCGTAATAAGCGCGAATTGGCTAAAGCAGAATATGAAGATGAGCAGTCTGTTAATACAGCAATGTATGGTAAGCCATCAGAGTAAATAAAAGTTGATAAATAAAAGTAATAGATTGTATTATAATGTATTATTTTTATAAAAACGCGATTTTAAACGCGTTATTGGCTAGTTATAGGCAAAAAGTATTAAATACTAATGTAATAAATTAGTTCCCTAGTAGCCTACGGGATTAAATAAATAGATTTATAAAATAAAATTTTATTAAACGGAGAATATAAAATGAGCGTACAAGATCGTTATTCAAAGATCATTGAGAGCCTAGTAAACGGAGAAGGTGAAGTTGCATCTGATTTGTTACATGAAGCTTTTGTAGACAAAGCTCGTGAGATCTGGTCAGGTCTTGTGGAGCAAGATGAAATCGTCGAAGATGACATTTCAGAAGAAGAGATTGAAGAATCTTATTTCGACGAAGATGTTGATTCATTCGAAGAAGAAATTGCAGCAGAAGAAGAGTATGCAATGGAAGACGAAGGTGAAGAAGAAGAATTTGATGCTGAAGGTGAAGCAGAATTCGAACTAGCATCTGACGATGAAATGGATATGGACATGGACGCTGAAGGCGACATGGAGCCAGAATCAGAAGCAGGAATTGAAGACGCAATGTTAAGCGTTGAAGATGCACTTGCTGATTTAAAAGCAGAATTCGCACAGTTGATGGGCGATGATCTAGGTGATGAAGAAGAAGCAGGTTTATCTGACGAACTTCCAGCCGATGATTTCGCATCTGACATTGAGCCAGAAGCAGAAGAAGAGTTCGAAGAGCAGTTAGCATTCGAATCTGATGAAGCAGAAGAATTAGAAGAAGCCGCTGATCTTACAAAGATTGGTAAAGATGGAATGCATCCTTCAGAAATGCCAGCAGGAGATGACGGTAAAGCATCACCAGTTGCAGGCAAAAATGACATGGGTGGAAAAGTAATTCCAACTGGCGCAAAAGGATCTGAAGGCTCTAAGAAAGGCTTATCAGACGAATCAGCAAAAGACATGGGTGTAACACATCCTGGCGAAGGCGCTTCATTGAAGCCAGAAACTCGCGGTCATGGTGCTGAGAAGCGCGGTATGAAACAATAAAAATGCGCAATACACTGAATGAACATTTAACTTTCGATCAAGCAAACATTGTTACTGAAGCTGTGGATAACGGCAAAGGTGGTAAGGATTTGTATATGGAAGGTATTTTTGTTCAAGGTGATGCACGCAACCAAAATCAACGCGTATATCCAGCCTCTGAAATCAGACGAGCAGTTAATTCTGTTCAAGAAAAGATTCAAGGTGGATATTCAGTGTTGGGCGAAGCAGACCATCCAGATGATCTACAAGTGAATTTGGACCGAGTATCACACATCATTGAAAAAATGTGGATGAACGGGAATGATGGTTATGGCAAGCTAAAATTATTACCAACGCCAATGGGCAACATATGTAAAACTTTGTTGGACAATGGTGTAAAATTAGGCGTATCGAGTCGCGGTAGTGGTAACGTAGGTGACAATGGTAATGTGTCGGAATTTGAAATTGTAACGGTAGATATCGTTGCGAATCCAAGTGCTCCAGATGCATATCCAGATCCACTCTACGAGGCTATCATGAATGGCAGACGTAGCGACATTATTATGGATGTTGCGAAAGCTATAAATCACGATACAAAAGCCGAAAAGTATCTCCAGGAAGAGGTACTTAAAATGATCAATAACCTAGATTTTAGGAGAAAATAATGGCAAATGCAATTGAACAACTCCTAAGTTCAGAAGTTCTTTCAGAAGAAGTTCGTTCTACACTAACAGAAGCTTGGGAAACCAAGTTAACTGAAGCACGTGAAGAATTGACTAATGAACTTCGTGAAGAGTTCGCAACACGTTATGAAACTGACAAGCAGCAAATGGTGGAAGCACTAGACGCAATGATGTCAGATACAATTACAACGGAATTGCGCGAATTCGCAGCAGACAAAAAAGCAGCAGTAGAAGCAAAGGTGGCTTATGCAAGCCAAGTTGCAGAACATGCTAAGATGCTGGACACTTTTGTAATGGAAACTTTAAAGAAAGAAATTACAGAATTGCGCGATGATCGTAAACTTCAAGAAGGAAACTTTGAAAAGTTAGAAGACTTTGTAATGGAGCAACTAACTACTGAACTTAACGATTTCCACCAAGACAAACAAGACCTGTTAACAGAGAAAGTTAAATTGGTAAAAGAAGGCAAGAAAATGATTGCCGAGACGAAGCGTGAATTCATCTCTAAAGCAAGCGCAAAATTAGCGAGCATTGTTGAATCAACAGTGACTGGCGAGTTAAGCACTCTTAAAGAAGATATCATGTTAGCTAAAGAAAACATGTTTGGACGCAAGATTTTTGAAACTTTTGCAACTGAATTTATGAGTTCACATTTAGCAGAAGGCACACAGGTTTCAAAATTGAGCCTTGAATTATTAGATATGAAAACTGCTTTGGCAGAATCAGCATCTACTATTTCTGAAAAAGAAACATTAATTGAATCAACCAACAAAAAACTAAAGCGAGTTAATGAACGCGCTGAACGTAATTCTGTAATGGCTGATTTATTAAAGCCCTTGTCGAAGGACAAGCGTGAGTTAATGTCGAATCTACTTGAAAGTGTTGCTACTAGCAAACTTACTGTAGCATATGACAAGTACATTGGTACGGTTTTGAATGAAACTGTTTCAACGACTAAACGCACTACGCAAAAACTTAATGAGTCTCGCACTAGCGAGGTCACAGGTGATAAAACTAGCACACACGATCAAAGTACTGAAAGTAATGCAGATATCATTAACCTTAAAAAATTAGCTGGTATAAGCTAAAAAGGAGTATACCTAAAATGTCACAAAATTTATTTGAAAACTGGAACGTAACTAAAGACGCTCTAACTGACGGTTTAACAGGCAACAAGAAATCTGTAATGGAATCTGTGCTTGAAAACACTAAGAACTATTTAACAGAATCAGCAGCAACTGGTTCTACAATGGCAGGCAACATCGCTACTATGAATAAGGTAATTTTACCTGTTATTCGTCGTGTAATGCCTACCGTAATCGCTAACGAATTAGTTGGTGTTCAGCCAATGACTGGTCCTGTTGGACAAATTCACACATTGCGTGTGCGTTATTCTGAAGGCGCAGCAGGCGTATCAGCAGGCGACGAAGCATTGTCTCCATTCGCTATCGCTAAAGGCTATTCTGGTGATGCTACTACTGGCGGACCATCAGCAACTTCTGCTCTTGAAGCAACAGCAGGTCGTAAGCTTTCAATCCAAGTATTGAAGCAGACTGTTGAAGCGAAGACACGTAAGTTGTCAGCACGTTGGACTTTTGAAGCAGCACAAGATGCTAACTCAATGCACGGTCTTGACGTTGAAGCTGAAATCATGCAAGCACTTGCACAAGAAATCACAGCAGAAATCGACCAAGAAGTTCTTACTTCTTTACGCGCTCTTGCTGGTACTGCAACTGACACATATGACCAAGGCAACGTTTCTGGCGTAGCAACATTCGTAGGTGATCAACACGCAGCATTAGCAGTTTTGATTAACCGCGCAGCAAACTTGATCGCAGCACGTACTCGTCGTGGCGCTGGTAACTACGTTGTAGTTTCACCAACTATGTTGACTGTACTACAATCTGCTACTACTTCTGCGTTTGCACGCACAACTGAAGGTCCTTTTGAAGCACCTACTAACACTAAGTTTGTTGGTATGTTGAACAACACTATGAAAGTATTTGTTGATCAGTACGCTTCTGACGCTACTCCAATCCTAGTAGGATATAAGGGTGACGGCGAAATGGACGCAGCAGCATTCTACTGCCCATATATTCCACTAATGTCTTCTGGTACTGTACTAGATCCATCAACATTCGAACCTACTGTGTCATTCATGACTCGTTACGGTTATGTTGAGTTGAATAACCAGGCTTCATCTCTTGGTAATGCAGCAGACTACTTGGCTAAGATCGGCGTTAACTCTGGCGCATTGTCTTTCCAGTAAAACCTAATTTTAAATTAGAAATAAAAAACAGCCTTAGGGCTGTTTTTTTGTGGGCGATTATTAAAGCCCCATTCGTATCATAAATGCATCTTCTTTGTTTTTGAAGAGGACCATGTAACCATGCCCATCGTGGGCGTACAGCATATCATCATTGACGATTATCTTATTGTCCGAATTTTCTCCGTATAATACATCCATTTCGGCACCTGTCATAGTTCCGCCAATATATCTATCTATTATGATATATCTTAATCCATGTTTCCATCTTAGTTGTTCAATTTCGTCAACATCGTTGATTCTAATAAAATAGGTATATCCGTATTTTGATAATTTGAATCGCTTGTCTATTTTTGTAACTACATGTGGCTTAGTGTATCTCATATTACAATCCTATTTTCATCATAAATGCATCTTCTTCGTTTTTGAAGACGATGAAATATCCATAGTCATCGTATGCATAAAGCATGTCACGCTGTGTGATATGATATCCATATGCTGATTTTTCGTACAATGTATTCATTTCAGCATTGGTGATGATGTATAGTAATTTATATTGCTCCTTCAATATCTCCACAGTGGCGTAATCTTTAATTCTAATATAGCATATATATCCATATTTGGATAATTTGAATCGTTTGTCTATTTTTACGATAATATTAGGCTTAGTGTATTTCATAATAACTCGCAGTATATTTAAGTAACTGTTTAACTTGCTTTGCTTCCTTTGGGAAGATGGCACGATAACGAGCGTACACTGGTAGTTCATCAATGAACATTTCTGGATTACGTAATGCATTCATTGGATCACTTGAGTATCTAATTTCAACAGATAGATCATGTCCGTAAGCCATTTGCTCATGAGGATCACGCAAGTAACTACGCATCCAATCACGTTCAGTACCACCATTCTCTTTTAATTTCATTCCTTTTTGATGTCCAGATTGAAGAGTCTCAATTATTGATGGATTGATCTTATCATACTGGTTGAAATGAATTGTCTCATGTGCAAGCATTTTCATTAAAATTTCTTTAAAAGAAACGGGTCCCCACATATTCTCAAGATTTTTTGAGTGTAATATTACAGTGATTATTTTTCCATCGGTAGTTGACCAATCTGCCATTGCAGAAATCCATTCATTCTTATCAGCACGAGGTGCATGATTGACAATAAAATCAATAGACAACTCATCTATATTATTATAATTTAGAATATCTACTAATTCTTCTATGTCATCTACATCGTTATTATCTTCAAGAAACATTGAATACTCTATATTAGATTGATCTATAATTTCTTCAATATCTGCAATAAGATTAGAATCTGGATTGATGTTCATATATTGTCTCAATAATTAACTTACTTTACTAGTTTACAGTAACATATCTTACTTGTCAAGTCTAATTTGATAAATACTTAAAAGCATAAATAAGTATGTATATAATGCATAAACGGAGAATATAATGTCATCAGTAATAAATCCAGATAATGGTTCACTACGCATATTAGGTACGATAGATACCCTTAGTGTAATCGGTACAGATCTTACTTTAACAAGTACAGCAGATGTTAATTTAGCAGCACCAGTATTTGGCGATGGTGCCTTAAATGTAGCAGGTGGTGGGTACATAGGTGGACACTTATATGTAAATGGTAGTATAGTTGCAGATGGTGATATTGTTACGTTAGGTAATTCAGGATCAGGTGTTGTAATTGATGTAAGTCCTTCGGTTGCTGTGGCAACAATTAATGCCAATACTGGTGTATCATATCTTAATCAAACAACCAGTTTAGCATTGTCGCTTGGTGATGGAACAGAAGGTCAATTAAAAGTTATTGCAGTAACAGGTACTCCAACTGGAACTATTGTTATAACACCGACTACTCCAGTTGGATATACATCATTTAACTTGACAAATATAGGCGAATCTGTTACACTAGTATATACTGTTGTTGGTTGGATTGTTACGTCTAAAAATGGTGCAAATATAATTGTATAAATAATAATACAAAATAAAAAATAAAAAATACAAAATACAAAATACAAAAACTCATATAGAGATATTGATAAGGATGAAACATGAGCATCAATACAAATCATACACGCAATAAAATAACAGCAACAGAAAATGATCTTGTGTTAGATACAGTTGATGCCACTAGCAACATAAATGTATCAAATAATCGTATCACAGATCTACTTGATCCAGTTGATCTACAAGATGCAGTGACAAAGAGATTCTTAACAGACCAGTTGAATAATATACAAGGCGTATTAACGCAATTATCTCCTCAAAGTCCAGACAATATAAATCTTTCAACATTATCTATTTTAAATGGACAAACATATAGAATTACAGATTTCACACAGTCTGATAATACAGCAACTGGGTTATCTGCATCTGCGGGACAGATGGTTAATAATGTTTTACGCTCAAATGATTTTTCAACAAATACACTTTCTACAGTGGGTCCAGGAAATTCTGGAAATGTGCAACTATTACACAATGAATCTATTGTATCAGAATCCACTCTAGATGATAGCAACAATAATGGCATAGTTGGTTCATTGATTATATCAAACAATGTAGATTATGGCACAATCACGGGCAATCCGCTAGGATTTCATGATGTATATAATGTCAATATAATAGGCGAAGAAGCACCAGAAGGTTGGAATAACATTCGTATTCGTCATGCATTGGCAGATTCTACTGAATCTTCTACAAATACATCTGTATGGTATAGTGATCAAAGTAATACACCATCGCCTGCAATTACAAATGCTACCATAACGCCTAGTATTGCGACAACTGGTGTATTATATAGTTCAACAATCCCACATTATTCAAGTACACAGCAATTTGATATTACATTTGATGCAGCAAATTTAAGTGGTGATTTTTATCCGGCGACTGATACATTCATATTATCAGCAGGTGCCAACAATGCAGCAGCAGTAAATGCATTGAATAATATCACATATAACGATGCGAATATTACCACACCTCTACCGAGAAATTATTTAACCAATGGCACAACTACTAATATAACCACCATCACAACCATAAAAAATGCAACGGGAATTTCGACTACAAATGAAGGTCCTGCACTGATAGTTGATAATAGTTATTCAACCACACGTGTTGATTTTCCTATTGCTGAAAATGTATTATATATGTCGTCATCATCGGTATCTGTTATACACGAAAATAACATATCAGTTAATGTCGTTGGATACGGAAGTGGTAGCGCAGTACGTTACGAAACAGTAGACACCGATACACCAGTTGATACATCGTTTTTGCAATTTAACAGTCAATCAAGTACGCTAGATATAAGTGATGCTACGATAGTAGGTGGCGTTTTAACGCATGACATGACTGATTATTCTAATGGTTATTTGCCAGCAGGTCCTGATTTAAGTGACGGAAGAGCATCAGCACAGTATATTGAATTTGGATTTAATCGCACAGCAGTATCTAAATTCGCGATACAATGGAGTGGAAGAATATCAGGTTGTTGGGTCAAGATCCCAGGAACTAGTATAGATAACACTTCAACATTAAATGGTTGGCTAGATGTCAGATTGCCATATGAAGGTATTGGTATCCCTGGAGAAAATACATCAGCAAATGGCAATGGTACAAACGGCTGTGGATTAGCAGGCGTAATAACTACGGGAAGCAATGTGAATAACGAAACAATTAATCTAACATTCGGTACAGAATCAAGTTCGAATGCAACTAACAATTTGATTTTGGTTCGTTTTAAATTGCAACAAGGTGATTCTATCAATAGCCTAACATTTAAGAAGGCAACATAACGAATGGCTATTTCTGATATAAATAAAATTGATTTCTTGTGGAAGAAAGTTGGCTATGGCATAGCGAAGACAGATTCTACAACAAGTAAATCTGCCAGTAATGAATCAATTTCTAGTCCGTTGTTGCTACGCGGAGACACTATATGGACAGATTCGCATTTAATACCATCAGTAAAGCCTCAAGCAAGTTCTGAATTAATACAAGTATATAGTGACTATCTTTCTAATACACTTGAATGTGTTATGGATAATACGTCGACCCCAAATAGGACATGGAAAACTGATCAGACTGATTGGATACCAGTTGAATTTGGTTCTACATATCAATTAAAAGTTTATGTTGATACTCCAAATCAAACCGATCCTTCGACTACGGGCACTCGGCTATATCCAGATGGAACCAATAATGATGAATGGTTCTTTGATTATGTATCTGGTGTATTACATTTTGTTGGAGATTCATTGCCAGCATCAATGGTTGACGGAACAGTTGTATATGTAATAGGCGCAAGATATGTCGGTAATAAAGGACTAAGTGCGTATAGTCCAGCATCAGGTTCTGGCGCGGTTTCAGGAACTATCCCAGCCGCAGAAATATTTGTTGCATCTGGTTCACAAGATTCATGGACATTATTGCATACACCAGCAAGTGCAGAAGCAATTGATGTATATGTATATGATGTATTACAGCGCCCAGGCGAAGTATTTTCACTAACAGGTGCTACTATAAACTTTACTGAAATGCCCCCTAATGGTGCAGAAATCTATGTAAAATATAGATACCCATTTGCCGCTGTCACTGATAATTTAAATGATAGTATTGAAAACAGACACCTCAATTTAGAATACACTAGTGATCAGTATGTAGGAGATGATGATCAAATAATTTTTGATATAAATCATGGACATAATGTACATAGTGTAATTGTTATAGTTAATGGTGCGATCCTACCACCCCAAGAATATTCAATCTTGAATACTATATTGACATTAAATACAGCACCTACTAGTAGTGCTATCGTTGATATTCGGTATTTGCCAGTATAAATAACTTTTTTTCAATCAAAACGTAATCATTATATTTAATGAGATACACACACGTATAAATACTACTGTTATTAAACAGTAACGAATTGACCACAATAGCGGTCAATTAATATATATATTGATTGGAGAATAATTCATGGCTTTTAGACAGATTAAAGCACCCGCATTAGCGAACGCAGCAGTAGTAGTAGGCAAATTAGCAGCATCATCAGTATCAGGTCAAACTGGTTCTGAGTCGGTAGCATCGCTAGACACCTTCTTATTACACAGCGCGTCGGACGCATCATTGCGCAAAGTAACAGCAGCAGACCTTATCGGTTCATATTCAACTAATGATTTAGCAGAAGGTACTAACAAGTACTTTACTGACGCCCGTGCACAGGCAGCAGTAGCAACTGATATTTCAAATGCAGTAGCAGCAGAAGCACAGATCGCTCGTGCAGCAGAACTTGCAAACGCAGGCGATATTTCAGCAGAAGCAGAACGCGCATTAGCAGCAGAAATCGTACTCGCAGGCGATATTTCAGCAGAAGCAACTCGTGCAACAACACGTGAGAATGCAATCGAAACAGCTTATCAATCAGCTGATTTGGCATTGCAAACACAAATAACAAACATCCTCGCTAACGTTGATCCAGCAGCATTGGATTCATTAGCAGAAATTGTTGCAGAATTTCAGTCATCAGATAGTGCATTGTCAGCATCTATCACGGCTAACGCAACTGCTATCTCAAATGAAGTGGTACGTGCAACAGCAGCAGAAGGTGTTAACGCTGATGATATAGCAGCAGAAATTTCTCGCGCACAAGCAGCTGAAGGTGTTCTTACATCAGCAGTATCAACTGAGACAGCAGCACGCATCGCGGGCGACAACGATCTTGACGCACGTGTAACAGCAAACGAAGGTGATATTGTTACATTGACTTCAGGTTTGGCAGCAGAAATCTCAGCAACAAACGCTGATGTTACTACTCTAACAACAGCGATCTCAACTGAAGCATCTACAGCCCGTGCAGCAGAACTTGCAAACGCAGACTCTATTTCTGACGAAATGACAGCTCGTGCAAACGCAGACACAGCAGTACGTTCAGAATTTGCAGCAGCAGACGCACTACAAACTACAGCACTACAGGGTTATGCAGATACAGCAGAAGCAGACGCAATTGCAACAGCAGCAGCAGACGCAACTTCAAAAGCAGACACAGCAGAAGCAGATGCAATTGCATCAGCAGAAGCAAAAGACGTAGCTCGTGCAGTTACATCAGACGCAGCTGACACAGCACTAGATGGTCGTGCAACTACCCTAGAAACTGAAATGGACGATGCAGAATCACGTCTAACATTACTAGAAGAAGGCAACGGTACTGATCCACTAGATACAATCGCGCAAACATTTGCAGGCGGTATCAACGAACTACACACTGACACAAATGCAGTAGAAGTTCGTGTAACAGATGCAGAAGCAGATATTGCATCTAACGCATCAGCAATTGCTAACATTATCAGCAACACAGACGCAGCAGCACTTGATTCATTGACTGAGATTGTTTCAGCATTTGAAACAGCTGATTCTGCTCACACAGCAGCAATCAACGCAGCAGCAACTGATCGTGCATTGATCCGTACAGAAGTAGGTATTTCTGAAGGTTTGATCACAACAGCATTGAATGAAGAAATTGCAACTACAGGCGGCGAAATCGCAGCATTGCAGACAGCAGATTCAACAGAAGTTGCTAACCGTATCGCAGGTGATTCAGCATCAGTTGCAACAGCATCAGCAGACGCAACATCTAAGGCAGACGCAGCACTATTAGCAGCAGAAGCAAAAGACGTAGTACGTGCAGCAACAGCATCAGCAGACGCGACTACTAAAGCAGACGCAGCAGAAGCAGGTGCAATTGCAACAGCAAGTACAGATGCAACAACTAAAGCAGACGCAGCAGAAGCAGATGCAATTGCATCAGCAGAAGCAAAAGACGTAGCTCGTGCAGTTACATCAGACGCAGCAGATGACGCATTATCTTTGCGTGCAACAGCACTTGAAGGCGACATGGAAACTGCACAATCTGATATCGTAACTAACGCATCAGATATTTCACAAGAAGCAACCGATCGCGCAGCGGCAGATTTAACTTTAACTACTAACTTAGCAGCAGAAGTTACACGTGCAACAGCAGCAGAACTTGTTCTAACTAATGGTTTAGCAGCAGAAGCATCAGCAGCCCGTGCAGCAGAACTTGCAAATGCAACATCTATTTCAAACGAAGTATCTCGTGCAACAGATAAAGACAACGCACATGACACTGCAATCTCAACTAACGTTGGCAATATCGCAATTAACGCATCAGCAATCATCACCGAAGCAGGCATCGCAAGAGCAGCAGAATCTGCAAACGCAACTGCAATCTCAGATGAAGAAACTCGTGCAGTAACAGCAGAAGGTGTTCTAACTGACGCAGTAGCAGCAGAAGTTACACGTGCAACAACAGCAGAAGGTGTAAACGCAACAGCAGTATCAGACGAAGAAACTCGTGCAATAGCAGCAGAAGGTGTTCTTACAACAGCAGTAGCAACTAACGCATCAGATATCGCAGCAAATGATTCAGATATCGCAACTAACGCATCAGATATCGCATCTAACGTAACAGCGATCTCAACTGAAGCAACTACAGCACGTGCAGCAGAAGGTGTTCTAACTGACGCAGTAGCAGCAGAAGCAACTACAGCACGTGCAGCAGAACTTGTTCTAACTGACGCAGTAGCAGCAGAAGCAGTAACATCTCGCGCAGCAGAACTTGCAAACGCAACAGCAATATCAGATGAAGAAACTCGTGCAACTGGAATTGAATCTGGTTTACGTACAGATGTTGACGCTAACTTAGCATCTATCAACAGCATTATTAGTAATACTGATCCAGACGCATTGGATTCATTGACTGAAATCGTAACTGCATTCCAGGATGCTGATTCAGATATCAATGGTGCAATTACTGCATTGGCAGCAACGGCTTCAACAGATCGCGCAGCGATTCGTACTGAGTTCGCATCAGCAGATGGTGTACTAACAACTAACTTAGCAACTGAAGTATCTCGTGCAGTAGCAGCTGAAGGTGTTCTTACATCAGCAGTAGCAGCAGAAGCAGTAACATCTCGTGCAGCAGAACTTGCAAACGCAAATGCTATATCAGCAGAAGCAACTACAGCACGTGCAGCAGAACTTGCAAACGCAACAGCGATCTCAACTGAAGCATCTACAGCCCGCGCAGCAGAATCTGCAAATGCAACAGCAATCTCAACTGAAGAATCTCGTGCAGTAGCAGCAGAAGGTGTTCTTACAACAGCAGTAGCATCTAACGCAACAGCGATCTCAACTGAAGCATCTACAGCCCGCGCAGCAGAATCTGCAAATGCAACAGCAATTTCAGACGAAGAAACTCGTGCAATAGCAGCAGAAGGTGTTCTTACAACAGCAGTAGCATCTAACGCATCGGCTATCGCAGCAAATGTAACAGATATCGCAGCAAATGTAACAGATATTGCAACTAACGAAACAGCGATCGCAGCAGAAGCAGTAACCGCTCGTGCAGCAGAACTTGCAAACGTAAATGCTATATCAGCAGAAGCAACTACAGCACGTGCAGCAGAACTTGTTCTAACTGACGCAGTAGCAGCAGAAGCAGTAACATCTCGTGCAGCAGAAGGCGTTAACGCAGCAGCAGCAGCAACTAACGCAACAGCAATCTCAGACGAAGAAATTCGTGCTACATTAGATGCAACTACTAAAGCAAATGAAGCTCAGGTAGCGGCGATTGCATCAGCAGAAGCTAAGGACGTTGCTCGTGCAGTAACATCAGACGCAGCAGACGTAGCAGAAGCAGCAACGCGTTTAGCGAATGATAATACATTACAAGATAACATTAACGCAGAAGCAGTAACATCTCGTGCAGCAGAACTTGCAAACGCAAATGCTATATCAGCAGAAGCAACTACAGCACGTGCAGCAGAACTTGCAAACGCAGCGGTATCAGCAGCTAACTTAGTTGAAATGACATCTACACAATCAGGTGCTGGTTTAGCAACTGACGGTACTTATGTTGCTCCAACTACATCAAACTTCCACGATACAGCTACATCTCTTGCAGATGCAGATATGAAGATTGATGCAGCAGTTAAAGCAGAAGAAGTTGCACGCATTGCAGCAGATTCAACTCTAACATCTAACTTGGCAGCAGAAGCAACTACAGCCCGTGCAGCAGAACTTGCAAACGCAGGCAATATCACAGCAGAAGCAACTCGTGCAGCCAATGCAGAGTTAGTTAACGCGAACGCAATTAGTGGTGTAGCAGATGATCTAGTAACAGAAGCAGCAACACGTTTAGCAGATGATACTACTCTACAGGGTAATATTGACTCGTTGACAGCAACTGTAAACAATGTTATCTCTAACACTGATGCAGCAGCACTTGATTCACTTACAGAAATCGTAAGTGCATTCCAAGACGCAGACACTGATCTAACTACGTTAGTAACTGGCAACGCAACAGCAATCTCAGACGAAGAAGTTCGTGCATTAGCAGCAGAAGGCGCTTTGTCGAGTGCATTATCAACAGAAGTTGATGACCGTATCGCAGGTGATTCAGCAGCAACTACCGATCGTGGAGCAATTCGTAGTGAATTTGCAACAGCAGATACAACTCTACAATCTAACATTGATACTAAGTTGGCATTATCTGGTGGAACAATGACTGGCAACGTTGCTATGTCAGGCGGATTGGTAACTGGATTAGGAACAGCAACACTTCCGGGTGATGCAGTATCTAAAGCAGTACTAGATGCAGCTATATCAGCACAAGATATGTCTCTTTATACAACAGACGATCTAACTGAAGGTTCATCATTATACTTCACAGATGCACGCGCACGCGCAGCATTGAGTGTTGTAGATACGGCTGGTAACGGATTAGCAGCATATGATTCGGCAACAGGTGTTATCACTATTGATACTAACGAATCAGTATTAGACTTAACAGATGTATCAGATGTTGATTACACTGGTAAGGCAGAATACGTTCTAGCAGTTAAGCAAGACTTATCTGGTATGGAACTTGTAGATCCACTAACAATCTTCGTAAGCAATGGTCGTCAGACTATCGCTGGTGACGGTGTTGCAACTACATACGCATTAACTATTGACGCGTCACAAGCGCAAGCAATGGTATTCGTAGGCGGTGTTATTCAAGATCCATCTACTCACTATACTATCGATGATAGTGCATCAACAATTACTTTCGTATCAGCAATTCCAACTGACACACAGGTAGTTGTAGTTTCACCACAGGCTGGATTAGATCCAGTATTGATAGATGGTCAGGTTACTTCTGAGAAACTTGCAGGAAACATCAAAGCCTTCACACAAGGAATAGACGTTTCAGCAGGAACATCTGGTAATGTTGTAGATACGTTTGACGGTACTGCTCATCGTTCAGCTAAGTATGTTATCCAAGTTAGTGATAGCGTATCAGGTGAATACGAGACTCGTGAAGCATTAGTTATTCATGACGGTACATCAGCATATATCACTGAATTCGCAATGGTTTACACTGGCGCTTCATTGATTGGTGATGCTTCTGTGGCAATGAACGGAACTAACGTTGAATTGACATATACTACTGATTCAGTTACTGCATCGGTTAAAGTGATCTCTACTTACATCGACGTATAATCGTTAATGTAGTAGTTTAAATACTACGACTGAAAGAAGAAAAACGCCCGCATAACGTGGGCGTTTTTATTTGTAAATTTTATTTGTAAATAACAATTAACATGGTATAAATACTACTACTACAAATGTTAGTAAGATCTAGCGAGTTGTTAAACAAAGGAATTTCAATATGTCAAGAAAAATTAAAAAGAATGGTGTAATGACAAGTGTGTCATTAGATAAGAACAAAAAATATAAGTACGATGCAACAGGTGATTTAGTTGAATCAACTGGAACATTAGGCGATAACGAGATTTCTATATCTGGGTCTAAGTCATCGCTTCGTAGAGCAGCAGATATGGAACGTAACATTTCTATCTTAGCGACTACGATGTTGACAACCGATAATGGCGCAGGTATAGATTCGCCAGCAGAAGTAAAAGCAGCAGCAGCAACAGATGCAACGACTAAAGCAAATAATGCATTGGTATCAGCAAAAGCATATGCAGATCAAGCAGAAGCAGATGCAGAATCAGCAGCAAGTTCAGATGCGACTAGTAAAGCAAATAATGCAAAATCACAAGCAATTTCATCAGCAGCAAGTGATGCGACTACTAAAGCAAACGCAGCATTGGTATCAGCAAAAGCATATGCAGATCAAGCAGAAGCAGATGCAGAATCAGCAGCAGCATCAGATGCGACTACTAAAGCAAATAATGCAAAATCACAAGCAATTTCAGCAGCAGCGAGTGATGCGACTACTAAAGCAAACGCAGCAAAGACAGCAGCAATTGCAGCAGTAACTAATGGCGCAGGCGCAGCATTTGATACTTTAGTTGAAATTCAGAATGCAATGGCAACCGATTCGGAACTAAGTTCAGCGATCTCAAGTGTTACATCATCAGCAGCGGCAACAGCATCGGCAGATGCAACTTCTAAAGCAAACGCAGCATTGGCAGCAGCTAAAGTATACGCAGATGCAAATGACGCAAATACTAATACATGGCGTGGTATTTCAAATAGTGTAACATCAACTAGCACGTCTATATCTGCATCATCTGCCGCTGTGAAAGCAGCTTATGATCGGTCTTGGCCTGATACCAACACCACTTACTCTGTGGGTGACGGAGGCTTAACGCAGATCAACTTTACATCTGCTGATCATACTAAGTTAAATGGTATAGAGACAGGAGCTACAGCAGATCAAGATTTGTCAGCACTAGCACCAAAGGCTAGCCCAACACTTACTGGAACAGTCAATAGTCCGGGGTACTTTACCACTTCCTCATCTGCACATACTTTCACTACCCCACACGGTAATATCACCCTTGGTCCTGGAAATTCCTCTTGGGGGCATATACAAACTGACCGTGGCCTGTTCTACATGAACAAAAGCGTTCATATTAATGGCGGGGTCTACAAATACACTGGTGGTGCTGAATACTGGCACCCCGATAACGACGGTTCTGGCTCTGGCTTAGATGCTGATTTATTAGATGGAGTTCATGGTTCAAGTTACTTCCGTAGTGATACGGGTGTTATAAACCTACGAGCTACATCTAACGCTGGCCCTTGCTTAATAAACTTCTCCGATAATATACCAGCAGAAGGCCAGAACGGAACTATAGCATACGTTCACTCAGACGGCAGTAGTTACGGATCTGGTAATGCATTCA